CCTAAAGCATTTACTTCATCATATCTTAATTGTACTCCTTTCTGAGTTAAAATTGTCCAAGCTAATTGCATATCTTTTCCTGAAGCAAAATGCTTATATGCTTCAAGTTCAAGAACCTTATACATTTCCTGAGCATAAACAAGATGATCTGTAAAAGCTGCTCTTTTTTCTTCTTTACCTCCGATCATCCAATCTGTCATAGTTGCAGCAATATTAATTGTAGCCAAACGAAATTCATCCGCAGCATTAATAGCACCTGCAAAAGCTTGAGACATTGCATAAACAGCACCAGAAATTGCAGCAACAGCGACCGCAGTTTTCCCAAAAGAACTTGTCATTCCACTTGCTACTTGACTACCTATTGCATTAAAAGATGATAATTGACCTGTAGCTTTAGATAATCCTGCACCTAAAGGCCCAAGATTAACCCCTACATTAATCATCATTTGTGCAAGAGTGCCATAACTAGGCATTAGCTATCCTTCCTTGGCATTTCATTAAATAAGAAACTTTCAAATTTTTCTGACATTAATTTCTTCCCTGACTTAGAAATAGAAGAAGTTGCTAAAGGCGGTTTTTTCCCAAGCAACTTCTCTACCCATGAGTCAAAAATTCTCCCCTTACCTTTGTTAAATGACATATCAAGAGCATGACTGACCGCAATCAGGGTGCTCATTGCATGATCTACAGCCTCCAATTTCCTATTCCTCAAAATAGCCTTTACTAAAATAATGACATATTCATAAGAATACCCATCAATAATATCCTTATGCCTATGTCCCTCTTTAACAAGTAAAGCTATTGTAGAGGTGATGGAGAGTTCGTCTTCATCTGATCGGCCATTTTCAAGGTCTCCACCCCTCCCCAAATCTGGCCTAGAAAGTTTTTTATGTGATTCCAATTAAGAACAAAAATTTGTGTTCCTATTGCCACTGCTTTCCCCCATTCCATTTCCTCAGCTTCACTTACATTGTCAAATCTCAAAGAGACTGCAATAAGCTGAGGAAGAACAGGAGCAATGCCCTCAAGCAAGCCTACGATAAGCTTAGGATCAACTTCTCTCTCTAAATTTGAAAAATCAATTCCATTTTCTTGAAGATTTGAAACCATCATCTTCAAAACAGAGGTAAGTTGAATAACTTGCTTGAGGGTCCATGGTTTAACAGTAAAACCTTCGATTGTGACTTCACCAAAAATAGCCAGACCTTCATTCACTTCGGGTTTGCCGCCCATAATATTTTTTCCCTTTTTTAATCTCACTTATTAAATCCTAATCCTTCATTAGGTTGAAGGAGACACACTTGGGCTCAGACTTGGGCTAGTGCTGGGCGAGGAAGATGGGCTCAGACTAGGAGACTTAGAAGGACTGCCACTAGGGGCAGACTCATAAATCTTATACCAGCCAAAAGGATAAGTCGCATCTACATCTTCGTTATTCAGAACTTCAATAACCATTGGAACAGGCATCCAAGTCTTATCGTCCAACTTCATAGCACCCTTGGATTTGATAGAAGCTTTTCCAAAGTAAAGTTCCCAAGAAATACCCCGGCCAGTAGAAGGAAAACACTCCATTCTGACTGTACCTTCAATAGAGGCCAACGAAGCAATAGGCATTTTCCTACCAATGCCATCTGCAATGTCATCGCCACCTCTGAAAAACAATCTCATGTTTTCAAGATTGGGTTCATCCATTGTGAAATTAATCATGAGTTTGTCTTCCAAAACAATTTCTTTGTCTTTTGTCCGTTTTCCAGGACGGTTGGTAAAATGTTCGAGGACGTCTGACCCGGGCTCCAAATCAATTTCAACAATGTTGCCCAAGTCTCTCTCACCAGACCCAGTGTCCACAAAAAGCTTAATACCACCAGGTACAGTATAGTTGTCTGTGTTCGGAGCCGTTGGCATCCTTCAATCCTCCACTTTAGTAATTTACATGGGTAAAAGCATTTCCCATGCTGTGACCATAAGTAATAGAAAACTCCATTCTTAATAAGCCAATAGTGTCATTAGCCTCTTCCTTTTTAACAGGCCCCTGTTGACACTCAAGAACTAACCCTTTTAACAATTCTTTATTTGTTATTGAAAACATAGCATTATGAATATAAGCTTGCAAAATATCTGCATCATCTGAAAAATCTTCATATCCTTTGCTTGGAATATCTACATAAACATCAACAATTAAACGAATTTCATTCATCATTAAACGATTACGAGGAATTGGAACTTCCCCTATTTCATAAAAAAATAAACAAGGAAAAGATAAATTATCTACATCTACAGGAGCATTTCTCCAACGATTAACAGATTTAAGTGAAGTAATGGTGGTAAAAGCTTGTCCTATTGCTGTCATTACTAAAGTTTTAATTGGAATATCTGTCATTGTTTACACCTATATCTATTAACTACTGCCGCTATATCAGCTTCAATTTTTGGATTTATATAAGCAAGGAGATGATTTTCAACATCAATGCGTCTCGGGTAAGTAACTTTCTGTTTTAAAATTGCAACAGGGGTAAAATCATAAGGATCAAAAGAATTTCTAACAAAAAGCATTCCCGCTCTAGCAAAGGTATTTCCACCATATGTGCTTCCTGCCCCTTCTATAGGAATAGCCAAAGCTCGTTTATTTCTTGGTACAATCACAACCATTGAAGATTTACCAGGGTTTCTAAAATGAGAAAAAGCATAATTATATCCTGTTTTAGGGTCTCTGGCATTATATTTGATACCAGCAAATATTTTAAGTCCTCTGCGATAAGGTTCTCTTACTGACCCACTTCCTGCCAACCTTCCTGATTTTATACCAACACTTATTCCGCTTTTATGTGACAAAAACCTCATTCTTGTATAGGACAACAAGTCATTGCAACGAAAACGAAGGATTTCTCTTACTTCCTCCCACAATTTCATTTGAAATTCTGCAATGCAAGCAGCAGCCCTAATATAAGTCATGAGGATATTTCCGTTAAGTCATAAGGAGCCAAATAACCTTTAACCTCACCTAACAATGGACCTACATCAAATTTTTGAATACTTCCATCAGGATAAGAGACAGATTGTAATCCTACGTCCTTTCTTCTTTTGAAAGAATAAGCTACTTGCAGTAAAGCAGCATATTTTATATCGTCAGGAAGCGTAGTATGTCCAGCCGATGCAGTATAGACATAGCCCCCGATATACGTTATCTTGATTGATCGAACGGCGTAGGGCCATTTCCCGCTCTTATAACCGATACTCGTAATGAAGCTCACATAGTCTGTTGCCGGGACAAGATGAGTAGAATCCCACTCCCATTCATCATCCTCATAAATTGAAGTGATGGAAACGATAGGGGGGTTTTTTACAAAGACAAAATCTCCTCCCCCATCATGGTATTCAACGTAAGTAGCCTCACCAAATGTGCGTGAACAATATTTTTCAATCATCTGACTAACAGATGGAATAATGATACTCTCAATTAAAGAATCAAAATCAGTTCCTATTGGGGAACCTGTAGTCTGTAAATATTCTTTTACTTCAGCTAATGTAGTCAGATCCATGAAAAATCCTTATGACTTTCTTAACCTAGATTGAGGAGTAGTTAATTTCTTTTCCTCAACTTTTACTTCAGGCTTTTTTTCCTCGAATTGGGCAATAGACTCAGGAACTTTCTTAACTTCTTTTGTCTCCTCTGCCTTTTTAATTTCATATACTTTAGACAAAACTGTTCCACTAAGATAGCCAGAATCATAAGCTACACCAGCAGTACATTTCTGCCATGCGTCCAAACCATGTGGGCGGCGAAGGACATCTTCAGAAAAAATAACCTTTTTATTGAAACAACTTGATTTAGTACAACCCAAACTAACAATATCATTGATAGTTACTATTTCTTCTCCGCACCCATCACACTTAAAAGTAATTGCATTTGTTTTATCAGTTACTTTCATTTTTGTATCACTCCTTCCATCTTCAAAAGATTTTCTCCGCAGGTCGGGCACTTTGGAATCCCTTCAGCAAATTGGGAAATAGGGAAATTTCCGTGACCCTTAGGACAATAGAGAAAATACTTCTTATCAGATTGGACTATCTTGTTGTTATAAAAACAAAGCATTAGTGCCTCCTTTGCCAGGAGTTGCCCCTGGGGGACGAAGCCCCCAGAGGTCTTTTTTAGGGGTCAACAGCGGCGGCAAAGGGACACATTTATAATCGAATGGCCTCATAACTGATAATGGAATCATTCTGAGGATCAGCAGAGAAGGTGAAAGTAATCCCACCTTCCGAAGCAACTGCACTTACCCCAGTAACATTGCCAGTTCCATTATCAAGAATGGTCCAGTAAATCAAGTCATCAGCCTGTATTTTGCTGTCAGGAACTAAGATAGCTGCACCATAATCAGCATCAGCAGCAGCCACTTGGTTTGCTGTAACAGAAGCCTGGCCAGCATGACCAGTAGTCTCATCCTCGTGATCGTTATACTTAGCCTTCAAATCAACAAGGCGGGTAATAGCCTGTTGAAGGGTTGCAGGTGTAACTGCACTAGTCAGAACCTTATCAGCAGCTTGAGCAGTATGATATGCCCATCCACTGCCCAAAATTGCATCAGCATTATGAGCAGCAAAAGCAGTCAACAAAGTCCCGGCAGTTGCTAATAAAGTTGCCAAAGTAGTAGGAACAGCACCAAAAGCAGCAGAAGATTGCTGTCCAGTAGTGTGCCGAGTAGCATTAGCAAAATGGGCAATCATGTCCAAACGTATCTCAGTACACAAAGTAATGGCAGAAGAAAGACCAGCTACATTTGTTTCCCGAGATGTGGTGTAACCGCCGTTAGCAGAAACAGGTTTGGAAATACCGCCGGGGCCAAAATACAGCCAACCAACAGTATTAGAAATGCGCTTGACAAGAATACCACAAGCAATGCTATTGTTTGAGGTTTCATCAAAAGTGTTCTTGTCAACCACATACATGGTATCGCCAAGTTGAGTTACAGCGATAGAGGTAGCAGCCATACTGATAACACCAGTACGATGAACCTCTACCTCTATCGCCCCGCTTGCACCAGCATTTACTACTCCCTTAGCACAGACACCAACAAATCTCAATCCTGCGGTATCTGTGGCGGGGATAGCATAGCCGTTTGCATTAATGGCAACCAAATCATCTTTGGCGATGGTAGTCCCAGTATAAACGGGATATTTGATTTTATCAGCACGGAACCTTCTTACACTCATCAGCTACCTCCTTTAAAACATTAATTACGGAGTGGTGACACGACCAATGTCAATCCAACCAGAAGTGGCCGAGACATATTTCACCAAAACACCAGCTTTAACAGAGTTACCTGCCTGAGTTTCATCAAAGGTCTGGTCGTCTACCACATACATAACTACACCAACACTAGTAATAGCAATACTAGTGGCGGCCATCAGAAAAACACCAGTCCGACGAACCCGAACAACAATGTCACCGCTAGCGCCATTAGTGTTATCAGCTTCACTTTCAGCAATACCCATACAGAGATTGCCAGAAGCATCAGCACCAGGAATGGCATAACCATGACCAGTATTTACACAAACAAAACCACCAGCGTAAATGTGTACACCAGTATAAACTGGCAACTCAATTACGTCCCCAACAATCTTTCTGGAGAAACGATTTGCAGAAAGCGCCATGTTACTTTCCTCCTAAGCTGAACTTTAAGGGCTCCGAAGAACCATACTACTTACGAATGAGTCAGAACCCGAACAAAATTATCAGCCAAGGCAATCTTCATACCCCAACGCTGATAAATCTTGAAAAGAGTCCGATTCTTCTTCCACTCTGCATAGGGGTTAACCATCAGAGCAGTAGAGTTCAAACGGCGACCAAGAACCAAGTTCATCAAATTACCAAAAACGATATACGGAGTATTGGCTGCCGAAGTGGTCGGCATATTGGTTACTTCATTCCAAGGATAGCCAAGAATCCGACCGGTCTGACCAGCAGCAGTGGGATCGCCAGCAGCAACACTATCAATGAAGATAGGACGATCATTCAGGTCTTTAAGCACCCGAATATAGTGGAAAACTTCGCCACTCATAAACCACTGAGCACCAATCTTCCGTTTACCAGGGAGTTTGGTAAGAACTTCAGAGAGATAGTCAAACGAGACATCATCAAAACCAGTCTCACCAGCAGCGAAAGTAACAGACTTCCCTGCGTAAGTAAGCAAACCTTGGAAAGGAGAACCAGTACCATTAAAAGCCTGATTGTCCAATTCAAGACCAGCAGCATTAGCCATTACTTCAGCAATCCACGAAACGATGTCCGAAATAGAATCAGCAAGAGTGGTGTTCTTCACAGTGGCGTAGCTGGAAAGCTCCTCCGCCGAGAGTTCCACTTCACTGATGGTCGGGCCACCTTCCTCAGTCTCATTACCCCAGTTCACAGAAGCCCCACCAGTCTCAACTGGAAATTCCTGTTTATCTGAAGTCATGTTCCACATTCTAGCCTTCTGAAGAACTACACTATTCTCACGGGCGTAAGCGAGAATTTCAGTGGCCAGAGGTTCCGGAAGGGGGAAGGCATTCCCAGGATCACCAATGTCAACCAAAGAGCCCTTACTGATTTCACCATACTGCTTGTGAAAAGCGTCTTTGGCGTTATGGTCATTCATTGCACCAGCTTTAATCAGCAAAATAAAATACTTTGCCAATTCCTGACGTTTGGCATCAGTCATTTGATACCGAGGATGGGCAATAACATCAGTAAGACGTTTGCCCTGTTCCAGAAGATCATAAGGAGCATAAATGCCCAAGTCTTCTTTCTTCTGTTCTCCATCAGGATCACCGGGAGCAGGAATAGTGAAGCCTTTAGCTGCCGCCTCTTTGTAAGCCTCAACCGCAGCAGTATTTTGCTCCACCACATCCTTCAAACCAGAAACACTGGTTACAAGACCGGAAACGAGATCCGTTAATTCCTTAATGTGTGGCATTTTTAACTACCTCCTCAATTTCTTTAGCGACTTTTCTAAGTCTCCCCATTTCCTCATTAAACTTTATCATTTCAGGATTAACAGATGGGGTTTCTTCAATTGGGGCCTCTTGGGGAGCCTTAGCCGGAATTTCTTCTTTGTTGGCTTGAACAATCTCTTTAATAGTTTGAACAAGCCATTCCTTATCAGCTTGACTAAGAGTAAATTCCTGTTTGGTCTCCCCTTCTCCTTCAGGAATTTTACTCTCTACGTCAAGAATTTCTTCTTTCTCATTTTCAGGTTCAGCTTTTGTTTCATTTTCTGTTTCTATTTCTTTTTCCTCAGGTTCAATTTCAATTTCAGTTTCAGTTTTTTCTTCAGAATCAGTTTTTACTTCAGGTTCAGATTCAATTTTTTCAGGTACTTGAACTTGGTGTGGACGATCTTCATCAATTATATCAATCTCATTTTTGAGTCTAAGTTCCTCAAGAATATCATCCTTATGTTCCAAATTGTCAATCCCTCTATCAAAACAATTAAGAAGGTTCTGAGTAAGAATATCAGAACCTGCAAAATTTTTGATCGCATTTTGGAGAGCAGAAGGATTAGATGGGACAGGGCAACCAGAAAGTTCAAGCAATTCTTGTTTTACATATTCTCTACCATACCTCCACATTGGAGGCTCATCGCCAGCATCTTCAGATTTTTCAAGGTCTTGCCATTTGTAGGGCAAGAATCCCACACTAGAGGCATTAATAATTTGTTGTTGATAAAGTTGCAAAATCATATCAGCAAAAGGATTGAGACCTTCAGTGGGAAAGCGAATGTCTTTAAATTCTAAACGACTTGGATTACGACGGCGGATAAGGGAAGAAGTTGCACCAAGAGGAACAGAAGAATAATTATGAGCCCAAAGAAAAACTGGATTCTTCAAATAATTCTCAAGTATCCAGCCATTGACCCTGATAATATCACCGTCTCGATCTCTCGTTTCATCTGTACCAACAATGGACAGAGTTCGTTTTTCAAGATTTACTCCTTTAATTTCTCCTGTAAAATCTTGAACATAAACCTCTTTGTCATTTCTGAGAATTGGCTGATCATCTGGGCCTTTCAAAATATAACTCATTCTTTCTCTCCCTCTTTTTCAGGCCCCTCAATTGCCCTCAGACAATTAACAGAGGCAAAGTCAAAAACTCTTTGAATTTCATATTTTACCAAACCTTTTACTTCCTTATCCGCTGAATTGAAGATTTGCCTTATTCCTTTATCAATTTTTTCTTTGTCACTTTCCTTTTGTAACAATTCGAGAACCTGTCTATGTACTTCCGCAGTAACTCCGGTAAAAACTGCTTTGCGCTCTCGAATGAATCTGTCCTTTGACTCATCTGATATAATAAAGGGGGAAGTATTGTCAAGTTCAAAATCAAATGAATCCGAAAAAAATTGACGTCCGTTATCTATCAAACAATCAAGCTCAGAGTTAAGGGTTTGATGAAAACGACTGATTTCATTATCAAAATTTATGTTCAAAATGGCTTCTACCCCATCATTTCTGAAAGTCTTCAAACACCTGGACCTCATATCGAAAAAGAATCTCCGATACTTTTCCATAAAACGATTGGATTCAGAATTACATAACTTGAAGAAATTAGGTAATCCTTCAGACAAACTCCTTCTCATGTTATTAACAGGTGCATCTACATCGGGAGAATCAGCAACATTCTGTCCTGGATTCTCAATGGGGCCTTGATTTACAGGCATCATATTAACAGGAACAAAGGCAACATTCCCCCATGGTTTTTCGTCAAATCCTAAATGAAATCTGCGATTAAGCTCATTCCGAGTGAATGACATCCGAAACAATCTCTCCATCGTTTTAACTGCTGTATCTGTATCATCATGGAGAGCTTCAATAACAGTTGTATCAAATTCATAACGTAGGTTTTCATTATTCCGAATAAGACCAAAAGTCAGAGAATCAGCAATCATTCGCATTAATGGTAGACAAGTACCCATCCACCATTCTTTCCTTTCCTCTCTTGAAATAGCATAATTAGCGTTCTCTGTTTTAGAAAGAATTGTCTTTTTCATTCCATAGATACGCATTATTGCATCTTCATCAGATTTGCGTAATTCTATGAAGTCCATATCTTTATGAGAGGGAACCACTGCCTGATAAGTCAAGCCTTGCTGTAAAATGGCAATTTCATGTGCCTTTTGATAACCTTGATGTTTCTCCCGCCATTGTGCTCTTGTTTTCTCAATTACATCATTATGAACTTTGTTAGGGGAAGAAAGTACCCCACCAGGCATTGCTCCAGAATCAAAAAATGCCTGATTATAACGAGAAGATTTGTAAAACTCCAGAATAGGCAAACGGCCAGCAGTAGAAGGAGCCATACCATCAATTGGTTCATTTGGATTATGGAATTTCAAATGTAAAACATCTTCTGGTTTTAATTTAATTGCTGTTATCCCATTTGGACGATATTCCCAATAAAGTAAATGTCCTGTAACAGTATCAATTTTATAGTCCATATACTTCCATCTGGCAATCCAAAGAGAATCAGGAACAGCAGGTGTGGGATAAGGAACAATACAAACATTCCCATCTATAAGCCAATTAACAATGATTCCTTCAAGAAACAAAATACTGTTCGTCATGTAATTCGGGCGATTGATTATTCTTTGTAATGGATGATTTTGAGGAACAGGCTCACTACCTGTTCTGGAAAATTTCATTAATCGCAAAGGCACCTGGGCAATAGCTTTAGCAGTATAGCTAATGCAAGAATAGGCTAACTCTACCCCTGAGTAAACATCATTCATCACCCCTTCATCATCAGGAGGAAGACCACTGATGAATTGCCAACTAGAAGGGACGTCCAGAACGTCTTTTACTACAGTTAAAAGTTTACCTAATCTGCTCATTTCTTCACCCTCTTAGCAATCTTTTCCTTAGTCTCATCCTCAATCAAATAGTGGACAAACCAAGCCGCAAAACCAAAAAATGACCCAAAAATGATTGTCCACTTGAGACCAATAAAAAGATGCTCAATTAAATTTAAATAAGTTACTTGCATTTTCCTCTCCTTATGCCCAAGCTATCAAATCCTGACCAGAGATTAGTTCATCTTCAGCAAAGCACAGCATAAGACAATCTGCCCTGTCAGGTGAACGCCCTATTTTCTTTTTCAAATCATCCTTATCTGAAATCTTCATCTTCCCTTCACTCAAGAATTTATCAGTAGTAATCTTGGACAATTCATGTCCTAATTCCCAATCATTAATAGCTACTTTGTCCTCATGAAAAGCAGTTCTCAGTTTCCAATAGTATTGCGCTCTCTTATTAAGAAATCTTACCCTATCATCTCCTGGAATTTCATCTGCCCCTTCTTGGGAGACAATACTATTCACAGGATATCCCCTCTCCCAAAGCATATCAACAACACCACCTCCTAACCCTGTATCATCAACATTTATACAGGCAGGCTCTTGTCGCATAGATTTAAAATTCTCAAAATGGAAAATAATTCTTCCGACTGTCTCAGTTTCCCTTTCTTTATCAGTAACTTCAAGAATATCACAACGCCCCGATCTTCTTCTAGCCATTATCACGGTAGAATCTGCGCCGAATCTGGCGATGTCCGCTCCAAGAGTAATAACAGGATCAGTTTTTGATTCATCATAATCCTCATAATTATCAACTGCCCTTTGTATATACTTGAAAGGAATTAGAACATCACCGCCATCTATTGGAAACTGTCCTAAAACTTTTACCCTAAATAAATTTGAATCTCTCCCCCATTTTTCAGCCATTTTATCAGGCCAATCTTTATCACATAATTTTGGATAAAGATTTATCCCATGCTTTACATTGGGAGTATCATAACAATTAATTGTAATGCAATAAAACCCTGAGTTCTCATTAAAACCATCTCTATCTTCCATTCCCCTAAAAATCTCAGCAAACTTTCCTTTCTCATCAAGAGGGTTACCAATAAGGACAACATAAGAAACAGGAGAAGTAAGAATACCTTCAATAACATCAAAAACAAGATTTTCAACACCACCTGCTTCATCTATTGCTACAAAGATGTTTTCTTCATGGAAACCCGCTATGTTAGCAGCAGGATCTTTCGTACTGAAACCTTCAACAAACCATTTATCTCCCAACTCAAGAGAAGTTTGAGTAAGTTTTCCACCTAATTTCTTTGGAGCATTATTATAGGCATCATGAATTTCACCCCAAAGAACTCGCTTTACTTGCCTAAAAGTAGGAGCAGTAGTGATTCCCAAAGCGTGCCAAGCATAGGCTAAATATAAAACAATTCTCGCTAGCAAATAGCTTTTTCCTGAAGCGTGACCCGACTTTACTGCAACTTTTCTATATTTTACTAATGCTTGAACGATCTCCCTTTGTTTACTCCAAAGGGGAGGATTACTTCTGTCATGACCAAGTCGTGGAGCATCATTAGGCCATTTTTCTGTACTAATTCCAAGTTCATGAAAGAAAAAGTCTAAGGGATTAACTTTGTAATTCTTAAAGAAAGTGAGTTGGTCTCTCAAAGCTTGCTCAGTAATCTTATCTGGAATAAGGCTTTCAAAATCAATATTTCCCAAATCCATTGAAGGAACAAAATTTCTACCTGTTTTTATTTCTTTTTCAGTATGCTTATGTTTCTTTAATCGTGCCATATCTTTTCCCTTTCCAAAGACAAAACTTTTCAACTAAATTGCATTGCTGACTATTTATATCCCAATGATAGCAAAAATTATTCATTTGGGAAACAAATTCTTTACAATCTGATAAAGTAGAAAACCCTTGTTTTTTAATCCAGCCAAAATCATATTTTATTTTGAGTAAAGTCATCTTCTTCTTCCCGGAGCTGGTCCTCCAATCCATCTTCCTAGACGTATCCAACCCGGTTCGTTATGACGACGACCTCTAGAAGGAGAAACACTTGGGCTTATACTCCTAGATTTACTCGGTGATTTACTAGGAGACAATGATATTGATAAAGATATTGATGGACTATAACTCGCTGATTTTGATGGTGATAGGCTTGGACTATAACTTGAAGGTAATGAAGCACTTAATGATGGTGACAGACTAGGACTTTTGCTTGGACTGATAGATGGACTAAGACTTGGTGAAACACTCGGTGAAAGTGATGGACTTATACTTGGTGATAGTGAAGGGGAAAGACTTGGACTGAGACTTGGTGATTTACTTGGGCTTAGACTTGGTGATAGGGAAGGACTTTTACTTGGAGAAAATGATTTACCCATTGTTCAATTCCTTGTCTTCAATCCTAATAAGTTCTTCCGTCATTCCAGCATAGCGATCTCCTAAGAATGGGCGCCTCATCAATCCATAATGCTTTGCAATCAATTCAAGAGATTTTAAATCTTCAACACACTCTAAATTTTCCTGTGCGGCAAAATAACAAAGAAATAATTTACAGCCTATATTTCTAAATCCACAACTCCTCCCTTTCAAAAATAGACAAACCTTGTCCTCATTACTGCGATCAAATTTACTTCTAAAACAACAACTATTAGTTTCTTTCCCTATCTTATCCGACAAAAGACAAGAATTTCCATTAAACTTACAAGGATTATAATAATGCAAAATAGCCTCTGCCAAATCACATAGTTTTTCATTCAGAAGAATTTTAAATTCCAATTCATTCATCTTTTCTCTTTCTCTTTAAGTTTATTCAATGCTTCCTGTGACCATCCCTTCACAGGCCAAAATTTCTCAACCAGCCACGAAATTGGATAAATCTGTTTCTCCCAACCATTTAAAAAAGTATTCCAAGTTCTTTGCTTAGTCTTCTGTACTCCTTTACCGGATTGAGGATAAGGAAAAGAAAAATCTCCTCCTTGGGTTCTAAACATATGGGCATACCAAGTCCTATGATTGACTAATACTCTTCCACCACTAAGCCAAGTCCTACAAGCTACTTCTATTCCTTGATTTCCCCAACTGCCAAGTCTTTCATCACAAAGATTAAGTTCCTGGTATTTTTCTTTAGTAGCCATGAAGCAACTGCCCTGTAAACTCATTGTCTCAGAAAAACCTGTTTCTTTTGCTGCATCCCTAATCCCTGGCCTATGTTTGTATTCTTCAAAATACTGAAAGTGAGGTTCACTATCAAAACAATATGACCACGATTGTGGGTTGTGCTTGCCAATCCATAGCATTTTTCTTCGTATTTTATCAGTTTTTCCACATTGAACACACTTTGTTGGGGTTGGTCCTTGATATGTTCTTTTCCCACAATGATAGCACTTCCAATCGAAGGCCCACAGATTCCGCATGATTGGTACCATCGTGATATTATCTCCAACTTCTTTAAAACCCTCTAACATGATTCTGTCAAAACCCTTATCAAACGAGCAATGGGCATCAACTTTCATTACATACTTACCTTTAGCAAGATTACAAGCTATGTTTGTAGCTGCTCTTTGTCCTATTGCTTCTGGAACATAAATTACATTTACTCTATCATGTTGTGGAATAGGTGGTTTAGCCCAATCCCCATCCAAGGTGGCTATGATTTCAGTATCAGCTTCTATATTTGCTAGGATATCTTCAATAGTTCTAGCAAGAAACATCTCATTCCGACTGGGAATCAAAATGCTAAGGGAATAATTTTTACTCATATTGTAGCATCCCAAAAAGTTATTTGACCCATTTTCTTACATTTAAGACCATTAATGCCACCCTTCAAACTAAAATCAAAACATTCCCAACCTTTAATCTGGTCAAATCTTGATTCTTTCCATCCTGTGGGCAAATGCCTAAAACTGTCTAAAGTAACTTTTGGTGGAGTAATTGTCCTCTTATGTCTTATATCAATATTTGGAAAAGCAGATTTCCATTCATCTATAGGTTCATCCATAAAACCACCACGTCTACGTTTTTTACCAGGTTCATAACCTATTTTTCTAGCCCAATTTGGGTCTCTCCCATCTTCCCAACCATTTTTCTCTATAATTTCAAGTCTCTTTGTGTAATGATTTATCAGTAAATCCCTATCAGCACATAAGCCAGACAAAGAAATAAGATGATCGTAAGTTATAAGATAGTCATGCGGATATTTCCATCTCCAAACATTTGTATTATAATAATAAGTATCTCGTCTTGGTGGTTTAAAACTAAAGTGGCTAGAATGATATAAAACGTCATGCTCCACTAGAAAAATCATATCAGAACTGCTTGATTCTAATCCTTTTAATATTTGTTTAAACATTGATATTACACTTGGTTTCAAATCAAGAACAATATTAATTCCAAAATCAATTGGCTTTAAAGACACACTTATAATAGGTAAATTACTTTTTAATACTTCCCGTTGGACAGCAGAAAATATAGGTTCTGGCAAGCGATTATCGGTATAATATACTAACCCTTTCACAGTTTAAACATCTCCTTTAAATTCCATCCTTCAATCTCATCAATTCTTTTAACTTTCCAATTTTCAGGAATATCTCTGTAATCTATACACAGAATTGGAGGAGATGAAAAATTTCTATAATGCCTTATATCAATATTAGGTAACTCAGACCTCCATAACTCAAAATCCTCATCAGTTATTCCACCTTTTCTTCTTTTCTTAGTCCCTGGTTCATAACCAAATCTTCTAGCCCACCTTGGTTCTTTACTTCTATCACTTTCTTTAAATAATTCTCTTTTTACAAGGTAATCTAACCTAAACTTAAAATGTTTTAGTGCTGTCTCCCTATTAACACATAAACCAGACAATGACTTTTGACCATCATGAGAGACTAAACAATCTTTAGGAAAAATCCATCTATAATTGTTGACATTATAATAATAAGTATCATCTTTGGGAGGAGTGAAATCAAAATGGCTTTTATGATATAGACAATCATGCTCTGCGAAAAATACATACTTTGTAGTAGAGGCTTCTAAAGCAGTTATAATTTGAAGGAGCATTGTAGGATACCCCCTCTTATGTCCTTCTAAAACTGTGTTCTGTCCAAAATCAATTGGTGCTAATGAGCAACTAAAAATAGGTAACCCACTATCAATAAGAAATTTACGAACAAGAACTGGTACGTCCTGATGCCTGCTCCTCTCAAGATGATTATCCGTATAAAATATGATACTTTTCACTTTTTAATCCACATCCACGAGGGATATTTGTCGTCTTTAGTCTTTTCTTCTCCGGGAATTGCTTTTCCAAAAATATAAAATTTTTCTATATTAAAAGCTCTCACATAAGCATCCACAATAACCTCAACATGGCAAATTACATTTCTTGCTTCTGGAATAGTAGTAAAATAGTCATGACCAGATACTATTCCTCCTTTTCTTACCTTCTTTTCCCATTCCACAATGTCTTCAGCAACGTATCGAAACGTATGATCTGCATCTATATATACAAAGTCTAGGCTGCCGTCTTTAAAATCGCTCAGAGCATCCATTGACGACTTTCTAATGATAGTACAATTAGAATACGGAGCAAGAACTCTACAAGCATGGCTATAAAGAAAATCTTGTCTATCTTGAGCTTTCTGTGTACGTCCGGCCCCTGCATAAGCTTTCCAAGGGTCAATAGCATACATCTTTAAACCAGCTTTGCAAAATAAATCTGTAAATTGAGCCTTATAAACTCCAATCTCGGCCCCTACTTTATACCCCATTTCTACTAAAAAATCAGGAAAATCACATCTAAAAGTATTAGGAATCCTAATTGGACTTTCACCTTCTAAATTATTTATTGCATCAATTAATTTCATAATTCCTCCATTGTTTTTTATCTTCAGGCCAAGTAGGAACAGGCCAAAACTTCTCAATCAACCATTCAAAAGGATAAATCATATTTGGCTCTTTGTTATTCATCCAATGTTCTGTAGCCCAAATCCACCCAAAAGACTTTTTATTTTGTTCACTGTTCTTTTTAAAATATTCACCAGAATCATAATGTCTTGGCATCTTAAAAAGATGAGCATACCAAGTCTTTTTATTTACTTTTACTTTTCCTCCCCCTAACCAATACTTCAATCCGATTTCCAACTGTTCTGCTGCAAAGGTGCCATAGGTAGAAGGATTATCATCCAAAAAACCAATATATTTCACAAAAAATTTTCTATTTGCCACCCAACAACTGCCCTGAAATGTCATAGTATCATCTATCTCATTTTCCTCTTTTGTTAACCCCCAATTCTGAGGAAACATTCCTCCACCATTTGGAAAACTTAAATAGTGATAATCTCTAGTTGGTCTTCTCTTAATTATTTCCCAAGTTGTATCGTCTAAAGAATAACGCCTTGGAATCAATAACCAATTATCATCACAATTTTCTACCATATTTTTATCAAAACCTTGAGAAAATGAGCAATGAGCATCACATTTCATTATAAACTCACCAGTAGTTTGGGCAATTCCAGCATTGATTCCTGCTCTCATTCCTCTACTTTCTGGAAACTGTATAATCTTTACCCTAGAATCTCCTACCGGTGGTTCCATCCATGGACCATCTATTACAGCAAAAATTTCAATGCCTGAACCTAACTCAGATTTTTCTAATAAAGTATCAATAGTTTTCTGCATTAAAGGTTCTTTTTGGCCCGGAATAACCACAGATAGTTTCATCTTGCTATTCCTTTAACATACTCTTTGTAAATTTTTTCTCCACTTCCCCAATAAGGTAATTCAAGAATTGGAGTACGATCACTGTTGGTATAATACCTCATCCCCATGTGGGTTTTTATCTGGAATACAGGATTTTCGGTTCTCCAATATTCAATTTTATCAACTACATCTGCTTTACGCCAACGCTCTTTAGGAAAATTCTTTTCTTCCTTACTCCACATAGGAGCACCTACAAATAATTTCTTCAAAGTATGAATGTAAAACTCTCGTCCTACTACTTGAGAATGGGTAGCACCTTCTTTTTTGTAGAAAAAATATGCTCTTTTATCAGGCATGACATATAAATTACTATTCCTATAGCAAACATCATCTTTTTCTGGTCTGAAAGTAAAATAATCAGGTGGATAAAGACAATCTGCTTCAGCAGAAATAATAAATCTGGTCTTAGCTGCTTCACAGCCCAGGAGGAACTGCCTAAAATAGTTGAACCCACTCACGCCAATATCGTTTCCAACACAAATATTCATACCCAAATTTATTGGTTTTTGAGTTACACTAATAATCGGCAAATCTCCACAATTTTCCAATAGTTTTTCCTTTATTTTGTCCTCAAAAGCTGGCATCTCCATGTTTGAGGAACAATAAATTATGGTAGCGTCCATATTATTTCCTTACAATAACAAGATTATCATACTTTACCTTTGAAAAATGCTTAATTATCTGACAATCATAACCATAAACTTCCTTTAATTCCCGAGCAACTTTCTCAGGTCTTCCAACATCTTCAATAATGTAAATTACATCCTTCTTTAACAAAGGGAGTATATGCACACAGGCAAAAACCTGATGGCATCCAGCATGGCTAGCATCATCAATGAATAAATCAACATCATTTCCAATATTTTTTACTAAAGACTTCAAATCTGTAACCTGTCTTTCATCACAGAAAAAAGTCTTTATCCTATCAGATTGAAACAAAGCATTTCCCATAAAGTCTGCACCAAATATTTGGGCATTCGGAAAAAAATCTCTCCACATATAAAGACTTGCTCCTGTCACATAATGAGGAACAGCCCTTTTGCCCATAGTTCCACGAGTTCCTATTCCCAATTCCACTACTTTCTTAAAAGACTCTCTCTTATCTTTCAAAAGATCATAATAAAAAGGAGTGTAATTATGCCCAATTTGGGGGCATTTATCCGTCCCGTACTTATAAGCAATCTCACAAAGAGGAGTCTTAAATTCAAGTTCTTTACCTAATTCCGTTGATTCCATTTTGTTTGAACACTCCTATTAACCTTTCATTTACTAAAGGCATATTTAACCCATTTTTACCAAGGACAAAAACGTCCCAAGTTCTTACTAATTTATAAGTAGGATGAAAATGCACAACTTTTATTGGTTTTTCTGCTCTTTGATAATTATCTTCTACCTTTCTCATACCGAAATTGTAAGTAATATTCAATCTCTTATGACGTTCATTGAAGGAATTAATATTGTCATTTTGTAACTTTTGTATAGCTTCTTCATCTTCAATATCAGAATGAATAATAGGACAGGTTAATTCAAATATGTCTTTCGCACTTTCTTTGAAAAAATAACTTCCAAAACACCACCTCTTCTTCCAGCCATAATCAGTAAGTCCCATATCTACTGATTCTAAACCTAAATCTTCTTCTTTGAAAGAGTTCATCTGAAAAGCATCAAGATCATGATTCCAATAAATCTCCCCCTTCTTTACAATTCCTCTATCAATAAGATGAGGAATCACACTTGTTTTAATAGATCGGGGACGACAAGCACAGTAATTCTCATTGTGGACTCTAGTAGATTTAACACCATTATATCGAAAAGAAAAATTTGTCACTAATAAAATATCTTCTGGTTTCCACCCCAAATCAAGACTGTTATCAATCAGCACCTTAACTAATTGAACATATTCACCAAAGAATTTCTTTTGTGGAGTAATAAAAACCACTAAGTTCTTCATATTTTCCACTCAAATTTATTGATGTATTCCTTCAAGCATTCTTCCCATGAGCGATTTGAATTTATTTTTGTGCTTACCAACATTTCAGACCTTGGTCGCATAGCAAAATATTCATCTTTAAAATAGTCAGAATCAACAGCATTAAGTTTAATCTTCCCTTCTAAACACAAATCTTTTAATAATTCTCTAGCAATTTCTACCCTAGATCCACCGCCAGAGCAAGTTCCATGATAAATTCCGTACCTATGATTACTAATAAGATAACGAATCAGTTTTGCCAAATCATAGGTATAAGTAGGTGTGCCAAATTTATCTTTTACTACAAACAATTCTTTTGCTCCAGACTGAATTTGCTTAATTAATTTATTTATAAACATCTTATCTTTCTTTGGTCCACCTCCAATCATCCAACCAGCCCTAATCACAGTAGTTTTATAATGTGTTAATGACATTAACTCCCCGGCATATTTAGATTTTGCATAAACACTTAATGGATTTGGTTTGTCATTCTCAAGATAATATTCTTTTTTACCATCAAATATCCCAGCCGATGAGATATACACAAAAGGAATATCATGATCCTTTGCTATTTGAACCATTTTATTAGTGCCAATGAGATTAGTATCGTAGGAGGCTTCTGGATTTAATTGACAATACTCCATTCTTGTAAGGGCTGCAAGATGAATAATTATATCAGGTTTTGAGTAATCTTTTAAAATAGGGTACCGAACATCAAGAAAAGTAAGCCAATCTTCATTCAAATCTATGTCAGTAGCAAAAACTGTATGGTCTTCTTTAAGTTCTTTATATACTGCTTCCCCCAACATTCCACCACAACCAGTAATTAAAATTTTCATTAAATCCCCCAACGAGGTCTTATTTCCGATTCATAATATTCCCGCCAAACATCAAGTGAATATTTCCATCCAGCCTCTTTATTAGCTGGATTATCTACTGTTCCATCATTATGTGTTCTGGAAAAACTTCTATGTTTATGAGCAAAGTGAGTACTTTTGTTAAGCATTAAACTTCCACCTGCTTTCCACGTCTTGAAAACCATCTCATGAGAATCCTGGTAGTGAGGACCATATCCCTCAGTCTGCAATTCACCTATTACATCTTTCCACCATTGTCTTGGCATAAGCCAAACTGAACCCTGCATAGCCATAGTACCATCAACCATTATATCTTTTCTTTCTTTATCTCTGCTCCTCCACCTTTGACCAGAAAATTTAATTCCTTCTTGAATAACTAATTTCTCATAATCAACATAACCTTGTTCTTTCATTATTTCCCACTTAACCGGATCAAGAAAGTATCTTCTAGAAGTCATAATCCAATTTGGTTTACAACTTTCTGTCATTATCCTATCCCAACCCTGTCCAAATAAGCAATGTTCATCTGCCCGACAGATAAATTCTCCTCTTGCTATATCAACCCCAGCATTAATCGCTCCTCTCATTCCTCTATTCTTGCCAAGATGAATATAACGAACTCTTGGTTCTTCAACAAGCTGGAAAGTCGGCCAGTAACCATCCAATACTGCTATGATTTCTAACTTGCCCCCTAACTCAGAACTTGTCAAAAGAGAATTAATAGTTTTAATTAAATAAGGGTCTTTCCATGAGGGGATAATTACTGAAAGGATCATTAACCACCTACTATATTTATTTTATTATAATTGATTAATATCTACCAGCACCCCGGGATGATCAGAAGCCCCCGGTAAAACCGATTGGCAGTTATTCGCTTGAAAGCCCCGTATCGCCACAGCGTCAACTCCTACCCCCCTACCTCAAAAACCGATTAAACCACGAATACTCCTGCCCAGTGCCCGTTGGCCGCAACAGCCAGTTATCAAACCGAACCAATGGGTCCGGGGTGAACAGACCGAAATAACGATTATTGATGATCCCGGCATCGGCAACCACGCCAGTGTTGACATAGCCTCCGTGCTGCGACAGGAAATAATTGTTGCCGAATTTCCGGGCGATCAGGCGGCGGCCATCGGCAAAACTTGTTGACGTGGAGAACACTTGGGTCGGCACCCCGTTCACGTACTTAATTAGATAAACAAAGTCGCCGGGGTTCGTCCTGACCAATAAAGCCAGGACAAAATTGCACGGGTAATCAGGATGATCGGCGCTTAGAATAAACCCTGCCATGCTGGCCGAGGGCACCGTCATCAAGTCAATACCCACCTCCGTATCCGGGGTTGACGACTCAATGGCCTTGATGCAGGCCGTGAACGGCACTTCTTCCAGGAAAACATTGTCAATGGACCCAGCAGACGCCGCATCGCCATATATGGCAAAGGTTTGTCCTGACAAGGAAAACAAATAATCAACATAGGAACCGTCTGCCGTCCGGTACTTGCTGGAATATTGGATAGTAGAAAAAAAGTTCCCCGCCGTCCGGTTCAAGATGTCCCAGGTCAGTTGATAAAACCGGCCCAGGGTTATAAGAGACGATTTGTATAGCCGCCTGGCGGAGGCCCCAGCCGCCTTGTTAGCTGTCCCCCCGGAAATGGCCCAATCGGTCGGGGTATCCACAGACCACCATGAGCCATCATCAAAAGTGCTGTTGCCGATCAGATTGGCATTAGGCATCGGGGGCGTATTCAGCATTTGCCCGCCGCTCAGGCTCCAGGTCTCCCGCATGATCGGTTGACCACAGGCCCACTTGCTATCGGAATTGCGGATCACCTCAGCCCGTACATAAAGTTCGGTCCCCACCAATGTATAAGTCTCCGTAGTCACATCATTGGTGGTTTGCAGCACCGCCCCACCCGCCCCAATAAACCGGATGGTAGCCGCAGCGGAGGTGGTCACCGTAATAACCCCTGTCTCCCGGTCAAAGGACTGAGAAAAATCAGGCCCGTTACTGCCATAGAAATTGCCCTTTTTCAGGGCATCAACTATGGCTGCCGGGGTGTTCGTGTCGGCAAAAACGATAACCCAGCCATTATCGAATCCGCCTGGATCGGAAATATCATGGCAATCATCAGTAAATATCCCGTAGAATATCCTATGCAGACTCAGGTGAGCATCCCATTGAGCCCGGCCCTCGCCAGCAGCAGGGCCGCTAACACCGTTATACACAGCTCCGTTATAAGCCTCGATCAGGTGCAACCCACGGCTCCAAAGGTAAGTAAAAGCCGTGGTGATAGGTGTCTCATAATTAGGATGGGGCAAGCCGATCATCCCACCTTCAGCCAGAACCGCATCAATCACGACCTGAGTGGCCGCACTGTAGCCCTGTGACACATTCCAGCACAGCAATTCAACCGAAGTTCCGCCGCCTTCGCAACTGGGTAGAAACGTGATCCCTGACACCCCAGGGTCGACGGTGAAATTAGGATACGTCGTGCCGTTGTAATGATCTGTCACTCCGATAAAATGATACCCGGCATTCTTGTAGGCCGTGACCAGGGCTATTGGGGTATCAACCCCGTCCGAATTGGTGGTATGACAATGCAACTGGCCCTTGAGTGTCAGGGCTTTGGTATTCCGGTACGGGTCACGGTAATGCCAGAACTTCTCGCCGCCGCCCGCGCCCAGCCCGAAAGTCTCGGCATGAGCCAGGGCATCGGACTCACCGTCTATACTAAAACCGTCTGACACCTCCGGCGCAAACAGCAATTTCTCCTGGGGGACTCTGATAAAATTCACCCCGAACGCAGCATCGTACCCTGCCGCCCCCACATAGAGAGGCGTACCCGTTCCAGCAATGGAAGAAAAAACCAGTTCGGGATAGGTATAGGTCCCGCCCTGCATATAGAGATAAACCCCAGCAGCCCGCAAATCGATAATCAGATTGTAAATTGTCCCGTCAGCAACAAAGTCGGCAATTTTGCCGTAAGAGGTTGAATTGGCGATCCCATACAAGGCCCCCGCCGCCCCCCGCCAGAACCCGGCGTTGACGTTAGTGTGATTCCAACTCGGCGTCTGGGAGGTTAATAAGGCCAGGGGATAGTGGCTTCCATCCGTAGTGCAGCGCCATTGGGCTACAATGATCGCCCCAGCCTCCCTGGTAACGGGGACATTCTTGCAAATCAAATCCTGCTCGGCATAAACCGGGGACGCCTGGGGGGTGAACTCTGCCCAACCAGAGGCGATGGCGATTTTGTTCTCCACATCCCGGGGCGTCCAGATTCCAGGCCCCGGAGACATGGGGAAGGTTGCCGGGAGGGGCGCGGCGAGAGCCGTGGTGAAGTCGTCTCGGAGGAGGTATTTTTCTGGGAGCTTCCCTACAACTGGAATTAAAGCACATCTATGTTGCATAATTAAACCCCATAATATCTTGGTACAAGAACTACTGTACCACCTGACCCACCAGGAACCCCCGAAAGAGTAATTGTCCAAATAAGGGTACTTTCAACTAATTGGTCAAACCATTCAGCCTCAATACTCAAATTATAACTGGCATTTTTAGCTTTTGCCGCAGAGGTCCATAAAACTCTTCCACTGCTATCTACCAAAGTAACAGTAACAGTGACGACATTGGTGAAATTGGGAACCACTAAATGTAAATTCTTTACCATACCATTATAAGAAATAGCAGAGGTTCCACTTGTCTCTGCTGCACCAATTACAAAACTATGAGAAGTAATCTTAGCCGTTTGGTTTTGAGCTACAATTACTGGAATGCTTGGAATCTCTGCCATTTTATTTCTCCCTTATATTACTTAAAAATTAAGTAGATGGTGACACACTTGGACTTAGACTAGGTGAAGTTGAAGCTGATGGACTGTAGCTCGGTGACATTGAAGAACTCAATGAAGGACTCAAACTAGGTGAAGTTGAAGCTGATGGACTGTAGCTCGGTGACATACTTGAAGACAGAGACGGACTTACCGATTCAGATGGGCTTACACTTGGACTGATACTCGGTGACAGACTAGGCGACAAGCTCGGGCTTAAAGAAGGTGAAAGCGATGGACTCAAACTTGGAGATAGGCTTGGTGAAAGACTCGGAGAAAGTGATGGGCTCAAGCTTGGGCTTAGAGACGGGCTCAAACTTGGTGACAAACTCACACTTGGGCTTAGACTAGGGGAAAGACTCGGACTTAGACTTGGTGATAAGCTAGAAGACAGAGAAGGACTCAGACTCGGTGACAATGAAGGAGATAACGAAGGACTCAGACTTGGAGATGTTGAAGGACTTGCACTAAAGAGAGTGTAACTAATTTTGAGCCTTTCCAAAAGTTCCTCAAGAATTTCAATCACCCTAGCTGTAGAGGCAATTTGAGAACCATTAAAAGAGTAATCATACGGAATGGGAGTACTTTCTCCTGTTACATAAAAGCATTTTAAAGTGGCATCTGTTGTCTTACGAATAGCTTTAAAATTCTTTGCATCGTCTTTTCTTACATAAAAAACAGTTCCAACAGAAAACTCCTCTCCAATTAAATTAGTTGGGGTTCCCCCTGTCTTTAGAACCATGATAGAATCACCACCAACAACACATCGAACATAGGTGAGACTTCGTTTTAAACCATCAGGATCAGCCGGTGGGGTAAGATTAGCTGCCGTAAATCCTACAGCAACATTAGATATTGCAATTTCTTCATATTCATATTCCATTGTCCTTCTCCTCTCTCCCTAAAATGTTATGCCCCAAACCTATGAGCCATCTCAGCCCTATCCCGCAATGTGATAGTAGCTTCAACACGATCCTTCCAAACTTTCGGCAAGCGATTCTTCAACCAGAATAGAATTGCTGTGGGATTTGCAGGTTGGTGCTTATTAGAAGTTTTGACTTTTTTTCCTATTGGAGTTTCAATCCTACATCCATCCTTCTGAGAAATCAAATATTCCTCTTCCACAACAACTTCTTGATAATTATAACCAAGAGCAGTTTGATACAATGACATTTGAACTTGCTGGTCTGGTTTACGTTTACCTAATTCTAATGCTTCTCTTAGTTTTGCATCTTTACCAAGCTGGACAGAAAACCGAGTATTACTAATATTAAGACAAGTGGCTATCTCATGCTGAAACAAACCCATTTCAGCTAACAATCTAACAATAGTATATTTGTCTATAACTAATTTGTCTTCAATGCAGGACGGAAGGTTTTTACCATTTTCTGGAGGGTTATCATCCTCTCGCCGCTTCAATCTACCCATGTTTTCTCCGATGGAAGAAAGATAATTCCCCTTCTCTATAAACGGATTATGACAGTATTGTCAAGTTCTTTTCATTATCCATCATATCTAATTGCAAAAAATAATTTTTTATGTGTCTAATTTTCAAAGTCTGTCGTATAATACAATATAGAAATAACAACTAAGGAGAACATTATGAAAGATAAATGGATAATCTACAAAGTTAAAAACAATGAATGGCGTTGGAAGAGAACTGCTCCTAACGGAAATATAGTTGGCGCCTCCACTGAATCCTATAAGAACAAAACTGATTGTATTGCTAATGCCAAGAGAAATGGCTATGAGGAGAATAAGTAATGAAAATTGATAAAGGTGTTCCAATCCCTGACAAAGTTAAAGCATCTACAAGTAAAATGATTGAAGAAATTAAAAACCTAGAAATCAATGATTCTTTTATTGTTAGTAATCCTAACAATCTTCCTATCCCAAAACTAAGAAATCAAACCAACTCAAAAATGCAATACTATGGCAAGCAATTAAACTATAAGTTTACAATAAGGAATACTGATGAAGGCTTGAGAGTATGGAGAGTTAAATAATGGGAGCACCAGTAGATTGGGATGACCTGGCCTACGAAAACAACTTTACTAATGATAAGCTAATGCTAACCCATTTCCACCACACCTTAAAAATGTCTCAAGATAAGATCGGGTTAAAACTCAATCTTTGTGGTGCTACTATTGGAAAGAGAATGAAAAAACTTGGAATAAAAGTAATATACATTCCATCAAACCTTCCCTCTTATTCCCCAAGACTACCAAAGAAAGGAGTTGATTAATGAAAAAGATTGTTCTTTTAATTGCATTCTTTCTTGTTATTGTAAGTTGTTATGGAGCAATTGGAATTGATGGTATTCAAAGTTCTGATCCAATTAAACAGGGTTGTGGTTATATAGCTGCTGCTATTGTAACCCATGGAATCCTTTCTTTATTTAGGATATTTTTTAGGAGTTGATTAATGAATTACTTAACAAGGAGAATTAAGAATTATATAGGTAAACTAAAAGGTTACTCCACCTGCCCTAACTGTAATGATTCTTGGTATTGGAAAGAATCAGATAGTTTAATGTTCTCAGACGATACTAGTGTACTTATCTGCAAAGAATGTCTGTCTAAACCACAAGAACTAAATATTAAACGAATAATCAACGATCTTAAATCTTATGGTTGGAATACTAAAGATTTATCCCTTGTAATGAAAGCACTCCATAAACTAAGGAATAACCCATGATTTATTATTTCCTAATCCCTTTCATCATCCTAATCCTATTAATAATCTATTCTCTCTGTGCTATGTCAAGTAAATGCTCAAGAGAAGAAGAAAGATTAAATAGGAACAATGAAAATGATTGATTTCCTAATCCTTTGTGTAATCTTAATCTTTCTCCTTTTTGTTTTTGATTACTTAATTGGTAAAATTTAATTTCCCAGGTCTTTCCTAAATTTCTATAAAAATTATTGTGTGTTTTTAATTCCTTTGTTTTCATTCCTACAAAATTCTGAAATGAAAAAGTTTTTGTATATGTAGAACAGAGAGAGAAAGAGAGATAAGAGAGAAGATGGTGGTGGGATAGATTGGAGTAGGACTATTCCATGTCCTTTGGAAAAACCTTAAAAATATAATTTGTGCTATGTGAGTACAGTAATAGAAGATAAAAAGGAAGGAAACCCAGGAGGATGGAAAAAGTTGAAAATTTATGTTTGTAGTTTACAGGTACAGATTAGTATCCCAGGTGGTTGAGAAAACCTTAAAAATATAATTTGTGCTGTAAGGGTACAGACGATGCGCACGAAAAAATTTTATGATTTGTTAGGCATACTGGCATAAGTATTGTTTAAGTATTGTTTAAGTAATGTTTAAGTAGTAATAGTATGTTACTTACTATTGTTACTTGATAATAAGTAACATACTATCTATAGTTAATTGCATAATACTTGATACTCTTTTAACTGCGATTGTAATACAGCAATATCAAGTAATAAGTTAATGCGCTTATGCGCTTTATCAGTTAGCTTTAATAACTCTTGTAAGCGAGTTATGATGATAGACGTTTGTATTACTTTGATATGATAGTAGTTAATCATTTTATTATCTCATAGGCAAGTTAGTTAGTAGATAACTTGCCATAGTTAAATTGTTATAAGTGAATATTGCTATCTGATAAGTAAAATAACAGATAGCAGATAGATAAATAACAATTGCAATGTTATATTCACGCATTGTTGTTTACCTCATTTAATACAATGCAACGTTGCATAACATAACAACGTTGCATTGTATAGTTAAAAGTTAAAAGCAATTACTTGCCAAAGTTAATGTGGCAAGTAATATCATTAATGACGCTGTTAGTACGTTGACTGACATAATCATTAATGTGATAATCTTTATTTTTGCCGTGAATAGTCGGCAAAGTATTAACGTGTTTGATAGAGTAAAAGTAAAACAAATGATTGTAAAGCATTTGTTTATCACTTTCACTCTTGCTTGATAAGTTACGTTGTAACTTGCGCTCTATATTGCGACAAATATCTTTTACTTGCACATTCGCCGCAACGTTGATGATAAGATCATCTTTAGAGCAAGTCGCTTGTGCTTTGCTCTTGCTCTTGACATTTGCAGACGTTTCTTTTCTCACGTCTGCTTTGCCTGTCAATTTCGCTTTTTTCTCAGCAAGCGAATTGATTTTTTCATCAATCAATTCGATTTCATGTTTTGCCGAGAGTGCTTTGCACTTTGCCGAAATCATCTCAAAAAATTTAGTCATGATTTTACCTCAGATGTATAGATTTTAACGTGCTCTATAGAGCTATCAGAACACGCTCACGCTCATCTAATGATTAAAGCATGAGATATTTCAGACACAAAAAAAGCGTGCTCATAACACGCTTACTAAGGCAAATTTGCCTGATTTGTGCAAGTGCTCTTTTCACTTGCCTGATTTGCTCATCTTGTGCAAGCTATCAGCTATCAACTGCATATCTTGTGCAAGCTGCAAATTTATTCAGTTATCAAAGAACAATCGTTATCAGATATGCTGATTAACATCTCATGTTATCAACTGATAATCTGATAATCTAAAGTATATCTGATTATAGAAATATAAAATATAGCTGTCAATAGTGCTTTTTTCGTGCCAAAACTATAGAAAGTGAAAATAAATAATAAACTATTATTAAGAATAAAATTGACAGTAAACTATCAAAATATAGTGGTAAAATAGAGAAATTGCTTGTACGCTCATATGAGCACGTTTAAGCAATTTTGAGGTAAATCGCTTATGATTGTATGTCTTTATCGAAAAATAAATATTTCCATAATTGCAATATGGCATATAATATGCAGTTTACAATTATGTATTTACAACTATACATTATCATGTAAACTTTATAATAAAATATATTATCTTTTCTACTATGAAAATATATTTTATTCTATACTGATTTAATATATAATTCTATAATCTATACTATTCTAATATATATTAAGCGATTATATATTAAATCAGTATATATTAGAATATCTAAATATACGAATATTATAATATTCGTATATTCAAATGTCTGAATACCCACCCGGGCGGGACGCCCTATTGGTAGGGTGGTGGCGGCGGCGGTTAGGAAGGGTGGCGGCGGAAGGGCGGATTAAAGACCTGGCGGTTAAAAGGAGGTGGCGGTTCCCACCCGGAAGGAAGGTTAAATAACCTGCTACTTGGAAGGACTGGCGGTTGGATGGATTATTGGGGTGGCGGTTCGATTGAAGTGGCGGATTCCTCTTGGAGAAAAAGAACCAAATCTGAACCGAGTGCAAAACTACTACTTAACCAATTATCTGCTGGCTACGGAGCTCTCAGAGCGTCACCCTGTGAGGCAAAGAGAAGCACCCGTTGATGATTAATAACCTTGTTATTCAGCCTGTTCACATTCAGGAACTGTTCCCTGATTTGTAAAGCCAGCTGTCGTTCAAGACCTGTAACTGCAAACTCAACAACCTCATCGTGAGCGTTCTGGAGCATTGACAAAGCCCCATTCAAGAACTTAATAGCTGTTTCGTAATGTTCCTGATCCATTATCTCACCCCCTGCAAGCAATTGTCACCAAAGTGTCTGTCTGGTGACTTTAAGCTGAATGCCTTGCGACCGATGATGATAGTCGGACGCAGGCTCAGAGTAAACAATTGACGATGCAGTTCCTTTCCGTCAATTGTCAACCCTCTGTGATAAACCAATTCAACTACTTTGCCCTGAAAGTTCTTTGCACACTCACACATGAACTCAGGTTCTTCACACTCTGGACATCTGGTCGTTTGATTCATTTTCATTGGTCTCACTCTCTCTTTTTTCTTATTATTATATCATATTACCCTTGGATATTGCAATAGCTCCTATACGATTCCAGGAGAGATATGAAATTATCCAGGACTTGTAGGATAAGAGCAAAAACCAGTTCCTGTTGGTGAAGGTAGTAACACGAGCCACCCGGATGGACGGCTCGGCTAGGGCTGAGTTACTGGAAGGACTATATCAGTGGCGGTTATTCAAGTGGCGGATGAATAATTAATTTTTTTGGTTGACAATACGTTAGTGATACGTTAACGTATAAAGAAAGGAGATAAAGTTATGACAAGGCTTATAAGAAAAGTGGAAGAAGAAAAAGAAGTTACAATAGTTATTAACCATCCAGATGACATTTGGAGATTAAACAGGCTTGCAAAAAGAATGTCCTTACCTAGAGAATTGGTAGTATCAAGACTTTTAAGAAAAGAAGGAGTGATAGAATCTATCAAAGGAGAGATACGAAATATGGAGTGGAGAATTGATGAATCTTTAATTGAGCATAGGGAAACAATAATTGATTTAATTAAATCCCTTGTTGAAAAGGATAGAGAAAAATAACTTGTGGATATACGTTAACGTATCACTAACGTATAGTTAAAGGAGAAAGACTAAATGGACAGCAAGAAGAGGGTTACTATGTATCTTTCACAGGAAGCTTTAATAGAACTCCGTAAACAAGCTAAGGAGAAAGAGATATCCAGAAGTCGCCAGATGGAGAAACTTATATTGGATACGGGACGTAACGTAAACGTAACTACATCTCTTGATGCAATACAGGACCCATTAAAAGGTTTTGAGACAAGGGTGCTTGCTAAACTTGATATAATTAAAGACCTTCTTAATAATTCAAGACCTTCAGAAGAACCAGAAGGAGAATATGGCTATGTTCCATAGCCCATCCGGTTGGAGAACAGTCATTGGCTGGATGGATGGAAGGTTGGATTATCGAGCTGGCGGTTGGAGATGGCGGATCATATAAACAAAAGCATTGGCGGTTGTCCAGCCCTATGAAAAAATGACCAAGGATTATGAAAAAAATCTATATTGGAGGAGGGGTCACCGCGGTAGGGTAGAAAGCAAGAAATCCAAGGGTAAAAGCACAGAAATCTATTAAAAATCCATTACTCTCCCTTTCTCTATATTTTGCCCTAAGCCAGGACACTCCTCTACCTTAGCACAAAACCTTTTCCATTATAAGAAAAACAAACCCGTTCGCTTCTACTAACTCTTGAAAAGGACAAAACTATATCCAAGATGACCTGGAAAGCTATATGGGTACTAATATTTCACTTGTCTTTCCCTACTGTTTATGATATAATGAAAATAAAATGAAAAATCAAACCACAAACAATCCAAACCAATCAAAGAGAAAACATTTGAACAAAAACATTAATCCAAAACTAATACAAAACCTATTCATCCTGGAAACTGATAGGAAAGAGAAATTATCATTGTCTTGTCCTAGGACAGCATGATATAATTAAGCTAAAAAAACGAACGAAACAAGGCCACTTCCCAAATGAAAGTAATCAAATTCATCCATCCCAAAAGAGCCATAGATGATGTAAGTAAGTGCGACTCTTGTGGCTCAAAATTCAAAACCAATAAAAATCAATTCCGTTCTTTAGACTTCTCCCGATTTCTATGTGAGAAGTGTAAAGAAGGCGTTGATCGTGAGCTTCTTGGATGTGGGATAGACACAAAGGGATACTGGAAAACATTTAAAGTTTGTGTTCAGACTGTCCCAGAGAAGATCAAACCATATCGTCCAAGGGGTAGACATGGCAAGTGTGCTTATACCACTGCTAACAACAGGACTCGTTAGAGTCATCCAGCAATTCTGATAGCTGGAACACATGAGTTCTTTGACAATCTGACACAGAGGGAGTTATCGTACTCCAGAGTACAAGTAGAAGCTGTGGAATGGGACAGCTTGAAAGGACTCATTTAAAAGCGAAAAACATTAGACAAGTAGGGATTTCCAGTCCTGATTGTCTAAGACCTAGTGAAACGAAAGGGTTGTGCTGAGTAGGAGTAGCTGGGTTGCTGATTCAAGGCCAGAAAAACGGTGCTTGGGAAAGAGTCGTAGAAGTTTTGTACGAACTTCGCCTCGGGTGAACCTTAATTAGGTCTTAGAATCTGCTAAAGCTGAACAACATGGGAGAAATGTAAGTGAAAGGCTCATGCAGCTTTAGGGAAATTGACTGAAAGGAACTCTGGTTCGATTTGAGTTGCTGAGTAGGGAGACTGAAAGAGGAAGACAAGCATTGTGGAGATGCCTGATAGGCTGCCTTATGTTGCTGCGGCGCATGAGTTGAGAGAGCGTTAGTGAGCCTCCCAAAAACAACTAACCCTACTACTAAGTAGGATGAACAATACAAGCAGACAATGTTGCTGGCGGAAGATGCTGGCGGTATTGTCTGCTTTCTTGTTTGCTGCCTACTAAAATAAAAGGGAGAGAGGATCATGAGTGATTTTTGGGTGAAAGAATTGGAAAAGGCCAGTCGAGACAAGGCGATAGCTGACTTTAAGATTGGCTGGCTGATGTCTTGCTTGAGGACAGAAGGATGGTCTAATGACAAAATTAATGCGGAACTGGAACAGGCGGATGCAAAGGCTAATTTCATCTTCAAAAAATAAAAAGGAGAATTAATTATGTGGATTAACTGGTTGCCATTTGTGTGGGTGTATGTGAGCAAGAAACATATCACCATTCAGCGCAAGCCCGATTACAAAATCCTTTACTGCCGATAGACAAAAGGCAGGTTACAGCTTTAAGAGCAGGAATGATGTTTGTTCCTGCTCTTATGGAAGTAACCTAAACTAAAAGGAGAAGAAGAAATGGAAACTTATCAAGAATGCCTGGACAAACAAAGGTTCATGGTTGGAGATGAGGTTTACGTCAACAAAGAATACAAAACACTCTTTGATGAAATTGGTCTTGAAGTGAATGGTCATGGGCCTTTCAAAGTGTTGGCTGTTCATGAAGTTGATTCGGATATTGTTGAAGATGTTGGACATTCCCAACATCTTGTCCTGTCTCTGAAATACAGAAATTCTTTTGGTAAGGAAAGAGAAGCACAAGAACAAACAATATCAGGTGCATTTTTTGCTTAAAAAGGAGAAACAACATGGAAGAAATTACAGAGGAAATGTCTGACAATTGGACGGATCACTATCTTAATCATGAATCTTACACAGATAGTCTCACTTGTCCTTTTTGTGATTCTGGGCACATCGGTGGAACTGGTGTTGAAGAAGATGAAGGTTTGAATATCGGAGAAGTCCGTAGACAATGGATTTGTGGTTTTTGCAATAAAAAATGGTGGGAGGTTTTCACCATCACTCGAATTGAAACTTAAAAAGGAGTGATAACATGGAACTAACAAAGCAAGAACGAAAGGAGTACAAGCGCATCAAGGCAAACCTGGAAGCATTGCAACGGCGGTTGAATCGAAAAACAGAGAAGGCGGAACAGAAGGAGAGAAGGCTATTAAGAGAGGCCAAAATTCAAGAAAGGAGTATATCTAATGGATAAAAAAGAATCGGCTAAAATTTTAAAAGAACATAAAAAATGGTTGAATGACAGTAGTAAAGGACAAAAGGCCAATTTGCACGGGGCCAATTTGCGAGAGGCCAATTTGAGATGGGCCGATTTGCGAGAGGCCAATTTGCACGGGGCCAATTTGAGATGGGCCGATTTGCGAGAGGCCAATTTGCACGGGGCCAATTTGCGAGAGGCCAATTTGCACGGGGCCGATTTGCGAGAGGCCAATTTGAGATGGGCCGATTTGCGAGAGGCCAATTTGCGAGAGGCCAATTTGCACGGGGCCAATTTTGATTTTTCTTGCTGGCCACTCCATTGTGGCAGTTTTAATGCAAAAGCAGATGACAGGATAGTTTCCCAATTAATTTGTCATGTAACCAGACTTGATACTTCCAACTGTTCTGGTGGGGTAAAAGAATCTGTAGATTTTATTAGGAAGATGGCTATCTCAGACCTATTTTGTGAGTATAGGTCTGATGTGGAACCATTGGAGGAAGACAATGGCTGAAAAGAAAAATGAATTTGAACCAGAGTTAGTGGCTGTATTTAAAAAGACAGGTCACGTTTTTGGCTATGAACGTCAAACCGTAAAAGAAGATGGAAAAAGTTCTTTCTTCTTGTATCGGCTGATTACTCATTCTGGTGTTGCTCATACGAATTGGGTGAGCAAAGAGGCTATGAGAAACTATTTGCAGGCCAAAGCAAGTTAAAGGAGGAGAAAATGCCTTGGAAAGTAAAAGTTTATACTCTTATTGAACCTGAAGAAGAAGAAATTTTTCAGGATAAACAAGAAGCATATCAAGAGGCTGAACAAGTTAATTTTATGCAGCCAGAGGGAGTGAGTAATTATGCTCAGGTAGTGGAATGCAATGAAAAGGGAGAAGAAATTTAAACTCCAAAGGAGGAATCATGAGTAAAGACAAGGAGGTGAAGTTCACAATCACCCATCGTAGATGCACAAGGTGTCACACCAAACCTGAAAAGAAAGGTGAAAGGCACAAGTTATACCTATTTAAGGGCTTTCATCTTTGTGAGGCTTGCTATGCTCACGCAAAGGAGGTAGGAGCATGAGTGCTTTAGGAATCAGCATTTGTTTTGGAATTGGTGTGTTTTTCACTTGTATTTCTCTTTCCTACTTTCATTGGAAGATGGTCAAGAGAAATAAATCAAAGGCCATCATCCGCCGCAGGGTTGAAGAACTGCATAAGGCTTGTGTAAGTTAGGCTGCTGAAGTTATGGGCAAGAGAAATCTTGCCCATACTTGAACAGACCTATTCACTCTTTGGGTGAATAACTGTCTATTACAACAATAGGGAGGATCACATGGCTAAGAAAAGTAAAAAAGCTAACAAAGTGGCGGAAACCAACGTGGCGGTTCAGGATGTTGTTGAGGAAGTGTTTGGTGCCCCGGCGGGAATTGAGTGGAACGTCGGTGTGAGTGAGGAAACAAAGAAGAACGCCCTTGATCTCACTCCCAAACCTGGCATTAACTGGGATGAAATCTATCTCGGGGCTGAAGTTGAGGAAAACAAAAGCAATGGCGGAAGCGCAAAGGCTGTTGAAACTCAGGCCGAAATTCCCGTTGGCGGTTTCAATCGCAATGGTTTTGATGCGATGCTGACCGAACAAATTGGGCCGGAAGTTGTTGTGAATGTGGCTCAGAAAGTCAGCAAAAAGTCTCGGATTGTCATTGGCAAGGGCTATCGTGGTACTGTTCGTGATATGCTCCTGGAGAACAAAACTGGGGAAGAAATCATCAAAAAAGTAGCTGCCATGTATCAAGAAAAGGGTAAGAGCTATGAGTATGGCTTCGACCGTGGCAAGCGCATTTTGGGTGACATGGAGCTTGAGTTGAAGAGGGGTGTTTACGGCAAGGAAGATTAACATTGTTCCATTCCAGCTCACTAATACTCGAGGAGCACTCAGATAGCTCCTCGAGTATTATCTGCTGGCCATGGAGCTCTTACCACCGTTAGAAGGCTATCTAAGAGTTCGAGAGCAGGCTGTTGTTTTACTGTTCTCGGATTTGATTGGTTGCCTTTTATCAAACAAAATAAGGAGAGAGAAAATGGCTCAATGGACTCACAATATCTGCTCAGTATGTTGGGGAAAGCAGCACGCCGACAGAGAACCTTGCAAGATTCTAACCATGATAGCAGAAACCTGCTGCTTTTGCGGCCGTCTGAACACAGACGGAATCTTTACCCGTTATAATCCAAAACTACTTAAATTTTGTAAATGTGAGGAGGATTGAAATGACTGATCCAACTGAAGGAATTCGTAGAGAATTAGTTCATGCAATCAACTCTGGAGTTATTCCCCCAGAGGGTCATGAATGGACTACTGATGAATTAACTAAGGAGTTTGAAGTATTGGGCTTCTTAGCTCCGTTTGTCATAGTCAGAAACAGGGCTACTGGAAAGAAAGGAAGTTTGATGTTTAAACACTCTCCCAGAGTGTATTTTGGATGGAAGGAGGATTAGTATGGCAGGAATTGGAGAAACATTGGCAACTGGAGCAGCACCAACGTGCTCCGACTGCGGCAAAACCCCGAAGCTTGGAGTTTATCGTAGTGGTGGCGGATGGTATGTCGGGACTTATTGTCATTGTGGGCCTTACAGCAGAGAATCTGGGTACTATGCAACTCAGGAACAAGCCCAGATTACTCTTGATTCTGGTGAGTTTGGCAGGGTTTACAACTTTCAAGGATAAGGAGGAAGTATGCCAAAGTATGTAGTGGTGGATTCACATGACAAGTGGCTTGAAGTGGGGGAATATGCTTCCCCAGAAGAAGCCCTTGCTGGAGGTTTTGAGTCTGGAGATTTTGATCCAGACAATAAACCTTACAACATTTGGGTTTTTGAATGTGTTGGTGAACATGAGTTTGTTCTGGATACAGTAAAGGACAAGTACACCAAAAAATCCTAAACAAGGGTTCTACAACCAAAAAAGGAGGATCACTATGCCGGAAGAGAAAACCAAATTGCCTATTGTTTGTATGCAGGTCAGGGTAAAAAGATGGCCCGGCCAAACCAAACTTCAAGCTGAAGATTTAGATTTGGAAGAAAGCGATGTGGCGGAAAACATCGTTCTGGGTCATCGGAAACTTTATCCTGAAGACTGGAGGGCAAAGTTCAGCAAGATACAAGGGAAGGCAATAAATTATCTGAAAAGCAATAGTCTTCCTTTCTTGCTTGACAATGTTCGGGCTGTTCCTCGAATGAGAATTGACAAAATCGTAACCAATCTCAATGCGTTTAAGGCGCAGTATATGGAGTTGGTTGAGGAATTTTGCGACAGCAGGGAAGAAATCATCATCCAGATGCTGCAAGATTATCCTGATACTTTCAAGGCAAATGACATTCCAGAGAGAGCCAAACTCCGTAAGAAGTTTGATATGTGGTGGGCTATCTTTGAGGTAAAAGGCCCTGATACTTCTGAGCTTGATTCGGAAGAACTGATTGAAGCCTACAATCAGGCTCAACAGGAAGTCAATGAAAAGATGGCTCAGTTTGTGGAAGAGTCAGTTATCTTGCTCAGGAAGAAAATCGGGCAGACAGTCGAGGCACTGGCTAAGAAGCTGGCGGACGGCAAGGTCATCAAAAACTCCAGTATTGAGTCGGTGAAGTCGATTCATAGCTGGTTTAAAGAATTAAATGTGTTTGGTGATAAAGATATTGATGCGGCATTGGATAAGCTCAAGAATGCTCTCCCAGAAGATGCAGCCTTCTTCAAAGGTAACAAAGACTTGCAGATGCAGGTTAGCAAGTTGGCGGATGAAGTGATGAAAAAGGCTGTGGCATTGGATGATTTGGGAGAGATTTCTGGGAAATACGTTAGAGTTGTTGAGGTGGAAGAGGAAGCTGCTTAACTAACGGAACTCTGAGGCTAAGGGAGCCACCTGAGGTCTGGGTAGTTTCCTTGCCTGAGCGTATCCATTAAAATGAAAGGAGGCTTCACTGATGGAAAACGGAAATGGTAATGGCGGTTTTCTAAAACCATATGCAAGGGCATCATTTCCTTGCATATGGGTGAGAACTGTCGAACCTGAGCGATTCATTGAATCGGCAGTGGCGGAAATGAAAGAATTTAGGACTTGTATATCATGGGATTTTAATCGTGGCTTTCGTCAAGAACCCCATGATGGAATGCCAAGGGTTGATTTAGGTCAAAAGCCTGGACAATCTTTTGTTTCTTGTCCCCCTGAGCAGGTTCTGATGAGGTCTGCTACAGGGCCTGAAAAAGCAATCTGGTTTTTACAGAATTATCATTGGGACATTGAAAATCCAGTGATAATTCAAGAGGTTATTAATCTTTTACCTTTACTAAAGACCAACAAAATCATGTTTTGTGTGGTTTCACCTGTCTTAAAATTGCCTGTGGAACTACAGAGAATCTTTACAGTCCTTGATTTCTCTTTGCCTAACAAAGAGGATTTGAAAATTATCCTCGACCGTTGCAGCCAAGGAAACAACATTGAAGTCAAGGACGAAAAAGCAGTGTTGGAGGCATCTTCTGGCTTGACTTGGGAAGAGGCTGAAAATGCTTATACTCTCTCCATTGTCAAGTGCAAGGATTTTGATTCCCGTTATATCACTGAGCAAAAGGCTCAGATGATTAAAAAGTCGGCGGCTTTGAAGCTGGCTAACTTCAAAGAGACCTTCAAAGATATTGGTGGTCTTGACAATCTCAAGAATTGGTTGTTAAACAGGTTCTTTAACAAGCAAGAAGATTTGCCTTGGCGGGGTGTGCTGCTATTAGGCGTTCCTGGCACAGGAAAATCTTCTTTGGCAAAGGCATTAGCCAATGAGGTTAAAAGGGCTTGTGTTGAAATGTCAATGTCATCTATGTTCGGTTCACTTGTTGGTGAATCTGAAGATAGGATGAGACAGGCATTGTCAGTAATTGACGCCATGGAACCAATGATCCTTTTTGTTGACGAAGTAGAAAAAGGACTCGCTGGCGTTGGCTCAAGTCATGAAGGGGATTCTGGCACGACTAAGAGAGTTGGCGGTGAGTTCTTGAAATGGTTGCAAGACCATGAATCGGATGTATTTGTGATTGCGACCTGCAACGATCTGTCTAATCTCCCTACTGAGTACACAAGAGCAGGAAGATGGGATGGGATTTTCTTCATTGATTTACCTCAGCCTACTGAGAGAAAACAGATTCTGGATATGTATGTCCAGAAATTTCTCAAGAGGGAGATTCAAAAAGGAGAAAAGATTCCCAATCTTGAAGGCTACACTGGCGCTGAGATTCGGCAACTGGTCATTGAGGCAGCTTATTGTGGAGGGAGCTTAGAAGAAGGAGCTAAGTTTGTCATTCCTCTAAGTAAATCTGCTCCTGACAGGATTGCAAAGTTGAGAGAAGATGCAAAGGGATATGTCCCTGCATCTTCAATCGTAAGTCGTCCTTTGTCCATGAATGAACTTAAAGATTACTGCCGAGTCGCCCAACTGTAAATAACCTCAAATAAAAAGGAGAATAAATGCCACAGACCAAACGACATGAACCAGTGATTAAATCAATTAAGAGGAATGAAAAAACAAATGAATTGGAATTTCGAGAAGTGGAGTTGGCGGTTCCAATCTGGGGCTGGCAATACCTACAGATGAGGGCGGATGCTTTATATGATGGAGATTTAAACACAGCAGTTAATGAGGTCTTTTCTGCTGGCCTTATGGCCTATATTGAGATTGGTGAAGTTAATATGAAACCAGCAAACACATTACCTTGTTAAAGGAGGGATGAAAGGTGTCAAGATACAGCGAAACTGAAGTGGAATTTTACGATAAGGACTGTTTAATGCAGTCTCTTATAGACATGGGCCTTCAATTCACAGAGTATCAGGAACTTACTGAGTTGGAGGATTATATGGGCAATAAACGCAAAGACACCAAGGCCCATATTATCGTGAGCAGAAAGAACTGGTCTCAACCTGTCAATGATGTTGGCTTTGAGTACAAAGAAGATGGCACTGTCAAAGCCCATATTGACAATTACTTTACCAATTCCAATGATGCAAAAGGAAAATTTCTTCATCCTCTCTCCCAAAGATATGCTGAGTTGAAAGTCAAATCCCAATCTTCTCGGATGCGCTTGCGTGTGAGTGGAGAAGAAACATTGGCTGATGGCACTCGGCGTCTGAAGTTAAGAAGATAATATGGGACGACGCAGAGGAGGCTTCGGAATCTTTGCACTCTTAATGTGCTTTACCCCCTTGCTTGGAGCGTTATCTGGAATATTCTCAGTAATCTTCAAGGGATTAGGTGGAGGGGGTGGGTCGAGTTCTGGCGGAATGGGTCGTGAACAATAAAAGGAGGGAATATGTCTGAAGAATTGATCGTGGATATCATGCCTGACGGCAAAATCAAGATGGAGGCTAAAGGCTTTCATGGAAAACAATGTGAAGTAGTCATGGCGGAATTAGAATCTGCCCTTGGCAAGGTAACGAAAGTTAATCTGAAACCTGAATATCACGAAAGGGTAACTCATGGCGAAAAAGTCCGAAATCGTTAATAGAGGGTTAAGTTCTATCAATGATGAGGAACTTATCATTGACATTAGAACTGATGGAATAGTTTCTACGCCATGGTTAACTTGTGAAGGGAATGAAATTCTTAAATCTGTAGGGAAAACACCTGAAAGGTTTGAGAGAATTAGTAATTACTGTGGGTAGAAATTGAAAGCGTGAGGGAAGAAATTCCCTCACAATTTGAATTCCTATACTACATAAAGGGAGGAACTATGACAGTAAAATACCGAGTTTGGGCTTTATCCTTTAAAAACACCTTGGATATAATAACTAATTGGATGACTTATTCTGAGTGCAAAAAATTCTGCCTAAGCAGATGGGGGCACTATCCACCATGGTCTTTCATTTCTTCTGCTAAAAATGAAGAAACTTTTAGAAGGAAAAATAATATAAAGGAGGATTAATGTGAAAGCCTTTGTAACAAAACTTGATAGTCAAGGAAGATTTATACTGGGAACTTCCTACCCAAGAATTACTCCTCAGTATATCTCTTTGACTAAACTAAAAAGGTTTTTCCTTAGTAAACTTTCCACTGGAAATTATCTTGTCGAAGTTTTTTACAATTGGGATAATCGCTATGGAAAACCAAGTGTATCTTTCAATTGGACTGTAAAGGAGGAAATATGACTAATGAATATTATCACGGAACATCTAAACGATACCTTCCTTCAATTCTAAAACATGGACTCATACCAAACCCTTGTTATTACCCAGATGAACAACCAATGCCCTTTGTGTTTTTAACTTTTTCTCCTGTTATAGCAAAGGACTTTGCAAGGGATTTGATCTTGATTATCAAACCATCTGAAGAAATTGAAGACCAATTTATAACTAATCTCGGTGAATATATCAGAGTTCCTATAATAATTCCACCACAATTCATTAAAATATTCGAGGAGGAAATATGACAAAAGGATATAATTTACCTGATAATATATCACCAAATAATCCAGATGCTCCTTGGAATAAAAAGGAAAAAGTAAGAACTTGGGTAATCAAAAACACTGTGACTGGTGGCTATTGGTCAACTCTGTTTGGGTGGGTAGAAGAAGAACCCATTACTCTATTTTCTGATGAGGAAAAAAATGGTTTTCCTTATATGGCAATAGACGGTGAATGGGAATTATTTGATGAGGAGGAAATATAATGGAAACCAATTGCCATAGCAAAGCAATTGAAAAAGGTTTCTCCTTCATCAGAGGAGAAGGACAAGTTTTAAATGGGGTTTGGATGTCAAGATTTACTAAAACCTCTGATGGAAAAGGACCTGCATTGTTTGTAGGTTTTGACCCAATCTGTTTTAAATTTGTTTATAAGGAGGAAAAGGAATGAAAAGGAAAATAACTGCTCGAAAATATGAAGGAGATGATAAGAGATGTTGGGCTATCTTTGTTGGGAATCAATCCTATCCTGTAGTGGCGGGATTGGAGAAAAGTGAAATTCCTTACTATAAAAAGCAAGTGGAAAAACTGCTGAAAGAAAAAGGAGGAAGGATATGAAAGTAAACATCACCTTTGAATATAAAGGTCGATCAGCAACCATAGAGGATGTTGAATTTGACGATGAAAAAATGGTTGATGAAAGTTACTCCCTAGGAGTTGATGTCAACAATAAAACTATCGAAAAGGATTTTATTGATTGGGTTATAATAACTCACATTGAGAGGATAAAGGAATGAAAAATAAAAATTACTATAAAGAAGGATTTGAAAGTGGCTATTGGGATGCTTATTTAGGTTTCCGTTTAATCATCTGTCTTACTTCACCCCTTTACAATTATACTGCAGGATATGTTGATGGTCAACTCAAATACAGAAAGGAGATTAAAAATGGATGAAAAAGAAATTGTAATCCAGTTTCTTCAAGAATTAGATGCTTTTTATGATGAATGGTCTCAAGTGTTTAAAAAGAACAACACCACTACCAGACCTGATGCTCTCCTACAAAGCTATGCTATAGGGGAACTTTCAGAAATTTCTGAACTTCCTATCATAAGGTTTTGTCCTGTCTGTAAACAAAGACCTATTGAAATGAATGTTTATGAGGATGCTCTTGAAGATGGATTTATTGAAAATAATCAGGAGTTCCTCCAAAGATTTATGTTCTGCAAGTGTAAAAAGAATGAAAATTGGAAAGTAACCTACAAACTTCTTCCAATCAAAATAGAAGAAGACAAGGAGGAGGAATAATAATGAAAAATAAAGCCAGAGCAATAATCTCCTTTGTAGAAGATACCTGTTCTGAATTTGGGCATCAAGCCTATAATGCCTACAAAGAGTTTGGTACTTCTATGACCTCTCCCGAAACTGACAGGGAGATTCGAGTTATGCAGGAACATAATGTCCGTGATATTGGTGGAGCATTGGCGGATAATATGTATAATCATGTTGGATTCTGTGAAGATTTGTTAGGGGACAAAATCTATGGTGATTGTGAAGGAAAAGTTAAGGACATTATCAAGTTGGCGGAAGAAGTGAAAAAACAGAGTACCAATCAGGCCATGAAACAAGCCTGTAATAACATTATCAGGAGGTGGAAAAGATGAGAATGGTTCCAATTCCTACTTACGGTCATCTAATGACCTTTCAAGAATTTGGTGAAGATGTAAGAAACGGTTGTCTTATTGACTATGATGGATATGGTCTATGGGCAACTGAAACTCTAATGTTAGATGACCATAAACAAAAAATATGGCCTTCTAATTATGTTTCAGGACAAAAACCAAAAGAAGGGTTTACCCATATCGTATGGTTTAACAGATAAGGAGGTCTGAAATGAGTGAAAAAGACGGTTGTTGTGATTACTGTAAAGACGCAATTCTTTCACCCCAAGAAGATGTTTTCTGCATCCAAAAAGGTTACATTAACAAGTACAAAGAATTTATGGCTATAGGAGAAAAAGAAATCCTACATGAAAGGTGTCACAATCTTATAAGGGCAAGGGCAGTTGTCATGGAGGATATTTCTGCCCAACTCCAAATCCCTGATTTCTCCAAAAGAATTGAGCAAATCATATATAAGGAGTAATGTGTGGGAGATTCTTTTGACAAACTTATGGAAAAACTCCAAAAATTTAAAGCAGATAAATCAACAGAAATGATTGAATCAGACCCGAAACCTGGAGTTATTGACCCAAACCTTCCTACTTATAACCGTTTAAGAATCCTAGCAAATGGTATTTTAAGTGGTCAAGTTAAATTAAACTTAATTACTCCACAGCATATAGAAGTTATAACCAGCTTTGAAGCCTATCTATCTGCTAAGGACTGTCTCACAGAAAAACAACTAAAATGGTGTAAATCTTTACTGTACCAATACCGAGAGATTATTTCAGAACTAATTAAACACCCGAGCCATGTAGTAGCTCCAGTCCAAAGAACTCAAAATATACCAGTTGAGGACCATCGTAAGTATGAAAGAACAGTTGATATGGATGAACCAAAGAAGCCTTCTAGACGTGGAAGGATAATAAAGGAGGAAGAATAATGCCAATACTTAAAAACCTTCCTGAGGATGTGTCCTACTTCAAACCAATAGAAGGGGACAATGATATTGTAATTGTTCCTTTCACTAAAGAAGGAGATTACAGATTTGAATATCAGGAACACCTCCTCTACGGAGGACCTATGGGAACTTCCCTTCGCAAATATATTTGCCCAAAAATATTCGGTTCTTTCTGTCCTATCTGTGCAGCTATTTCATCCCCATACGAAGTAAGTCATGAAATTAAAATGAAATATAAACCAAGGAATAGGGTGATTTATAATGTTATTTCCTTAATGCAAAGACCAAGAAAAGTACAATTATGGAATATATCTCACTTTTTCTCCCAATCAAGATTTGAAAGTTTTGGTTTGAACATAAATATACCAACACAAATTTCCTTCTTCTTTGAAAAGAAAGGAGGAAAATATGTAAACTACCACTATCAATCAGCCTTCTTTAAAATGGGTATTAAAGTTCACCCAGACCTTTTAAAACAGGTCATAAATATTTATGACCATCTATACCTTGCTGAATATGATGAAATTGAACAGGCTTTCAATGCTGTTTATCAACCTTTAGCAGGAGATAATATCATTCAATCAATTAAACCTATAGAGAAAAAAATAATTCAGCATTCTAAGGATTACAAAAGGGTTGTTGACCTTGAATAATAAGGAGGATGAATGAAAGAATTAACAATTGCTATAACCATTAAAGTGCCTGATAATTTCAATTCATTTGATACGTTGGAAGATAATCAAATGGACCTTCAGTATTTTGAACGTGGATGTGCTGAAGCAGTCTTGAATCTTGCAATTAACTATATTAATGGTGTGGATACAGCATACACAAAAACCTCAATTGGAGAAGGAGGATGAATGAAACTAACTAATTATATACATCCAATTATCGTCCATCCCTTGTTTATTCTCATTGGGGCAATCCTTTTAGCTATTCTTCTAATTACAGGAGGACACCGTGAGCCGACTCAAACCAAGACCACCAATGCCCACCTTTCTGGACTTGTTATCTAAGTCCACCGACCGGATGGAGAAGGAGAAACAATCAGTACAGGATTCTCCAAAAGAAAATGGAAGTGGCGGTCAAATAGAAATCCCAGTGGCGGATGCAGCCTTTTGCCGACAATGTGGAGAATGGTTGACATCTGACCATATCTCACTTGGAATTACTTTCCGTTGTCCTAAATGCGATTACAATTTGTTTTCTATAAATAGGATCGGAGCAAGGGAAAAATGGGAGAAAAACTTTGAGCAAGTCCCAAAATAAAAAGAAATCATCCAATTCTAAACGTCTTGACACAAAGAAATTCCTTTCATTAGAAGGATTAAAAGAAGGAAAACATAAAATCACTTTCCTTTCAAATCCCCTTTGGAAGGGTAACCACTTCTATGAAAAATATATAAATGGAAGTTGGGACGTTTCTAAAGAAGGAGACAAAACAGGATTTTTTACCTGTCATAAAACAGATTCTTACCACTCTGAAAATATTTGCCCAATTTGTGAAAAGGAGGAACAAATGACCCTACAAGATTTAATCAACAGGATTAATATGTACCGGAAGAATCAAAATTTAGATGATATTTGGATTCACTCTCGTCCAAGTTCTTCTGGCAGTGGAACTACTATGGAAATTAGATGTGGAGTTGCTATGAATGGAAAGCTTTTGGCAAAATCAAGTAATGGGGGTGCCTTAAACTTTTTCTTGAAAGGGATGTTGACAGCATTCCAAAATGACGCAGCACCTAGCATTAGTGGTTTTAACGCTCAACTGGCTGCTATTACCCGAAGTAACTACACTAGAACTGTTGATAAGGAGGATTAATTATGTTAAAAGTAAGTAAAGAAACAGGGATTTTAGAAATCCCTAAAGGATATAAATGGTGTGAAGATTGTAATGCACTTACCCCTCATAAAGAAGAACGAAGTTACTTTAGGTGTATGATCTGTGAGGACTTAAAATTAGAGCAAGAATATGCTTGTCCTAACTGCAATCATTCACCCTCTGAGAGTGATATGGAATCTCCAGAAACATTAGAGATACCAATCCACAAAGAAGATTGTGAAGCACAGAAAAAAATCTGGGAGTATGAAGACCTAGTAAGAAGAATAGATAATGAAGAAATACTTCCCATGCCCCCTTATCCTGAAATAGATTGTAACTGTCTTAAAGTTACAATCTATCCAGCTCCTTGGCTGTTTGCTCATTGGAATAGACCATCATTCAGTATGGAATGTATGAACGCCCAAGAATGGGGAGGACAGATTCGCTGTCCTATATGTGGAACTATTTACGACTATGAAGATAGCAACTGCTAAAGGGAGGATTAATAAATATCTTGACATTCTCTTTAAAATACGACACAATAAAGTTGTCGAAACAAAACTGCCGGGAGGTCCCCCGTGAAGGACCATTGTAATTTCAACTTAAAAATAAATCTCCCTGAGAGTCCCCTTGCCGTGAGGCTTGGGGCTGGTGTGCAGTACATCAGCGACAACTCTCAGGGATTTTTCTTTTGAGGAGAATAAAATGTCCAGATTAAGAAGGGAAATTTGGAAGATGCACCCAATCTATACTGATTATGAAGTGTCTGATTGGGGAAAAGTAAGGAGAAGAACCGTCTCAAAAAGACTTAATTATAAAAAAGGAAAAATTTTAAAACCTTATTCTAATAGTGGGTATCTAAATATTAACTTGAGTAAAAATGGGGAAACTAAGTATAAAAAAGTTCATGGATTAGTCCTTGAAACCTTTATAGGTCCTCGACCCGAGGGTTTTTATTGCAATCACAAAGATGGTATAAAAACAAATAATTTTGTTTCTAACCTTGAGTGGGTTACCCCAAAAAGAAATACAGAACACTTTTGGGAAAACAATTTGACAATATCTTTAAAAGGAGAAAGAAATGGAAACTCTAAACTAAAAGGGAATGAAGTATGGTTAATTAAAAAACTATTGAAAAATAACATTCCTGGAAATAAAATTGCAAAAATGTTTAAAGTTAATAAATGCACGATTTCAGATATAAAACATGAAAGGAGATGGAAACATATTAATCTTTAATTCTTAACAAAAAAGGAGGGTTCACCATGTCATTCCTTGTCTGTAATTCCTGTAATCAGGAAATTGCTGGAGATAAAGTTATTTTATCTCCAACTGTCTACGGAAAATGCCAAATCTGTGGGGAAGATATTGGAAAAAGAATTATCTTTACCTTAAAACTTCGGACAAGAAAGCCGGAAGAAGCTAGGAAGATTATGGATAACTTCAGATTTTGGGATAAGTTCTTTCAAGGAAAAGATGAGAATGGTTCAATATTCCTATCTGAAGTTCCTGCTGAAAAACTTAAATCAAATGTGAAGAAAGTCATGCACCTTAGAATCGGGCCTAAGAATGTAAAATGCCTTTATGCTCAAGAAACCAAAAAAGGAATAGAATTTATACATGGTTTTCATCACTCTGATTTTTGTCCTGCTATAAACCGGCCAAATAAACTGAAGCGCCGCTAAAAAATTACTTGACTTTCTATGAAATTAATGAAAGAATAACCTTATAAAAAGGAGGATATATGCAAGTATCTACCGAGTACGATGCTTTTATGTTTAACTACATAAAAAGGTTTAAGAACATAACTTTTATTGATCCGTCTATAACCATAGAAGACTTATGGTCGGAAGCATATATGATATATGCTAAATTACTTAACTCAGACCTATCTTGCAGTTTCATAACTGCTCTTGGGAATCAAATAGAACAACGCTTTACAGATATGTATCGGGTGGCAAAGAGGTTAAACAATAACCTTGATCGAAACCAATTTATTGATAACTTGTCAAACAGAACAGTCAAAGTATCCCGCCTTCAATTTGAAGAACTCCCTTTTCACATGAAAACCCTGGTAAAAAGAATCTATGAAAACCCAGAGAAGTTTGCAGAAATGTTCCCAAAAAACAACATAAATAAATCAACATTAATAAAGTTCCTAACCAAAGAATTAAATTGGAAAAGAAAAAATGCTTTTGACTTTGCCTCATATGTAACGACAAGTCGAAGGGAACCGTGCTTAGATTCATTTTTCCTGGCAAAATAAACTGCTTAAAACTGTTCTTCTATCGTATAATATCAAGAGCAATAAAAATATATCTCGGGGCGTAGCTCAGTTGGTAGAGTGCAGGCTTTGGGAGCCTGAAGTCGTGGGATCGTGACCCACCGTCCCGACCACAATTAAAAGGAGGAAAATATGATTAACATGATTCCAGTAACCTCAAGCAATATTGAGGCAATCGGTTATAACGAACCAAATGAAATCCTTTACATCAGATTTAAAGGTGGAAAAGTTTACTCTTATGAAAGAGTTCCTTCATACACCTATGATGAATTAATGGCTGCTGAATCTGTTGGGAAATTTTTTAATCAATCTATTAAAAACCAATTTGTAACTAGGGTTGAAAATCTGTGAATAATATCCAAAATTATTTAAAAACCATTCACGATTTTCATATAAAATCTTCTACCCTTCGACCCGACTTTAAATACCATTCAATTGAATCCTTCATTCTAAAAAACGGAAAGGAGATGGGAGAAAGAAGTACAAGGTCTGACGACTATCCAAAAGGAACTATAAAAGAATGTTTTCGTAATGCCTATCTCCTGGCGGTTGAGCATAATTTAATCTATTATGAAGGCTATGCAATGGGTGTTATTCCTGTTCTTCACGCTTGGTGCCTTGACAAGGACTTTCATGTAATTGACACTACGTGGGAAACAGGAACAGAATATTTTGGGGTTTTCTTCAGTATAAAATATGTTTCCAAAGTTCTTCTGGAAAGAAAAAGTTATGGTGTAATTGACAACTGGGAAATGAAATGGCCGTTGCTTAGAGGAGGACACATTTGAAGAAAATAAAACTAAGAATCCGAGAAGTCTTCAAACGAATCCATAAGAAGAACCCAATCTCAGGACATGAGTGGACTGAGCATGGTCCAACCATCGGATATGAAATAGCAGGACCATGTGGAGTTGAGAGTAAATATAAAACAGAAAAGGCTGCTTTAGATGCTGCTGCAAAATCACAAGCATTTTATGACAAGTTTCTCCCGTGTGGTTCCTATGCCTGTGCTGGAATAAGATTATTTGAGAAGGAATTATGAAGATTTACGCTGCTTCTCCCATATATTCCAAAGTTGTGTCTGGAGATCATTCATTTCTTCATCCGATTCTTTCTTACAAAAGTTCTGTATGGATACAAGGTCCTTTCCGCAGAAAAGAGAAAATAATTAATAAATTAGTTATTGACAAAAACGGAAGGTTCTTAACAGGCTTCATACCAAAAATTAAACAGTTTTGTGATAAGCACAACCGACCCCTGGAGATCAAATGGGGATTTGACCATCACACACATATTGTTCCACCTTCTTTACCCGAAATAACTTTACACAATTACCAACATAAAGCCCTAACAGAAGCTTTGAACTGTTCAAGAGGAATTATTCATTCGCCTACAGGAAGTGGAAAGACTATAATTGCCGGAGCATTAATTAGTTCCTTCCCTAAAGAAAATATTATTTTTATCGTACATACTAAAGACCTTCTCAAACAAACATTAGATGAATTTGAGAAATGGTTTCCTAATGAAGTTGGTGTTATAGGCTCAGGAAAATTAGACCCCAATAGAATAACAGTTGGAATGATTCAGACTCTAAATAGACTTAGTCCTACTGACTTTGACAAAATTCCTACAGTTGTAATAGTAGATGAGGCTCACCACGTATCAGGATTTGGTAAGTCTTATGCTAAAGTCCTAGAAAGACTTATCAATGCTGCCCACAGGTTTGGACTTACTGCAACCCTTGGCTACCTCCCGGAAGCGCAACTTGCCGCAGAAGGACATCTGGGACCTGTCATTGCAGAGGTCCAGATGGATGAACTTATTGACTTAGGTTTCCTTGCTGAACCTAAATTAAGGCTTATTAAAATTGCTAGGAATCCCCACTTTAGAAATATCCAAAAGTATCCTGAACTATACCAAGCTGCTATAGTAGAAAATAAAGTCCGAAATAAAAGGATATTGGAATGTGCAAAAGAATATTTGGAGAAAGGTCTATCTTCTCTCATATTGACAGTTAGGATAGAACATGGTCATATCCTTGAATCCATGGCTGAAAATCAATTTCCAGAATTAAAATTAAAGTATATCCATGGCGGTTCCGAAGATGAAGACCGAGAGGAAGTGAGAAAGGGTTTAGTATCAGGAGAAATCAAAGTGGCAATAGCAACGACAATATTTAATGAAGGTGTAAATATACCGAGTCTTGGTGCAGTAATAAATGCTGCTGGCGGTAAGAGTGAAATTGCTATTCTTCAAAAAATAGGTAGGGGGCTTAGAGTAACTGATGAGAAAAAAGAAATCCATCTTGTAGATTTCTTTGATCCTAGTCACAGATTCTTAATTGAACACTTTGGAGAAAGGCTAATTTTATATTTCGATCGGGGGTGGATAAAATGAAAACTTTATTTGAAATTATTGATGCAGCTAAATCAGGAGAGAAGCCAACCCATGACGAATGTTATTGGGCAATGTTAGCCCTTGATGCTCTCCTCTACTTTGAAAGTAGAGCAATAAGTCAATTAGCCAATCACCCAAGTAAACTCTTAACTCCTGAATTTTATTATAAAGAATCATTCAACCGTAGAAAAAATGCCTACAGTAAAGACCCTAAGACTTGGGTTGGTCCTAATAATGATCCTTCCTCAAAAGAATATCAAAAGAGGAGAGCAATTGGTTTAAAATTATTTGATAAAGTCATAAATAAAATTAAGTAAGGATGTCACATTATTTAAAACACCAAGCATCTTTTTTCTTGACATTACTTATTTTCTGTTTTAATGTCAACTCTGCAACTCATTTTTCTCAGTAATTTCAAAAGGTTCTCCACCCTATGTTTATGTCAAGCTCTTTTGACGTTATTTCTTATTTGAATGATAAAAACATCCTTTATTTATCTTCAGGCAAGAACATTTCTGATGGATGGATTGGCATTACTTGTCCTTTTCCAATTTGTACTGACCATTCATTTCATTGTGGAATTAATCTTCAAAGTAAAATTTTCTATTGTTGGATTTGTGGCAATAGGGGAAATCCTGTAAAACTCATAAAAGAAATTGAAAAATGCTCTTGGGGTGAAGCAAAAGAAACAGCAGAAAAATATCAAGATTTCAATTTAGTAGCAACATACCAAGAACAAGAAGTAAATATCTCAAGAATACTTGTTTGGCCTAAAGAATTTGAACTAATAATTCCAAGTAATATTCCAAAAATAGTTTCTTCTTATTTAACAGAACGCAACTTTGACCCGGAACAAATAATAAAAAAATATAATTTGTTCTACTCAGGACTGAGAGGAGATTACAAATACCGATTGATTATTCCAATAACATCAAAAGGGAAAATAGTAAATTTCACAGCCAGAGCACTATCAGAAAAAAACCCTCTCTCCTACAAAACTTGCCCAAACGAAAAAGCTGAAATAGACATAAATGATTTGCTATATGGTTATGATGACCTTCCCCCAGAATCACCAATTGTCATTGTTGAAGGAATTTTTGATCAGTGGCGGTTAGGAACAGGTTCTGTTGCTATCTTCAAAAGTGAACTTACCCCAACACAAGTCAGTCTAATTAGAGAAAAGAAACCCACTAAAGTCTTCATTCTTCTTGATGAAGACACCCTTGATAAAGGAAAACCAGAAAAGATAGCAAATAAACTTTGGTTTACAGAAACAGAGATAATTGAAATTGGTATTCCTGATCCTGCTCTTTTAACTCCTACTGATGCTTCTTACCTTATGAAGGAACTACAATGAGACTGCGACGCCGTGTTGTCAACAAAGATATAGAAAAACAAGTTCTTATAGGTTTCATCACCTCAGACAAAATAAACCATGCATTAAAATCTCTGATAGACCCAAAACTATTCCAACTAAATGTTGGACAGAAAATCTCCAAATGGATTAAAGATTATTATAGTTTATACAATCGTGCTCCAGGGAAAGACATTCAGGAAATCTACCTGGCGGAAAGGAGTGAACTTAACCCAGAAGATGCACTAGATATTGAAGAATTTCTCAAAACCCTCTCAGAACAATACCTTGAAAATCCCCCTAATGAAGACTATCTCCAAAAACAAGCTGAGGTTTATTTAAAAAAACAAAGCTTTCTATTAGGAATAAAAGAAGCCTCCCTCATCTTAGAAAGTAGTAATGGAGATATGGCTGCTATAAGTGCGGCAGAAGCAGCAGTGGCTAGGAGTCAAAAGGCCACAATTAAAAATGTTCCTTCTTTAGATCCATGTAATTTGTCTTTTGCCCTTAGCTGTTTAGAAGATGACAAAACACCACTTCTAACTATGCCAGAACCTCTTGGGAGTTTTATTGGTCCTCTCCATAGGGGGTACGTATTAGGAATATTAGGTAGTCAAAAGAGAGGGAAGTGCTTAACCGGAGATAATGAAATTCTTCTCTCCGATGGAAGAGTAAAAAAATTGATTGATGTCATTAAGGACAAAGAGAAAAATATTGTAACCTTATCAAAAGATGGGAAATTAATTAAAGGAACAGTTGCAGATTTTTGGAAGAATGGAGAAAAACCTGTTATCAAAATAAAAACTAAAACAGGAAGAGAAATAAAAATTACACTTAATCATCCACTTCTTACTTACAAAGGTTGGAAAGAGGTAAAAGATTTATCCCTTAGTGATTTTATTGCTGTACCAAGAAAAATTGATTTCTTTGGAACAGTAGAATGGCCTGAATACAAGATTAAAATATTATCATATCTTTTAGCTGAAGGAATGATTGGCTCTGGAAATATTTGTTTTACCAATGGAGAGAAAAAGATAAGGGAAGATTTTTCCTCCATGATTAAATTAATGGGTGACACTACCTCAGAAACTACAGAAGAAATAACATTAAGAATAAAAAAAGACCAAGAAAAACTTAGTTCAATTCCTACTAAAACAAAGACCTGGTTAAAAGAAATAAAAACCAAATTGGTAAAATCAGAAAAAAAAGAAATTCCTGAGATTGTATTTTCTTTAACCAAAGATAATCTAAAATTATTCCTTTCTGTTTTATTCACTTGTGATGGTACAATCTGGAAAAGCAAGACCGGTGTAGTAATAGGATATGCTTCAGCAAGTAAAAAATTAATCCATCAAGTACAGCATCTCCTATTAAGATTTGGAATTATAGGTAAGATAAGTAAAAAGAAAACAACTAAAAATTCAAATTATCAAATCCTTTTCGGAGACAAAGAAAATGTCATAACCTTTATAAATGAAATAGGATTCATTTTTTCAAAACAAGAAAAAGCCATTGATTTACTTTCGTCTTCTAATAGTCTTAAACTTTATGGAAGAACTGCTGATAGCTTCCCTACAGAATTAGCAGAAAGAATTAAACAAATTATGGTTAATAAACAAATATGGTCCTTTTATAAATCTATTAATCCATTTACATCAAGAATATCCCGTATAATAAGAAATAAAGAAAGGGTTTCCCGATCTACTGTAAAAGAAATTGGAGACTTCCTAAAAGACCAAGAATTAATATCAATTGCAAACTCTGATATCCTTTGGGATAAAATTGAATCTATAATAGATATGGGAATGGAACAGACTTATGACTTATCTATTTCTGAAACCCATAATTTCGTTTCTAACGACATTATCGCCCACAACACCTGGTGGGCTCAAAATTTCCTTATAACAGCCTTAGAAGAAAGATTAAGAGTGGTATTCATTTCTTTAGAAATGCCCTATAAAAAACTAGTCAAAAGATTTTGGCAACAGCTAGGATGCTTCCCAGAAAAAGATGGAAATTACGAATTTCCTTTCTTTGACTGCTCTAAAAATAAATACAATACCTGCAAAAAAACAAGTCGAATTTGTGATGTAAAATATGGTGAACAAGGATATATCCCTTGTGACATTTGTAAAGTAAAAGAAGGATTGGATTTAACTATTTCTTTACATTCCTACCACAAAAAAGGAATAGATTCTCAAAAACTTACTAAGAAGATAAAAAACTTCCATTTAATGCATGGAAAGAACAATGTTAGATTTTTATGTTATCCAATGTTTTCGGCTAATTTAACACAAATTATCAATGACATTGATGTTTTAGAATGGCGGGAAGATTTTATTCCAGATGTAATTGTTTTAGATTACCCAGCTATTCTAAAAGAAGAAAGGGAAACAAGTAAAGAATATTCTGCTTTTGGAGAGACTTGGAAAACAATTAAAAGGATTGCTGAAGAAAAGCAAGTTCTTTTTATTGCTCCCCTTCAAACTGATAGAAAAGGAGGGGATTCTGAACACTTAAAAATTAGCCACACAGCAGGGTATGTACAGATAATTGCTCATATGGATATTTGTATTACTCTCAATCAAAACGAGACAGATTATGAACAAAGGGTAATGAGAATTGGTAAAATTGCTGATAGATGGACAGAAATGCAGCCAGGAAAAGAACTCATAGCCCTTTCTCAATTACAATGTGGACAGCCTTATCTTGGAAGCCGTTTAGTAAAAAGAAAAAATAATAAAAACTAAGAGAAAAAATGAAAAATATTCCTAATGGAAAAAAGTTTACAAAACCAACAGAATTAGGGGACGTTTAGAAAGATGAAAAAGTACCCTATCCTACTGTCTAAACGTCCCCTAATTTTTAGCAAAACTGTGATAAACAAAAGACATCCTATCTATATTGTGAAAAAAAGAATAATCTTTGGTAGTAGTAATACTACTAATAACAAATACTATTACTAGTTTTGAAATTAGTAGAAACTTCGTTTCTACATCTTTGGTCGAAAATGATTTCAGAGAATCGGAATACTTTGTTAAGGGATAAAAATGAGAATATCTAAAAAACCAGAACTGTTATTGGAACTGCTTGCCAAACATCCAAACAAATTCTTTTCTTATAATGAACTTTGTCATTATTTACAACTATCATATCGACGAACACAAAGAATCCTTTGCTCTTTACAAGAGCAAGGGAAACTTTGTATTAAAAAATCTAAACAAGATGGACGTAGTAACTTTATCACTTTGCAGAAGGAGACTAAAATGGCTCGTTTGCGTAAGAGAGAAATCATTGAACCGTCGATTGTTGAGATTGCAACAAAGGGTATTAAAGAAACAATGAACCGTAGAAAGAAAAAACCAAAGGATTTGTCCTCATTTTTAACTATTCCACCTTCAATTTTAAAAATTCTCAATTATTGGAATGGTCTTGAATGCACTCCAAATATTAAAATACCCGAACCTATTAATGGTGTCTATCCTGTACCTACTGAAACCTTAAAGAGAACTGTTAAATCTTTGCGAAAGCTAATTGCAGGTACCTTCTTCTCTAAAGTTCCGGTAATTGAATTACGAGAATTAAATCAGTCTTTTACAGTAGATGAAATAATTGATACAATAAAAAGATATTGTAAAGCTGCTTATTCAAGTAATTATCTTCCGTATAACAAAGAATTTTTGGCAAAGAAAAAATTACTTGATGTTTTGTTTTATGAACAAGCTTCTTACCTAAAAGATAAGTCGATATTTATGCATTTTTATCATAATCCCCCAAATCTTACCGCAGCAATTGAAGTTCAAAAAATGAAAATGGAAGAGGAAGCTGAAAAAGATTTCAAACTTAAAAGGACTAAAAGGGATGAAGAATTACTTAAAGTAGTAACCCATGTTCTTACTGAAAGATATGATATGATGTTTTCAATTGAGAATGAAAAGGAAGAAAATGATTTAATTAAAGCGTCTATGATTCTCTATGACTTTGCAGAAGCACATGGCGGAATAAGTGGATATACAAGTAGATGGGTAGGATATGTTATCGGTTCCTTAAATTGGAAGAAAAAACAGTATCGAAAATTTAAAGTATCTACAAAGGTTTTATTACAAGATTGGTTTTGGAATAAAGTGATAATTGACTATTTTGTAGATACTGAGCAGGATACTGACATATATCTTCCCGAAGTTCATGGGGAAGGGACAATCAAACATACTGAATATATCCTTTCTAAAGAAGAAGCAAAAGAACTTTGGCCCAACCACATATTTTTAAAAGGAAATAATTTTGATGATGATTGATATTCATTTCAAATTTTAAAACGGCCAAGAGGCATTTCCCATCGCTGTACGGCATAAATAAAAAACTCTGAGAACTGCATTTTGTCAATCTAAAAAGTCTTGAGTGTCGTATAATACAAATAGAAAGGAGGATTTATGAATATAAATGATTTAACTATTGGTGAAGCAAAAGAATTGTCTCAAATGTTCCTTAAATGCTCCCAGAATTCACCTTGGGTTATCGGTAAAGCCTATCTTATTCGCACCGTAACTATGATTCAAACCGGACGATTAGTAGCCGTTACCTCACAAGAGTTAGTCTTAGAAGATGCCGCTTGGATTGCTGACACCGGGCGCTTTGCTGATGCAATTAAAACAGGTAAATTCAATGAGGTTGAACCGTTTCCAGATGGACAGGTAATAGTTGGCAGAGGCGCAGTTATTGATGCAATCCAAATTTCTGTGACCCCGCGAGATCAAAAATGAACGCCACCACTTTGAGAATTGGGCTTGATTCTGCAGGGTCTAAGTCTAGGTCTGGGTCTTGGTCTTGGTCTGGGTCTGGGTCTGGGTCTTGGTCTTGGTCTAGGTCTAGGTCTGGGTCTAGGTCTGGGTATTGGTCTGTGTCTGGGTCTTGGTCTTGGTCTTGGTCTAGGTCTAGGTCTGGGTCTGGGTCTGGGTCTAGGTAATAAAAAATAAAACTGATTTTTACTTAAGGAGGGACAATTACTTGATAAGACTGGACAAAGTATTACGAACTCGTTTTATTATCAACAACGAACCAGTTTATACTTGTGACCCGAAGGAGATTTTACAAAATATATTTTGCTCTGTTCCGGACATTATGTACTGGTCTGCTGAAGCTCTGAGAGGGTTTGTTACAGGTTCATTTGTTATGATTAATGATTTTGGAGAGCAGGTTAAGAAAGAATTGAAAGAAGTTAATTCATCTGTTTCAGGAGAAGTAAACGCAAGATTTACTAGGTTTAGGGCATGGACTACAAAAAGTTCAAAGTTCATTCCAAAAGATAGGGAAAAATTAATAAAATTTGTGTATAATACTATTATGTCGTGTGAAGGAAAAGGTTTGTTAGCTGGTTTCGGCCTTAGCAATAAGCATAAAGATACTATCCCCGGTAATCCTGAAATGGTTACGATTTGCCCACTTCCCGTTGAGATTCCAAAAAGGAGGGTAGAAGAATGATATATTGGGAAAATTTACTCCACAACGGATACGGTTCAGTCAAAGAAATGATTTCAAAAATGCACTGGGAAGAGAACTTAACAATAGATGAAATTTCTGAAAAGTTAGGGGTAGGACGATCTACTTTGCAAAGGAAGATAGTTGAATTAGAAATTAAAATGAAAGCTAAAGGTGGGATTGCGTTTTCAAAATTCGGGAAAAATGGGAAAAGAAATCATGTCACTCACAGTCTGTAAACGGTTTACGTTTGAAGCAAGTCATTATTTAACATATCATCCTGGAAAATGTGCGAATATGCATGGCCATCGGTTTGAACTTGAAATAGAAGTTAAAGCAACTGATACTTTTCAAGGTGATATGATTATTGATTTTTCAGATTTGAAAAAAATTATTCAGACAGAAATTATCAATAAGGTTGACCATACAGTTTTAAATCATGTGTTTCCTGATTTTGAACCTACTGCTGAGAATCTTGTCCGTCATTTTGCTGTACTTTTAAAAGGAAAGTTTTTTAGTCATAATTGTATTCTTAGTAGGATTAAATTACATGAAACTGAAAATTCTTTTGCAGAATGGAGGAGAAACTAAAATGGTTCATACTTTAAAGACAGACAAAGATGTATTTATTGCTTCTTATATTGGAGATAAACCTTATGAATTAAGGTTAAATGATCGTAACTTTCAAGTAGGAGATTCAATTATACTTCAAGAAACTGAGTATTCTGGTGAAGAAATGAAAAATGGAAAACCCCTTATCTATACTGGTAGAGAAAAGAATATGAAAATTAATTATATTCTTTTTGGTCCAATATATGGACTTAAAAAAGGATGGGTAATTCTAAGTTAATAGGAGGAGTGAATGAGACTCGCTGAAATGTTCATGGGATTCGACGGAGAAGTGAATTTCTTTGGTCAAGGAACTCCTTCTGTGTTTATTCGTTTTGCTGGTTGTAACCTCCGATGTTTCTATTGTGACACGAAACAATGGAATAGTCTTCAATCAGGAGAATCTGTTTCTGTTTTAGAAGTTCTTAATCGGGTAAAAGGATATGAAAAAAGGTATTTAAGTGAAGCTAAGTTTAAAAAAGTAACTATTACTGGTGGTGAACCCCTTTTACAATATTTTGAGTTTTGGAAATTAGTTGAGACTCTTGGTGAAGAGGATTGGAATATTTCTGTTGAAACTAATGGCAGTATGCCATTAGTTTGTCCACTAAACTTAAATAACATTCAAGCTTATGTTGATAGTTGGGTTGTGGATTATAAGCTTCCTTCTTCTGGAATGGAAGAATATATGATGCCGATTGAATCGTTTAAAAATCTTAGTGGAAGGGATTTTATTAAATTTGTTATCCAAAATGAAAATGATCTAAAATTTGCCTTTGAAATTCAAAGAACTATTCAAGATAATACTGATTGTGGGGCTCGTTTTGCTTATTCCCCTTGTTGGGGAAAATTTGATATAAAGGATTTAGCAGATGCTCTTTTGCGCTCTGACAGTGAAATCTTAGGTAATTGTATTATTAATTATCAACTCCATAAATTATGGTTAGACCCTTCAGGAACTTTAGAAATAAAAAATTAAAATAATTTAATTTTTAGGACTCTAAAAATCGTCCATTGTCGTATAATGTGATAGATAAGAATTACTCACATTATGATAGGAGGTCAACATGACAGAAGCAGAAATCGCAGTGGCGGCGGCAATGGGAGAAGAAGTTCCTGAACCTGCTAAAGAATTGGCAGTTTCCTGGAATGATTTTCTAATTGTTTGTGCAGAAAGGGGAATTGAGTTTGTAGAAGGTAAAACTGTTCTTCAGATGAAAGAAGATTTCTTAGCTAATCTGGATAAAGTTGAGCCTGATTCCGAAGAAGAAAACACCCTTTCTGATATGTTGGTTAATATTCAATCCGCTCTAGTAGACGGAGCGAAAATTGTTGGTTCTCCTGAAGATGCTGATCCTAAAAAAGCTAAGAAGCCCAAAAAGGAAAAAGCTGAGAAAGTGAAGAAAGAAAAAGTTCCGAAAGAACCAAAGCCCAAGAAAGAGAAAGTTGCAAGGGCTATGAAGCCAAAATTGGGTGGTGTGGGCATGAAACCAATGTGCCGTAATCTCTTTGGTGAAATGAATCTAGAACAGGTTAAAGAAAAAGAAAAAGAAATCAAAGAGAAACTTTCTCAGGTTTATGTGGATGCGGGGTTAGGTGATCATGCTTATGGTATGATTAGGGCAGGTCGGATTTACTCTGATATTTTTGTAGAGATTTTTAAAGCTTCTCCTAATCCTAAGCCTGTTCCTGTTCCAAAGGGTGCAAAGTTGGAAAAGGAAGATAAAGAAATCAAAAAGGCTAAGAAAGCCAAGAAGGCTGAAACTGTTCCAACTGAAGAAGAAGGAAAGGATGTTCCTGTAGCTGGGGAAGCAGAGGCGGCGCAATAACTGAACCCAGCCTGTTTCTTATTAACCTTCAACCTCAAAAGGCACTTGAAAGTTCTCTCTCCCGCAAGTGCCTTTTGAATTTTTAAAAGACAAAAAATGGGTAGATTAAAACGTGAAATATGGAAGATACACCCAATTTATACTGACTATGAAGTATCTGATTGGGGAAGGGTGAAAAGAGTTACTCCTTGGAAATGTGGAAAAGGAGGAACAAGAGAAGGAAAAATTTTAAAACCTTATATTAATCATAATGGTTACTTCATTTTGGTTTTAAGAAAAAATGGAGAAGAAAAAAATAATTGTAAAATCCATAGATTAGTCCTTGAAACTTTTGTAGGTCCTTGTCCTGAAGGATGTTGTGGTCATCACAAAAATGAAATAAAAACAAGTAATTTTCTATCTAATTTAGAATGGGTTTATAATGGAGAACATATAACAAAACATAAAACAGGAAAGATTCTTTCAAAAGAATCCAAACAAAAAATGAGTATTACACTAAAAGGAAGAATTATTACTGAAGAATGGAAAAGGAAAATAAGTAAATCATGTAAAGGAAGGATTTTCTCAGAGGAACATAAACAAAAATTGAGTGATTCTGCTAAACGAAGATGGAAAGAGGAAAAATAAATGGAATTAGCTATCACAAGTATGCTTGCCAAGTTAGGAATCAATTTAAAAGATCCAAATTTCAGAGATACACCTGAAAGAGTAAGGAAAGCATTTGACGAAATGATTCTGTCTCCACAAAAAATTCAAGAAGGTTTAGACCAGATTTTTTCAAAAGCATTTCCAACAGACTATTCAGGAATTATTTTTGTTTCAGATATTATTTCTCATTCGATTTGTCCTCATCACCTATTGCCAGTAGAATATGATTCAACCATTGCTTATATTCCAGGAGAAGAACTTAACAAAGTAATCGGACTATCAAAAATTATTAGGCTGGCTCAGTTATTGTCAAAACAAGCAATTTTGCAAGAAACCTATACCCAACAAATTGCTAATGCTTTCATAAAAATTATTAAAGCTAAAGGGGTGGCGGTTGTTGTGAAAGGAATACACAACTGTATCAGATGTAGGGGAGTAAAGAGTTTAAGTCCTGTAATAACTTCAGTAATGGCGGGAGCATTTATGGATAGTGCTTCAACTAGGGAAGAATTTTTTCAATTATTGGCACATAGTCGGAGATAAAATGAGAAGACCATTTAAAACTTTGATAGTTGTCAAGTCTCAATTTGAGGGTATTCATTCTTGGGATAAATGCCCTCATGATGACGTTTCTTTTTTACGTTGGCCTCACCGACATATTTTTCATGTCACCCTTAAAATTGAAGTCTCCCATGATGATAGAGAACTTGAATTTATCCGAGTGAAAAGAGAACTGGAAGAATACTTAAAACTTTTTCCACTTGATTTAAAAAGTACCTCATGTGAAATGCTTGCTAAAGAGATAGGAATGTATCTTACTCCTATGTTTCCAGTTTATATGGTTTCAGTTTTTGAAGATGAAGAAAATGGCAGTGAGGTTTATTTTGAATAAGATTTGCCAATTTAAAATCCATCCAGATAAATCAATTGAAGGTCTTTGTGTTTATTTAAGACTGCCATATACTGCAAAACATTGTGGACTTCCAAAAGGACCTCTTGTGTGTCCGACCGATGGGAAAAAGCGAGCAAATCTTTATGACCTACAGCACCCGGCTAGACCAGGTCAAAAACGAGAAGGAAACTAATAAATATATGGAAAATATAGCCTTCACAGCTATAGCCTATGTAGCCAGTCTCGCTTCTGACGACGAGGAACTGTCAGTAGATTTACTTAAAAAACTTATAATTTCTGTTATAGGTAATGAACAACCAAAAGAGGTTTTTAATGCCTAAATTTCCTCCTCCTTTCAAAGTAAAACTGCCTGAAATCTATCAAATAGAGGCGTCCTCTCATTGTGACCATGATTGTAAAATGTGTCCTAGAAAATATTATCATCGTGAAGATAAAAGAAAAATGTTTGACATTGATTTGCTAAAGACCATGATAAAGAGAGGAGACTTAGAAGGAAGTTATTTTATAGAACTTCAGATGTCTGGTGAGCCCCTTCTTAATCCCGATGTTCCTATTATGATAGAACTTCTGAAAAGTCAAGGAATATTAGTTGGATTAAGCACACACGGAGACTTATTTCCAAAACTGTTAGATTCTTGTAAAGACTTAGATTATATTACTATTTCTGTTGATTCTATTACCAAGAGAAATGAAATTCGCAAAGGAAGTAAGTTTGATGATCCTGATACATACTTAGAACAGCTACTCCATACTGCTTTTTATTTTGCAGAGAGGAGAATCCCGATTGATTTTCAGTTTATTGAATTGAAAGGTTGGGAAAAAGAGAAAACCATTCTTGAAAATTTTCTAATGTGTAGAATGGGAAACGTCTTTAAAAGAATAAATATCCGTTCTATTCCTGATTGCTGCATTTTGCATCGTTCTGGAGACAGACTTAAACCAGAAGAAAACAACAATATTGGAATCTGTTTAAATCCCTGGCTATCGGTTTCAGTACAAAGTAACGGCAATGTTTCTTCTTGTTGCTTCGCTTGGGGAGACAACGAAGGAAATGTATATGGGAATTTATATGAGCAATCTCTTGAAGAAATTTGGAATGGAGAAAAAGTAAAGAAGTTAAGGAATCAACATAGTAAAGGATTCATTCATTTACCTGATTTATGCATGAAATGCACAGCACGATCACCTGTTCTGTTACATTGGAATTTGTTTTTTAATTCTATTAGGAAAAATAGATGAGACTTAAAAAGAGAGAAGAAATTTGGAAAGATATTCCTGGATATTCAAACTATGCAATAAGTAACATGGGAAGAATCAAAAGGATATCTTCTGGTTATGGAACTTATTCAGGTAGGATTTTAAATCCTGTACTAAACAATATGGGATATTTTTTTGTAATGATAAGAAAAGACGATGAAGTAAAGAGAAAATATAAACTTATTCATAGATTAGTATTAAAAACCTTTGTAGGAGAATGCCCTAAAGGTTATTGTGGCCATCACAAAGATGAAATAAAAACTAACAATTTTCTTTCCAATTTAGATTATGTTCTTCGTATAAAGCATGAGAGAATCCATAAAAAAGGAAAAAAGTTCACAGAGGAACATAAAAGGAAAATTAGTGAATCTCATAAAAGAAGGAGGATTGAAAATGTTTTCTGAACGCAGAATTAAATATAGTCTCGGTCGAACCCTAAATATAGGCAATTTCGAGTCCATCAGAGTAGATTACAGTGAAGAAGTCCTTGTAAATGAAGATTATGATATGGATAAAGCCCGTGCTGCTTTGAAAGAAATTGTCTTAAAAGAAATAGAAAAAGAAATTGAGGAATTTACCCCTAAGAAAAATGCTATGCCAAGAGGGAAGGCTGGGGGATATGTTCCATGAGAAGAATCATCTTTGTCCCTATAGAGCCCCTTGAAGAACGATATTCTATGCAATGGTGGAATTGGTTTCAAACAGAATTTGAAAGATTAAAAATCCCTTATACTTTTTTAGCAACAGGTGTTCCTTTAACTGATAAGATAAGACAAGGATCCTTTCTAGATGTTATTGGAACAAATTACTATAAATCCACACAATTACAATCAATTTGTAGAATGTTTGAAAATGGAGAAGTCCAAGACAATGATTCTTTTTTAATAGCCGATGGCTGGTTTCCTGGAATAGAAATGTTAGCTTACATTAGGAATGCTTTAGGCTTAAAATTTAAGATTTTTGCAATAATGCACGCCGGGACGTATGACCCTTACGATTTTATCACTCAGAGAGGAATGAGAAACTGGGGAGGACATCTTGAAAGATGTTGGTTTAGAATCTATGATGGAATATTTGTTGCTACAGAATTTCATAAGGAATTGATTTTAAATCAACGAAAAGGTTTTTTTGAGTACCAAGGACATAACAATGAATTAACAAACAAAATTCATGTTACAGGTTTACCTATTTATCCTGAGTTTATAAAACCAACTACTTATAAAGAAAATATTATTGTTTTCCCTCATCGCCTTGATCCAGAAAAACAACCAGAAATTTTTAGCAAGTTAAGAACTGAGTTTGAAAGTAATTTTAAATGGTCTTTAGTAAGCACTAAGGAAATTTGCAAAACTAAACAAGAGTATTACAACGTACTTAATAAATCCAAGATTTCTATATCTTGTGCCTTGCAAGAAACTTACGGAATTGCCATGATTGAATCTGTTCTTTGTGGCTGTGTTCCCGTTGTTCCAAACAGACTCAGTTATAAAGAACTTTATGCAAATGAATTTCGTTATGATACCTATGAAGAATTAGTTGAAATGGTAAGACTTAGGATCGAAAGATGGGAAAACTGGAATGAAAGAAATGAAGATAATTTCTTTTATCAACAACAATTTTTTACTAATTTAGGTAAAAATGCTATTGAAAATATGGTAAAAATTATGATGGAGAAATAATATGTCTATTATCCGTTGCCCATATACAGCACCAGTTAATAACAATTTCGGGAAAACTTGTTCAAAGCAACTTTGTGCAATCTGGCATGAACCATTACAAATGTGCTCTCATAAAGCGACTGCGATGCTGCTTTATGATATTCATCATGTGGTAATAAGTCTTGGTGTAGAACAAGGTTTTGTAACTTTACCGAAGGAGGAAAAACATGATAACTCTCAACTGTAGTAGGGCTGGCACCCACCGCCAGCACGAATGAAAAAATGGATTATATGTCTATCGCTTTTAATCTTTTTACCCTCTCAATCTCAAAGCCAGTAGGGAGAAATGAAGATAAAGTTATATGTCTCGTTTAAAAAAACGTAAAACAGACTATTATGTTTATTTTCTTCGTAGACCAGATAAAGAAGATCCTTTAGATCCGGGGAAGTTTCAGCCTTTTTATATAGGAAAAGGAGTAAAAGATAGAAAATTAATGCATAGAAAACAAGCTAAAAATACACTTACTTCTCTTAATAAAAAAGTATTGAGAATTTCTATTATTCATGAATTATGGAGTAAGGGATTAGATTTTATTGTGGATGTTATTTTTGACAATCTAACTGAACAAAAGGCATTTGAAATAGAAATTTCCTTTATTTCTTCTTATGGAAGGATAGATATTGGAACCGGAATATTAACTAATTTAACTGATGGGGGAGGAGGATTAACTGGATTAGTTTTTACAAAGGAAATAAGGAAGAAACTTAGTGAACAAAAATTAGGAACTAAAAATCCTATGAATAATCCAAAATATCGAGCAAAGGTTGGAAGAACTTGGACTGAAGAAGAAAAAGAACATCATAGATTAATAAACACAGGTAGAAAAGTATCAGATGAAACAAGAGAAAAGATTTCTAAAGCTGGAAAAGGGAAAGCTAAAACTCTTGGTATGAAGCATAGTGAAGAAACAAAGAAGAAGATGAGATTAAATAATTCAGGAGAAAAAAATCCTTTTTATGGTAAGACTCATTCTGAAGAAACAAAACAGAAATGGTTAGGAAGAAAAACTGGAAATGGTCAGGGTTTCTTAGGGAAAAAGCATTCTCCTGAAACTAAGGAGAAGATGAGTTTAGCTCGGCGTGGAAAACCATCCAATTCAAAAGGATATAAGTTTACTGATGAACAACGTCAACGAATGAGTTTGTCTATCAAAAAACATTGGGAAACAAGGAGGGAAATAATAAAATGGTAATTAATCTTTTGAGGCTGGCCGCCTATAAAATGCCAGAGTGAAAGTTATAAATATATGCTTACTACTTTTAACCTTTAACCCATTCTTTGCACATGGCCAGTCAGTACCCTCTATGCGAGAGTGGTTAGCTTTTGTTCACAAGACTTCAGTAAAGTATGGAATTGATCCTAACTTTGCTTTAGCTGTGGCGGAAGTAGAATCCAGTTATAAAGGAGAGAGATTCAGATTTGGAAAAATGGGAAAAGGAACTTACTATGGACCGTTTGGAATACACAAATGCTTTCTTAAAAAGTGGGCTATTAATGACCCTTACATTAATACAGAAGTAGGAATCCGAGCTTTGGCAAGATATAAAGACCAAAGAAAATCCCTCAAAAAATACAATGCAGCTTTCAATGAGGGATATTATCGAACCATAAAAAAATTGGAAAAGAAAAACAGAGAATCAGGGGTGTTCAAAAAGGGAGAAAATGAGCCGATTAAAATCTCGAAAAACCAAGCAAATTGAACTGTTTTTAGACTCTGGGGCCCATGCGGTTTACAATATGATGTTTCGCAAGGCAAGTTTTGTCCGAGACTATTCCTATTCTACTACTCCTGAGTTTTGGGATTACATTCATAAATATTGCCGATTCCTTCAAGAATTTGGTTATCAATTCACTACCACAGTCACCATGGATGTAATTTTCCACCCTGAGAAGACTTGGGAAGTAATGAAGATGATGGAGGGAGAATATGACCTCACATTACTTCCTGTCTTTCATTTTGGTGAAGACATTAAATGGCTTTACAAATATATGGATAATTACGACTACGTTGGAATTGGAGGGCTCGGACAAGAGGTTCCTAAGTCTAAATTTATTTACTATGCTGATAGAATCTTCAAAGATATTTGTGATGCTAATGGATTCACTAAAATTAAAACACATGGTTTTGCCATGACAAGCATTGATTTGATGCTGCGTTATCCTTGGTTCAGTACCGACAGTACAAGTTGGTTAGTTAGTGAAAGATATGCACTTCTTATTGTTCCTAAAATGAGAGATGGTAAGTTTTTTTATGGCATCTCTCCTGAGATGGTTTCTGTCAGTATGCGACATAGTAAAAGTAATAACCATATGAGCCATCTATCACCAACAGCACAAAAATTGGTCTATCAATTTGCTGAGGAAGTTGGTGGTTTTAAATTAGGAAAGTCTGAGTTTTTTACAGTTTCAGACGATTATAAAATTGATTTTACTAAATTGGAGTATTGGGCTGATAAAGAAAACAGATTAGTTGAAAAAATCATTGAGCCAGGTTTTGGAAATAGTATGCAAATTCGCAACACAATTAATACCTATTACTTTAAAAAATTGGAGGAATACACTTTGTTATACCCGAGACAATTTAAGGCAGAAATGGTTGGTTTCTTTGGGTAAGATTATTCAATTTCCTATATGGAGACCTTATAAAATGTATCAAGAAATTTCTGAAGAAGAAAAAAAGTATATTAATGAATTGACAATAAAACTTATTAATGATGTTCCTGTTAAAGAAGTTGAAAAATGGGTAAGAACACTTCCAGAACATACCCAAGTTATTTTAGTAGAAGCAGTTGATGTTATGAACAAAAACTTGGACATGATTATAAAAAGTTCTAATCAAAAAGAAATGATTTCTAAACTATTGAAAGGAGAATTAAATGAAACAGACAGTAAAAATATCTGATTTAAGAGTAAAACTGTCTTTAGCTCAGGCTGCTCTTGATGATAAAGGCTTGATGGATTTTACTGGTAATGTTGTATTCCATGATAAAAGATTGTTCACAGGAAACGATAAGTTAGTTGTTATTGGCCCTGCTCCTTTTGATTTTGACTTCTCTGTTAATGGAAAAGATTTGATTACTGTCCTTGAGGGTGGAGGAGAAAATGCTGACTTCACTTTGAAAGAAGCACATATACAAATTAAATCAGGAAAAATGAAAGCAAAATTGGCTTTAGCAGATGTAGGGGCTCCTTTATCTTGGATGAAGGAATCAGGACTTGACAAAGAAATGCACTGGTCTGATCTTCCTAAAGATTTTTTAACTGCTTTAGACTGGTGCAAATTTTCAGTTTCTAAAGATATTTCTATTAAACCCCACACCTGTTTAAAAGTTTTAAATAATAAAGTTCTTTCTACTGATAGTTTTAGAATTTCTCGTTTTGTGATGGAAGAAGATATGGGAATAACTGCTCTCATTCCTAAGGAAGCTGTTCCTATTTTATCTTCTTTTCCTGACGCTACAGAGTTTGGAGTAATTGGAGAATCATGGTTTTGTATTCGTAATCCCAAAACTGAAATGATGTGTGGAGTTCGTTTGGTGATTGGTGATTTACCTGAAAAGATAGAATCTTTCTTTGATAAAGAAGGAGAGACTATTAAATTGCCTGAAGGATTAAAAGAATTAATTAAAAGGTCTGGGAAGTTTGTTGAAGGAGTATCTGAGGAATCAAAAGTTATTGATATTCTCATTAAGAAGGGAGAAATAAAGTGTAAGGGAATAAAAAGCACAGGTTATTTTGAACAGAAAAATGATTTAGAATATGATGGTCCTGATATGGGCTTCTTAGTTGTTCCTGCACTATTTGAACAAATACTTGACAAGGTTCAGACAGTTTCTTTGTGTGAAAACTTTTTATCTTTCAAAGTAGGACCATTTAATCATTTAATGGTCGTTAATGCTTCTTCTGAAAAAACTGAAGAGGAGGATTAAAATGATTCCAATAAAAGGAGCATTAAAAGTAGGGGACAAGGTTTTTTGGGAAAGCCAATCTGCAGGTTCAATGACTCAAAAGAAAGGAACAGTTATTGAAGTGATTCCTTCACATGAAAGACCATATTCTATAGATTATCCAAATCACATGATCAAGTTTGATGGTTGGTCAAGAGAACATGAATCATATTTAGTGGAAGTTCCACCACAAGGTAAAGCAACAAAGAATCCAGCTAAGCCAAAACTTTACTGGCCTAGAGTAACCCATTTAAAAAGGATAAAATAAATGTCCCCTGATAAACTTAAAAATTTAGTAAAAGATGAATTTAAAATTTTATCTGCAAGAAATAAACCTAAGACTGGTCAAGAAGTCCTTGATTTGTTCCTTGATGCTATGATGAATGTTATAGCACCATATCTAAATGAAAACCAAGATATTTTCAATAAAAGGGGGTTTAACTTTTGAAGATTTTTTTCGCCGGGGGGGAGGGACTTCCCCGTTCCCGCCAACATCAAATGTTTAATGACGGTGTAAGACACAGACTTGTTTCTTTCTTCACCGGCCAAGGTCCTTGCAACAAGGTAGCTGATTGTGCCCGAGTATGGGAAAAAGAACAGGAGGAGAAAGAAAATGCGCTTAGTAGCATGGAAAACAGTAAGAAGCCGTGATGGATATCCTGATGAATTTTGGTTCTCTTTCGGAAAAGAATCTATAACAAAAAATCATAAACCATTCTATTTATTCTCTTGTTCTGAGGCTGAGGCAAGAAAAGCTTTTGGAGATGAAGTTGACAAAATAACAGGTATTTGTATTGTTCATCCCATTAATTTAGTCCTTTCTTTAAGGATAGAAAATGAACAATAGAATTATCAAACCCTTCTTCACTTTAGGAAATACTGCACCTACAATTGGAGAAGCAAATTGTTCTGCTTGTGGATTACACAAAAAATGTCATTCTCCAAAAATGAATTATACAGGAGAAGGCAGATTAAACACTCTTTTGATTGCTGAAGCTCCGGGCTCCAAAGAAGATGAATTAGGGATCCAATTAATTGGTGAATCAGGAACAATTGTTAGAGAAACTTTACAAAAGTTTGGAATTGATCTTGAGAAAGATTTCTGGAAGATTAATGCTATTAATTGCCGACCCACTGATGAAAAAGGCAGTAATCGTACACCAACTCCTAAAGAAATTGAATATTGTCGTCCTATTCAAAAGGCATTAATAAAAGAAAAGAATCCTCAATTTATAATTCTTGCAGGTGGTACTGCTATAGAATCATTCTACGGGGATAGGAAATGGTCTGATTTTAGACCGTATACAATAGGACGCTATCGCAGGCTTTGTATTCCTGATCCTGATACAAATGCTTGGGTTCTTCCTATTGTCCATCCCTCTTATTTCACAAGAAACCCTGATGCTAAAGAGATATTTGTTAATGATATGCGTTGGGTAGTAAGCTGTCTGAGCTTTAAACCGCCGGTCTTTAATAATGAAAAGAGCAAAGTTACGGTAATTTCACGTTTTGATGATGCTGTAACATTGTTGAAGTCATTCAGGACTATATATGGACCAAGGGCAATTGATTATGAAACAAATGCACTTAGACCATATTGGGATGGAAATTTACTTCTTACTATGGCTGTTTCTTTTGATGGTCAATCCGCTTATGCTTTTCCTTATGAATACCCGGGACACTGGACGACAAGTCAGAAAGAAACTATTAAAAAACTATGGCAAGAAAATGTTTTATTTAATGAACAGCTATTGATTGCTCATTCTGTTCCTATGGAAGAATCCTGGAATCAAAGTAGATTTGGGGACACTAGTGAGTTGTGGTATGCAGATACTTTACTTCGTGCCCACGTCATTGATACAAGAGATAATTATGTCAATCTAAACTTTCAGACCTATATTAATTTTGGAACTTACGGTTATGATACTGAAGTTGCTCCTTATAAAAAACCAAAGAAAGGTTTTCATTTTAATAGTATGACTAAATTGCCTTATTATAAAATAGGTCAATACAATGCTATGGATGCAATGTTTACTAGACGTTTAGTTCCTACTCAGAGATTAATTGGAGAATTAAGAAATGCTGATGCCTTCTTTCAAAGAGGTATTGTAAACATGGCTAAACTGGAAAGGGTAGGAATAAATATTAATGCTTTTTATTGTAAGGATGAACATGAAGCATTAGAAGGAGAAATGACAGATATTGAAAAAGAAATCAAGACAATGCCTGAGTGTATGTCTTTTAAAACTAAGAAAGGAAAAGAAATAAATATTGAATCTCCGGACGACATTCGCATTGTTTTGTTTGATATTATGAAATTGAAAGGAATAAAACAAACTACAAGTGGAAAGAAACTTTCTGCTGATGCAGAAGTATTGTTGGGGATGAACAATCCATTTGCACAAAAAATTGTCAGTCACCGTAGGCTTAAAAAGATTAAAGATTATTTAGCAAATTACTTGTTTTTAATTGACAAAAATGACAGGATTCATCCTTCATTTAACCTCCACAGAGCAAAGACACTTCGTTCTTCTAGTGATTCTCCCAACTTCCAAAACGTGCCAAAACATGATGAAGAAGCAAAACGAATTATCAGATCAGGAATAATTCCTTCAGTAGATAGACAATTTCTTGCTGCTGATTACGGTTCAATGGAAGTAAGAATTTGGTGTTGTTATACTAAAGACCCTGTATTGACAAAGTATCTTGAAAAAGATCAAGATATGCACGGAGAATGGGGAGAATTTTTCAATGTTTCAAGGTATGATGCTAAAAACGCTTTTGTATTTCCTCTTATCTATGGATCATATTACAAAAGTATTTATAAAGAATTTGTTAAAAGAGGGTACACACATCTTACTGAATCGAAAGTAAAACAAGGAGAAGATAAGTTTTGGAATAAGTATTCCTATTCAAAAGAGTGGTTAGAAAGAGTTACCCATCATTATAACAAAACTGGAGAAGTTGAAACTAAATTTGGTTTTAAATTTACTGGCTTAATGACTAGAAATATGATTGCTAATTATCCAATTCAAAGTGCTGCTTTTCACCTTCTTTTATGGAGTCTTGATGAAATTGGAAAGATTCAAACTAAAGAAAAATGGAAAAGTCAAATGGTTGCTCAGATACACGATGAAATCTTGCAGGATGCTATGCCAAATGAGGTAAATCATATTGCTCAAGTTACAGAAGATGTTATGACTAAAAAAACTAGGGAGAGATTTGATTGGATTCATATTCCTCTTCTATCTGAATTTTCTTTGTCTGAAATAAATGGAAGCTGGGCCATTATGAAAAAACAGAATTTAATTGATGGAAAACTCATCGAAATTAAAAAGGAGGAAAAATGAGATATAGAAAGGGTAGAGTAAAACCATTACCTAGACTGCGTTTTCATAATCAAACTAAGAATGGTTATTGTAAGTCCTGTCGTAGTTATAAATGCTATAAGTCAGCATATATTCCAAAATATTCTTATATTTGGAGTTGGGAAGAGGTTTATATACATATCCAAATAGGAGGAATTTAATGCGCCCTGACGGCCCACTTTATAAAGGAGAAAAATATGTCAAGATTAAAACAACGTGAAAAGGAAGATTGGAGAGTTCATCCTATCTATACTGATTATGAAATATCTTCCCTAGGAAGAGTAAGGAGAGCCACAGATTCAAAACCAGGAAGATATGGAGAAATAAGTAGGAAGAAAGGAAGACTACTAAAACCTGCTGTGAATAATAGTGGTCGTCTAGTAGTTCTATTATATATTTCAAGTTATAAAACAAAGATGATGCAGGTTCATAGATTGGTCCTTGAGACTTTTGTAGGACCTTGTCCTGAGAATTGTGAATGTAACCATAAAGATGGAAATTATACCAAAAATAAAGTAGGAAATCTTGAATGGGTGACACGAAGTGAAAATATCAAACATTCCTATGAAATAGGAATGAGAGAGCCTGTGCAAATGAAAGGAGAAGAAAACCCTTTTTCTATATTAAAAGAAGAAGAAGTTTTGAAAATCAAAGGTCTCCTTTCTAAAAAGGTATTTTCTTATAGAGAAATAGGAAATATTTTTGGTGTAAGTAGAGATTGCATTGGTGATATAAATAGAGGGCACACTTGGAAACATCTTGATACACAATAGGAGAATCAAAATGATTAAAAGGTTGTCCGGTCCACTTTACATAAAATACCGACCACAATCTCTTGATGAAATAATTGGCAATGATGAAATTGTAATGTCATTGCAATCCATCATAGCAAAACCTCCAAAAGAAAGGGAACATACTTTTCTTTTCACAGGGGAAAAAGGATCCGGAAAAACTACGTTTGCTAGGATTTTAAAAACCCTTTTACAATGTCATGATGTAGACTTTAAAGAAAGAAACGCAGCTAATACTAGAGGAATTGAGACTATTCGAGAAGATGTTTCTCAATGCTCTTATGCACCTATGGGAGAAGGTGGGAAATCAAGAATTTATTTCTATGATGAGTGTTTTGCTTCTGGAACACTAGTAAGCACTTGTTCTGGAACTAAACCAATTGAAGATATTGAAGAAGGAGAAGAAGTTTTTAATCTTATTGGAAGAGGAAAAGTTAAGAAAGTTTTTAAAAATAAAGTTCCTTTTGAAAGGATTGTAAAAATAAAATTTATAAATGGAATAAATGTTGTTTGTTCAAAAGAACATTTATTCCTTACCAATTTAGGTTGGAAGGAAGCAATTTTTCTGACAAAAAATGATTTGCTTTTTGATTTGCCTTGTAATACACTGAGAGACATCAAATTACAAGGAGATGAAAATAATGGAAGAGAAACCATGCCAAGAGTGCAAAGAAATGTTTCTCCCAAAAAGAAAAAAAGTAAGATTTTGTTGTCAGAGTTGTGTAGGGAAATGGAGAAACAAACAACCAGAGTGGAAGAAGATATATACTCCGGAAAGGTCCAAGGCAATATCAAATGGGCGACTAAGATTGAAAGAGGAGAATCCTTCTCTTTGGAAGGAATTGAAAGAAGAAAATTCAGAAAGAATGAAGAAAAACAACCCGATGCACAAAGAAGAAAATATCGAAAAGATGATGACCACGAAAAGGATGAATCAAACTTTGAATACCTTCTCAGGAACTCGGGGTGGGAATGGACACCTTACAATTCCTCAGAAAACCCTTGCACTTGCGTTAGGTTGGGAAATGGAAGTACCAATCTCAATAAAACCGCAACAGGTAGGATTTCCAAACTGTTACAAAGTAGATGTAGGGAATCGGAAATTGAAAGTTGCAATAGAAATAGATGGTCGTTGTCACCGGTCGAAAAAAGTTTCATTGAAGGACAAAAAGAAAGAGGAAAAGCTGTCGGAGTTAGGGTGGAAAGTATTGAGATTCTCCAACAAAGAAGTGGTGGAGTATCTACCTATGGTATTGAAAATGATACAGGAGAGAATAAAGGATTTATAACTTTTTATGATTTACAAATAAGCAATCACCCGTCTTACTATGTAAATAATATTCTTGTCCATAATTGCCATCAAATAACCAGTGCTGCTGCCGAAGCTTTACTTAAAGTAACTGAAGATGGTGCACCTCCTCATGTTTATTTTATCTTTGCCACAACTAATCCAGAAAAATTGACAGGAACTCTAAAATCACGTTGTACCAAATTTCAAGTTAAAACTTTGAATAGACAAGAAATGATAACTTTATTACGTTGGGTGTTAAAAGAGGAAGGGAGAGAAATCTGGCCAGGTGTAATGAGGGAAATTGTCAAATATGCCAATGGAATTCCTAGAGAAGCATTAGTCCTACTTAGTCAAGTTATTAATCTTGAAAGTGAAGAGGACGCTCTTGAAGTAGTTCAAAAATATACTGAAGAAAGTAATGTAATTGATTTATGTAGGGCTTTAGATGGTCCTGAAGATTGGAAAACTGTAGCTAAAATAATTAATGGAATTGATGAAGATGTTGAAAAAGTAAGACTTGCAGTCCTTAGTTATTTTAGTAAAGCTTTACTTAGTTCTGGGGTTTCTTCCCATGCTCAAATCATGTTTGAATTTTCTCAGCCATTTGATAGAAATGGAAAGCCAGGACTAATCCTTGCTTGTTATGCAGCAAAAACTTCAAAATAGTATATTTTTCTTATCTAAAATTACTTCTCTATCGTATAATGCTGTAGAGAAACAATTTTAACTTGATAAAGGAGAACAAAATGCCTGATATTATTCCAACTTCACCTGTTAGTCCTATATCAAAAAAAGTAAAAGTTTTCAAACCTGAAGATGACACAAATTATCAGTTTGAAATTATTTTTAATGAAAAGGCAGAGTTAATTAAAGTAAATTACCCGAGTGATTTATCTTTGGCAAAAGTTCTCAACCATTTTGCTGTTGCTTCGTTACATCTTGCTCAGAAAGTTGCAGAAGGAGAAAAATAAATGAGTGAGTATTATCAAGACCTGGTGATTGACAGATTCCGACTTGAAGAGGAATGTGTTGATCAACCACGTCGTTTTATGTCTTGGTCTGAAGCTTATGCTGAAGCTATCTTTAAAAGAGATAAAGCAAAGCAAAATCTAAAAGTTGTTTCAGCCCAAGTACAGCAAAGAGTCAGACAAGACCCTGAGCTTTATGGCGCTGTAGCTGGAGCTAGGGGGGTAACTGAAGGGGCTATTCAAGCTGTGATGGACACCCATCATGAAATTCTTGAAGCTGAAGATTTGCTTCTTGAAGCTGATAAAAACCTTCAGATTCTTAAAGCAGCTAAAGAGGCTTTTGATGACCGTAAAAGACAATTAACTAACCTTGTTCATCTTCAGTTAGGTCAGTATTATTCTGACCCAGAAAAAGCAGCAACCTCTGAAGCAAAAAGATTCCAAGAAGAAGGTCTTGCCGACAACGCAAGACTTAAAAAATTAACAGGAGGGGAATAAAGTGGCTTTAGACCGTAGTGCAATGAAAAGTTCTTTGGCAAAAAAGCAAGAGACCTCAGAACAAACTAAAGATGATAGGGGGAAATTCCGTACTATCTTTAAAGAGAATATTGAAGGTCTCAAGTTGTGGAAGCCAGGAGAAGGTGACCATGAATTTGACATTGTTCCTTATGCTGCTGGGAACAATGACCCTGACAAGAAAATCGCTCCTGGCGATTTCACTTATACCTGTATTCTTTGGGTACATCGTGGAATTGGAGTAAACGAAGATTCTTTTATTTGTATGGCTCGTACTTATGGTAAAAGCTGTCCTGTCTGTGAGTTTCAGGCAAGATTGAAAGACACAGACGCATCAGATGATGAAATCAAAAAGTGGAATCCTACTCGTCGGTCTCTTTACAATGTTCTTGTCTATGACAATGAAAAAGAACAGGCCAAAGGTGTGCAGGTGTTTGATATTGCACACTATTATATGGAACCTGAGCTTTTGGCATTGTCTCGTCCACGTCAACGTGGCGGTGCTGAAACTGGAGAGAAGATTTACTTTGCTTCTCCCGATAAAGACGGAAAGAGCATCGCTTTTACTCGGGAAGGAACTCGGAGGAATACTTCTTACAAGGGCTTTAAATTCCTTGATAGGGATTATGATTTGGATGATGAAACCATCAATGCAGCATTTGTACTTGATGAAATCATTCATATCCCGACCTATGAAGAAGTAAAAACAGCCCTTGAATCTGGTCTTGAAGTTGTAGAAAAAGAATCAGAAGAAGACATCCCTTCTGATGGTGCTCGGAGGCGGGGACGCTCCGTTGCACCTACGCCTTCTCAAGCCCCCAAAGAAGAAAAGAAAGAAGAAAAGAAAGAAGAAAAGAAAGAAGAAAAGAAAGAGCCTGAATCTGATAAAGAAGAAAAACAGGCTGAAGCTAAAAATGTAGTCGATGAAGAAGAAGGTGATGATGTTCTTGTCTGTCCTTTTGAAGGCGGAGTATTTGGAGTAGACCTTGAGAAACTGGGGGCTTGTGCTGAATGTAAAATTTGGGATCCTTGTTCTGAAGAACATTCCCGTCGCTTAGCAGAAAAGAAAGCTGCTAGGGCTGCTGAAGGTGGGGGAACGGGAAGATTGAAAAGGTAAATCAAATGTGCTTTGGGATACTGACTTGGAACAGTAATCACAAGGTGAAAAGCGAAGGCTTTAAATGACCTTCTATATTTCCCAAAGCACATACTTCCAAAGGAGGATTAATTGCCAAGATATGCTATCATAGACTGCAATTATCTTTGCCATCGCTCCTTTCATCGCCTCTCTGATTTGAGTTATGAGGAAATGAAAACAGGAGTGATTTTTGGTTTTTTTAATTCTATTCTGCATATTGCCACTAAACTCAAAGTAAAAGATTTTATTTTTTGTTGGGATAGTAAACAATCATTTCGTAAAAAAGATAGTGCTATTTACAAAGCAGGTAGACAAGAAAAAAGAGAGATAACACCAGAAGAAAAAGAGAGCTATGAATTGGCTTTCGCCCAATTTGATGAAATCAGAATGGAAATCTTACCTACAATTGGTTTTCATAATGTTTTTATGCAAGAAGGATTGGAAGCTGATGATTTAATTGCTTGGATAGCTAAAAATCTTGATATGTCAGATAGTTACATTGTATCTGCTGACAATGACCTCTGGCAATTACTACACAAAATTAGAGGAATCTATCAGATAGACAAAAAGAAAATCTTAACTGAGTTAGATTTTGTTAATGAATATGGTATTTTTCCTAATCAATGGCCTGAAGTTAAGGCTATTGCAGGTGACAGAAGTGACAATATTCTTGGAGTTGAAGGAGTAGGAATTAAAACTGCTTTGAGATTTATCAAGAAGGAGAAAATTCCCCAGAGCAAATTATCCGCTATCTGGGCAAACAAACAATTAAAAGAGGACAACCTAAACTTAATTATTTTGCCTTATCATAGGACACAAGAAATTAATATCAATGGCGGAGACAAACTGAACATTTTTCAGTTTGAGAATGTTTGTTTCCATTATGGATTCAGGTCTTTCTTACAAAAAGATAAATATAATGAATGGCGTAAAGCTTTTGGATTACTATAAAAAGGAGGTAACCTATGAAAAAGAAAATTGTAATTGCTGTTATTGTCATTTCTCTTTTTGCTGCTCCTGTTTTTGCAGGTAAGAAAGCAAAAATCTATGATGAAAATTCTCGTTGGGTTGGTTTTGTAGAGAACGGGAGAATTTATGATTCTGACTATCACTACAGAGGTAAAGTTGAGAAAAGCGGTAGAATTTATGATGAAAAATCCAATTACAAAGGAAAAGTTGAAAAGCAAAGGGACGGAAAGAAGTCTCGATATAACCATGATGATGAGGATAATGATGATTAAGAATCTTACTCAGATTTTCGGGCTTGGTTTTCTTGCCGGAATACTCCTTATTCTTTTCTTTCTTTTAGCAGTAAACAAATCTTTAGGATTATATCTTGTCTGGATAGTACTTGATGTTATTACTATTTTTTCCACAATAACCTTTTATAAAAAACTAAAAAGGTGCCAATCAACATGGGAAGACTAAACCGTGAACCAAAAGAACTTGCTAAAGAAGTAGCTAAAATTGCTACTAATCCTGACATTGAATTTAATAAAACCATTGCCAAGTCAATCAGATTTGACAAAGTAGTAAGCACAGGTTCAACCCTTCTTGATTGTGCTATTTCTGGCAATCGAATATATGGAGGAGGGATACCTGGAGGAATTGTTGTTGAAATCTTTGGTCCTTCAGCACATGGAAAAACCTTGCTTGTAGTAGAAATCTGTTCCTCTGCTGAAGCTAAAGGAGGTCTTGCCGAATTTAATGATCCAGAAGGGCGTCTTGATAAAGAATATGCTCGTTTGACAAATGGTCTTGACCTTTCAGCCAAAGGAAAATATCGAAGGTCAAAGACAGTTGAGGAGGTATTTGAACGAGTTGAAGAATGGGTAGAAGAAGAAGGTTCAGGTGAAATTGATGTAATGGCAGTTGATTCTCTTGCTGCCCTTTCTACTGAAGTTGAAATGGAAGATGAAGATAAAAGAGGACAGATGAAGGCAAAGAAAATGTCAGAGAGCCTTCGTAAAAATGCTCTTAACCTTGCTCAAGAAAGGCGTTTACTTGTTTGTACAAATCAAATTAGGCAAGGTTCAACTCCTCAAGGGAAGCCTAAAGAAATAGTCCCTGGAGGAGAAGCATTCCCATTTTATGCTTCTTTAAGAATCAGAATTGGGCCTCCCCCTTATGGAAAAGGAGGAACATTTAAAATTGAAGATGAAGTGAAACTTGATAAAGGAAAAGCTCAAAAAGTAATAGGAATACACCCTTATGCTTATTGCATTAAAAATACTTGTGATGATCCTTATCGTGAAGTTCCTCTTTATATCATATTCGGATATGGTATCGACGATGTTAGAGCAAATCTGCAATGGATAAAAGATATAAAGGGGAACACCCAATATGATTGCATAACGAAAGATTATTCTTCCATGAAAAAAGCTATTCAATATATTGAGGAAAACAATCTACAAGCTGATTTAAGAAAACAAACAATTGATTTGTGGATGGAAATTGAAGCAAAGTTTGATCAAATTCGTTCACCAAAGGTACGGTTCTGATATGGCAAGATTAAAAAAGAAACAAGATAAGCTCAGAAAAGGTGATATTGTCACATTTTTAGTTAATTCTATGACTGAAGAACAATGGTCTTTGATTTCTAAACTTAGAGGATTACCTATTCCAGAAACGCAAAAGAAGAAAGAAAAGCTTCTTAATAGTCTATTTAAAAAGACTATTACTAGATCAAGTGCAAAAGGGAAAGGTAGAAATCTTCAGCAATGGGCTTGTAAAATGATAAGTGTTTTTACTGATTTACCATGGGGAAAAGATGAGGAAATAGCTAGCCGAGAAATGGGGCAATCAGGTCCAGATGTTAGGATGTCCACTAATGCCAGAAAACTTTTTCCTTTTACTCTTGAGTGCAAAAGTGGAAATCAATGGAATCTTCCAGCTGCAATTAAACAATGCCAAGCTAACCTCTATCCAGACACAGAATGGATGATTGTACTTGACAGACCAAGTGCAATAAAAGAAGAAAGAATTTCCCCTACTGTAGTTATAGATGGTAAAGTCTTCTTTGAAATAATTCAAGCAGATTTAGTAGACTTAAAATGGAGGATAAATGGGAAAGATTAGAGAAAAAACCTACGATTTTTTATTTTTTGCAGATTTGCAATTGGGAGAAAGAAAGGATTTAAATGTTCCTACTAAGTCAGGATTAAATTCTCGTCTACTTGAAGGAATTGATATTGTCAATCAAGTAGGAGAATTAGGAAGAAAATACCAAGTAAAAAGAATTTTTCTTTTAGGAGATGTGTTCGAGCTTAAGGATCGGATTCCCGCAAGAATTATGATTCTCTTTGCTGAGGCAGTGGCAAAATACCCTTGTCCTTTAACAATACTTCGAGGAAATCATGATTTTGCGGAAGATGAATATGCTCCAATTAGATTACTTGAAAGAGAAGGAAAGATTGATTTTATTAGTAATCCTTGGGTAGATTTTAGTAAAACTTCTACTTCCAATGGTATCGCTTTCCTTCCTTACTTTAGAAAATGGAATCAATTTGTAGAGGAGTGGAAAAGACTTCATTTTTTGATTGAAGGTCATAGTGAACCTACTAAACTTTTTCTATTCCATAACACGGTTCCTGGTTCTAAATTTGCTAATAATCGTAAAGCTGAAGGAGAATTTGATTTACCAACAATTAAAAATGTGCGTTATTTAGCAGGGGACATTCATTTACCACAAAAAGTAGGACCAATTCAGTATCTTGGTTCTCCATACCAAGTGGACTTTGGAGAAGAAGGACAAGATAAGTTTGTTTATCTTTACAAAACTGAAGGAGATATTCTTACACCTGTTGAATTAAAATATCCTAAATTTATAAGTGTTGATGTCAGTACAATTAATGACATAGAACAAAAGGATATTGAAGGGAACTATGTTCGTATGATTGGAGAAGTCTTAAAAGAAAAGAAAGAACAGGTGGAAGAGTGTAAAAAGATATTGGAAAGTTGGAATCCTAAGTTTGTTGTTTCTGCCGTAAAGTATCGAACTGAGAAGAAAACTAGGATTGATGTGGCTAAAAGTGACCATCAAGCTGTCTTATCTGAATTTTTACAACAATCCGAAACAGGTCTTGATAAGAAAAGATTACTTGAAGTTGGACTTGATTTGATAAAGGAGGTACAGACATGAAAACATTTGAAAAAGGTGATAAAGCTATTGTTAATTTAAAGCCACGTAAAGTAACTATTTGCAAAGCTTTATCTTCTCGTTATTATAATGGTTATTATTGTCGTAAATGCAATTATTCTATAAAAGATGGCTCACTTTATGGAAGAACTTCCGATGGTTATCAATTCTGTTTAAAATGTTGTGAGGAAATATGATATGCAAATCATAGTTAAATCCATATCAGGTAAAGGTTTTCTCACTTTCAAAGATACATTCATTCAGGATTTTGAGAAGTTTGGGAACGCTCCTGTCTTAATTGTTGGAGAGAACCATGTTGATGTCAAATCTTTGTCAAATGGATCAGGTAAATCCTCCCTAATTGAAGCTTTGAACTTTGTGTTTTTTGGAACTACTGGTAGGGCTTTGAAGTATGCTGATGAAGTAATTAATTGGGATTCTGATGAATGCAAAATTTTTGCTGAAATACAAGTAGGACAAGAATGTTATGAGATTAAAAGGGAAAGAAAAATAGGAAAGGCAACAACTTTAGATATTTATCATATGGTTGGTGTTGAAAGGTCTGGAGAGGTTCTTCCACAAGCTGATAATAAGACAAAACAAGCTTGGCTTGAGCATTTACTTGGTTTTTCTTTTACTTCCTGGTCTTGTGCTGTAATGTTCCATCAAGATTTTGTTGCCTTTCCAGACCTAAAACCTCCTCAACGTGCAGAAATTCTTAGTGAAGTGGCTGATTTAGATATTTATCTTGAAGCTGCTAAATTGTCCAGTAAAAAATTAAATTTAATTAACAACAGAGTCAATTTGCTTGAGCATGATATTATAACACGGCTACAGAGCTTAGAACGCTTGAAAGTCACGGATTATCAAGAGAAGATAGAACAATTTGAAACTGATAGACAGCAGAGAATTATTGGTTTGAGAAAACAACAGAGGGATGAAAAGACTAAATATGAAGATGAAAAGAAAAAATCTAAAGAGGAATTATTTGTAAATAGTTTAAAAATTGAGGAATGTAATGAAAGAATAACAGAACTGGAACATAAAAAGACTTTGCCAATAGATAAACCAGAACTAATTAAATTGTCAAATAAAATAATTTATTTGGAAGCCAAAAAAGGACAAACATACATTTCTCCTAAAGAACTTGGAGATAGAACTTTAGAATTAGTCAAAGAGCTTGAAAATCTTCCAAATGTAGAAGAACAGCTTCACAGCCAAATAAAATATGATACTGAAATAAATAGTGAAATTGCAGTCCTTGTCCGAGACATTGAAAAATTAAGTCTTGAAATACATAAATTTCAAACTCTTGGAATAGGGATTTGTCCTACTTGCAAACAAGCAGTTTCTACTGAGCATTTACAAGACCGTTTAACTGATATGGAATCTGACCTTCTTGTTTTAGAGACAAAAAGATTTGAGTTAAATAAAAAGAAAGAATCCTCTGCTATAACTCTAAAAGGTTTTCAAGACCTTTATTCTCTTTTGAAAAAATATGAAAGAGAATTGGAAGTAAAAAGAAGGGAAAGACAAAAACTTGAACTTAATTACATTGAGAATACGAACACTGAAATAAACCTTTTAAGAGATGAAAAATATAAAATTGAGACTGACCATCTCAACCATCTCAATGACCTGATTCAAAATTTTAAAGAACAGCTTCATGCTTTAGAACTTGAGCAGCAATCACTACAGATTAAAATCGCTTCAGACACAGGTGAGAAGCTCGTGGCCGCTTTAGAATCTCAAATTGAGTCTACAAGACAGCTTGAGAATATTTATATTGGTTTGAAATTAAAAAATGACCAACAAATAAAAGAAGTCCAGCAAGAAATTGATGCTATGCAGGAAGAAGTAGATATTAAAAAAGAAAAAGGAAATTATCTTTCTTATTGGATTGATGGCTATAAAAGATTGAGGATGATGATGTTTGATTCCTTCATCATCCGACTTGAAGAACTCTCTCAAGACCAACTTTCTGAGTATAGCACAGAACTGACAATTTCAATTACTGGTGAAAAAGATTTAAAGGGTGGCGGTAAGAAAGATGAAATTTATATTGAAGTAATAAATACAAAGGGGAAGAAATCTTCTTTTGAGGCTTATAGTGGCGGTGAACGTCAAAAGGTCAAGATGGCGGTCAGTTTAGCCTTAGCTGAAGTTATTAAGGAGAAATGTGGAAAAGATTTTAACATTGTAGTTTTTGATGAACCTAATAATGCCTTAGACGATATTGGCAAAGACACAAATTTTCAGGTCTTTAAGAAAATTGCAGAGAATAAAACTTTACTTTGTGTCGATCATGAAGGATATTTTCAAGATAGATTTGATCAAGTAATTACAATTGTTAAAGAGGAAAACGGAAGCAGGATTGCTATATGAACATAAGAGTATTTATTCACAGAACAGGAAAAATTAATTTTGATAAGGGGAACTTAGTTAGTTTATTTTATATCCCTAGTTATCCTAAAATTTCTTTTAATGCCCTATTAGATGATTCCAATCATCTTTCTATAATTGAGCATAGATTCAAATTAATTGCTGAAATGAGGTCTTTTACTAAAGAAATAATTGGTCTTTATATTGATGAAGAACTTCTTAAAAAAGAGAATTTTCACTTTTGTTCTTTTCTTGTGAATATAGTTGAGGATACTATTCCAAGAAAGATTAATGATTCTCCTTGGGAAATAAGTCTTAATGAACTTAGTTATCTTACTGAAAGGGGGTGTAGAAAAAATTACTTGCTTGAAAATATACATAGACGTGGTTTTACAAAAGAAAATAAACAACAGGAACAAAAACAAGTATTAAAAGAGAAATATATTCGTATTGTGGATTTATCATAAAATTAAGGAAATTCCAATTAAGATATAAAATAAAGGTAGATTAATATGAGAACTCCACATATAATCAGGTTAGAAGCTGCCGTATTAAAAAACGGTTATAAAGACATACAGGAATTTGTAAGAGAGCATATCTATAAAGGTAATTCATTTGTAAGCTTAAAAAAAGTGATATTGGAAAGATTTGGGATACAAGTTAGTAAAACATGGTTAAATACTTACTTGAGAAAATATGCTCCCCTTAATTTTAATCGTTCTACAGCAGGGCATTTTAAAAGAAAATCAGTTATAAATTCAGGGAGAGGCAATGTAAGTGCAAGCATAGTAAATTTTGTTCATGACAGAATTAAAAGAGGATACACCCTTGCGAAGATTGCAGAAGATTTAGGGTCATATCCTAAAAATATCTGGAGAGACCTCAGAAAATTTCCTGTTGACCTTTCAGGAAATACTATTTTTCCTGATAAAGTTAGATTCGGGATAAGAAAAACTCCAGATTATGTTAGGTGGCTTAAAAGAGCAAATAAATTTGGTTTTGATTCTGTTGTGGATTGTATAGAATATTTAATTGTTGAAAAAGGTCTCTCAATAAGAAAAGCTTCGTTTGCAATGGGAACAACCCCGATAAGATTGGAAAGAAGAATAAAACACTGTGAGTATTTAAATAAAATAATAGGTGAAGAAATAAAAAGGAGGAAGGAAAATGGCAATCACACAATTAGTGGGACCAATGTTTGAAAAAACAGGTTATCAAAAGGCAAGTTTAACTCATATCCTTCAGAATTTGCCTGAGTGTCTTGTAGAAGCATTAGAAAAAGACAAATCCATTCAAATCAATGGAATTGGTACTTTTTCTGTTAGGGTAAGAAAAGCAAGAATTGCTAGGAACCCAAAAGATGGTTCTCCAGTCAATGTTCCTGAAAAAATGGTTGTGCATTTTAAAATGCACAATAGTTTGAAAACACATTTTCAAGAAGTTAAGAAATAAAAATTACCTGGGGCGGCCCGGCGGGAACCGGGATAGGTGGTGGTGCTTCTCCATCCCAACCTAAAAGACAAGGGGAAAGTGAAGTACAGGGGTTTCGGTAATCCTCCCTTTGATTAAAAGTTAACGACAAAGATAAAGGGTAACCGAAGCCGGTATCGAATCCGGCCCCCAGGATTAGGATTGCGCTGAGGGAGGCACTACGCCTGATTGGAAGGAACGCCAATTTTGAGCGGAGTTAGATAAGACCTCCCAAGGCGCATTGATTACAGGATTTGGTTGTGGCGGCGTGGCAGCGTCGAGGTTGAGTCGAACGTCCCCTTCGGGTGGGGAATCCGGCCCACAACCAAACCAGTTCCCGGACCTGGACAAACCCGGGACCATTTTGAAAGGAGGAAAAGACAATGCATTGGGATATATTTCAAGCTATTTCGACAAGGACCGCCATCTTTATTGGTAGCTTTAAGGGTTCTCTTGAATATGCAGTCTTTATCCAAAAGAGGGCCAATGCTTTATGGAAATCTAAACACAAAAGGCATAGGGAAGATCGTTTTAAGGTCTTGCTTTGTAACGGTATAATTAGGCAATTTGATATAGGGTGGTGATCGTAGCTCCCCATGCCCCTGGGCGTGATGAGGGACAATTCGCTACAGCGAGAGGGAGTATATGATTTCGTTCTATCCTGAATTACAAATTAAACTGCATATAATGACGGATGCTGATTTACGCAATATACAACTTGGGTATTGCCCTTACTGTGAAAAACAATCACTATTCTATATTATGCTTGAACCTCATAGAGTTAGTCAGTGTCAGTATTGTCACAGGGTGTTTTGGGAATAGAGACTTCGCTACTGCGAGAGAGGGGGGTGGTTGTCATGTTTGACGAGAACCCTCGTCCTACGTAACCCCCGCCAGCCAGGGGCGGGTTAGAAATGCCTGGCGAGGAGAGAATATGGGTTGCTATTGTGATTATTCAGATGGCTTTGATTTTTGGGTGGACACGAAACGAAAGGCCAGGAAAAGCCATATATGCTGTGAATGCTTATCGGTTATAGACCCAGGGGAAGAATACCATATCTTTACCGGAAAATGGGATGGTAAAATCAATTCTTATAAATACTGCAACTTCTGTCACGAAGTTTATAACATAATTCAATATGAGATAGATGGATGTATCTGTTTAGGTTCACTTTGGGAAGTAGCAGTAGATTATGAACCTGAAATTATCAAAGCAGGTTTATTATAGTTGCCAGCCCCACGGCGGGTAAGAAATAGTGGGTCGGGGAGGTTGTGATGGATAAATGTCCATTTTGCGAGGCTGGTGTTCACGATCATTTATACTATACCGTATTTAATTGTATGTCCTATATTAAAAATGGTAAGATATGGAGACTAAGCCCCTGCTACGAAGCCGAACTCACCACCCTCCGCTCCTTGGTAAGAGAGATGGGACTGGTTATATCTAAACTAACTTTAGGCAAGGCAGAAATACTCAACCGCCCAGAGGTCAAGGCTATAATGGAAAATATTGGCCCCAAAGATATGCCTCACAGCGAAGATTTAGTATATCCACAAAACAGATAACGAAGTAAGGAGAAAGAAATGGATGACCTTGTTGGTATATGCGAATGTCGCAAATGTGGCAAGACTTATGTTCATCCACATAAATGTCTTCCAAGCAAAGAGGTAATAAATGATTTAAAAGACTTGGCCCTTGGGTTAGCTGCAATGGTCAATAATAAAGAAACCGAATGCACCACCCTCCGCTCCTTGGTGAGAAAGATAGTCCCAATACTAAGTCAGTATACGGGAAATTATCGTCGGATAGACCTCTCTGACAGATTTGTGTGTTTAGAGTGTGGTATGGACCAAGACGAAGGACATAGCCCTCTGTGTTCTGCGTCCATTGTTAGAGAGGTCTTATCCAGCCCCAAGGTCAAGGCGATAATGGAGGAAAAGTCATGAACGAACAGGCAAATAAATTTGATTACCCTAAACTTTACAGAGTTATCTTAAGGGGCTTTGGGGGGTATGTAACTGGTATAAATTACAAGATTTCTTATGTCATAGCCGCAAACCCAGACCATGCCTATAAAAAAGTAAGAGAGTTTCTCGACACGAAGGACTATGGGTTTAGGAATGACAGGGCATTAGATAAAGTGGAATTGATGGCCGAAAATTATGAATACTCTGAAACACAAACTATGCTCTTTTTATAGAAGGATAAGAAACCATGAACGAAGAACATCGACTTGAATTACGGGATTGGGCAGCGGGGGTGATGGGGTGGTACAAAAGAATTATTACCATCCCCGATTCTGTCTTAACCGATGAAGAGTATTGGGAAACTAACAAAATAGATGGGGAGCCTGATTTTGTCATGTTCACAAAATTATGGAATCCACTAACCGACCTCAACCAAACCTTCATGGTGGTGGAGAGAATGAGGGAGTTGGGGTGGAAAGGCTTTGAAGTACGCCAGGGATGTGTGGCAGGAAATTGGGAAGGGCTATTTTCTACCAATGATCCGGGGAGATGGTTAAGAGGGCCATCAGCAAACAATCCTGCCCTCGCCATCCTCCTTGCAGCCAAGGCTACGGGGGTGAAGTGATGCGCATTACTTCTTTTCCATAAACAGGTCCTTGATATAACCTCGATACCCCTGCACCGCAGCGTCAGCAATATCCGCCCAGGCAATCCAGTCAGTTTGGTTTTTGAGTATTTTCCCCTTGGCTTGGATCGGGATAGCATCGAACTCAGCCTGTGTCAGAGGGGTGAAGGTAGGACGTTCTGGCAAAATGATGTCAGGGACGGCTCGTGGCCCCACCTTTGGGATCGTTGCGATTGTCTTGGAGCAAGCCATTCCGGATAAACAGATCACGCATAGCAGGATTGTCATTAGACTCCACAACCTTATCGACATTAGCCTTCTCCTTCACCACCCTGGTCTGGATGATGGTCTTTTTCTTCAGATATTCATCGGTGGCCTTCTGGGCCTTCTCAATGATCTCGGCTCGGAGTTTGAGACCATCTATCTCGGCCTTGAGTTCGGTGATCTGCCCCTTCATATGTTGGTATGACCAGACATAGTACCCGCAGACAGCCAAGACAACAATCACCAGTCCTATTTTCAAATAGGTAAATATTCCCAATCCAAACATATCATTTCTCCAATGCTTTTACCCGGTTATCCAGAGTATTAACAATAGCCTTGAGTTCTTTCATCTGTTGTCTAACTTCAGGTTGTCTTACTGCATCCAAATTACTACCATACCTATCCTCCAGGGTCCAGAGCCGGGCTTGGGCAGAGTTCAACTTGTCTGATTCAATCTTGTAGTCCAGCCGCCGCTCAACAGCCTTTACCTCAGCACACTTAGCAAACCTACTATCTGCCCAAAAGAACAAGGCAAAGGCCATCCCAATCAAAGTTAAAATAGAAATTATTCTAGTCATCACGTTCTCCTTTTGGACCACGAATAGGAATATTTGATTTATCTGAACTTGGTCCCATTCCTGAAATCATCCCAGACATTTCAGTATATGTTCTTTTAGAAAATTGACTTACTGCCAAACCTCCAGTGGCCGCACCAATCAATGCAATAAGTAATTTAACAGAAACTTCAGTCAATCCATATCCTAATATCCAAATATCATAAATTAAAGCAGCAACAGATAGTAAAACAATAGGAGCAGAAATGATTAAAGAGATAATAGCCATAGTATTAACATATTGATTACTTCGGCTAATTAATTCTCTCCAGAACCCACGATACCTTGTCATAACCTGTAAAGCTCCTTGTCTACTTCAACAGGGTAATGCTCACTTTCATCCCTAGCTATCTGCCATCTAATATAATGAGCTATTTCATGAGCTATATGTCCACGATAAACATCAGTTTCATTGGACAAATAAATTGTTTTCCTATCTCTACCAAGACCGGCAATTCTCATTTCTCCCATTTCAAGAATTTGATCTCCCACCCATGAATATCTAGGTCTAGGTATAAGATCAGGATCCATACCAAAAAAAGCACAAACAGCCTGCCACAACATTTCAACTTCATCAAGGCAATTATCTTGTGTAATCTTTACTTCAGTGTCCATTATGACGTTACCTTATCCCAAGGAAAATTAGGACCAGGATCAGCCTTACGGCCAGGCGCTACATCAGAATGACCCACTACATTTTCGAGAGGATAGGCTGCAAACAAAGCTTTAATAACTTCACCAATCACTGTGATTTGTTCTTCAGGCCATTCATCCCCAATTCCTACATTTTCTATTCCAATTGAAAAGTTATTAACATAAGGTTCACCATTATATGAACCTTTCCCGGCGTGCCAAGCAGCAATATTAAATGGAAGTAATTGATAAATAGTTCCATCTTTGTCAATTACTAAATGAGCAGATACGCCAGATTGAGTTGAAGTCAGCCAAGAAACAGCTCCTTGACAAGAATTGTCTCCAGTATAATGAATTACAATTATACGGGGCTTAATTTCTCTCCCATGATTAGGAGACTGTAAAAATTCTACAGGGCTTCCGTCTAAATACAAGAGATTGTCAATGACTTCGTATTTCATTTCCTCACCTCGAATTTGTCAGTAATAACAGTTGAAAACTGTGGACCCTTACTAGTTTGATGAATAGAACTTATTTTTATATGTGCTATACCTTCTGGAGACCAATCAGATATTTTAGCAAAAGCAAGTTTTTCTACTTCTCCTGCTGGCAAATGACCTGATGTGCTCTCTAAAGGAAGATAATATTCTTTTCCGTCCTTTGCTGTAATAATAAGTTGCTTTGTAAGGTCTCCAGGAATATCAATCCTTTTAAAGTAATGAATTTTATAACAGACTGCATTTCCTGGCTTAACAATTTTATAGCCATTACAAATTGTAAATGGTTCATTTATAGGAACAACAACGGGTCTCTCTACTATCATTCCTTCAATTCCATAATAAATGACCATAGCAATAAGCATTGTCCCAAGAAGGAATAAAAACTTAGCAACACATTCTTTTATCTCATCTAATTTCATTGGGAATACCCCTTCTTTCGATTTTCCTCTCTTGCTTCCTTTTCAAGCCGCATCTTTTGCAAGGTATCAAGTCTAGTAATGTCTGATTGCATCCTCATCATACAATCATTCATACCTTTAATCTCAGCTTTGATTTCTCCCATTCTGGCATAAATTGAAGCGTCACCTTGTTCTATCTTGGATGTTATGGAATTTAATCCAAAACCGATAATAACGGCAATTACTGTAGCCATAATAGTGATTATCACATTCGCAAGATTCCAGACCTTCGCATCACCATTTGCCATTTATCTCTCCCCTTTCTCCAAGAATGTGCTCAACTACTGGTCTTACCTCTCTTGGAAATTCAATCCCTCTGTTAAGAACATGAGACTCATATTTTTTAATTCCAAAACATTTTTTAGCTTTATTAGCAGCCAACAAAAGATCAAATCTCTTGCAAGAGAAAATATCAATAGAAAGGTATAATTTATCTGGAAAAGTATGGATACTAATATGAGATTCAGCAATTAATACAAAACCAGATAGTCCCCAATCTTCTGGAACTTTTCCTTGATATTTAAAAACGTATGGTTGCATTATCTTTGTCATACCAATTGAATTAGGTGTTTCATCTAAAAAAGAATAGACTTTATCTAAATTAATTAAAGAATCATAATCACAATTATAACCATCTAAAGTAAGATGGAGACCAAATGCTTCTATAAATTCTTTATTATTTTCCATTGGTAGTATCCTTCATATCATATAAACTTTGTTTCCTAATGCGAATAGCATTGAAAAAAAGCTCAAAGCATTCTAACTTTTGTGAGTTTATCCATCTGTATATAGTTTGGACTGTTACATTTAAAATCCTTGCTGCAACTGTTGGCGTTATTAGTACATCATTTCCAACTTCTTTCATTTTATCTTCTATCTTTTGTAATTCTACACCTTCCTCAATCCACCTGTAAATAGTCCTTCTAGTTATGTTAAATTTTTTAGCAGCATAGTAAGTCAATTTTCCTTTATTCATTTTTTACTCCTATGTTGAAGGAGATACACTTGGACTCAGAGAAGGACTTAAACTAGGACTGAGGCTCGGTGAAATAGATATAGATGGTGAAGTAGATGGTGAAACAGAAGCTTCACTATACCCCAATCTCTTTATTGCAGAATTTGGTTCAAAAAACAAAATATTTGTAGCATAAGCAAACCCAATAATTTGTAAATAGTTACCAACTATTCTTGTTTTTGTTTGGGTAAATTCTCCACCTGTTACATCAGATGCATATATAAGACCATTAATAGCTCCAATTGTCAAAGACGACCAAGCATCATTTCTTAAATAGCCTCTCAAAAGAAAATAACCTGCCGTATCTATAGCAATAGTAGCAGTTGCCATAGCTATAACAGGAACAGTTGTACTGGAATCAGCTTTTGCTTTATAAAGTTTTCCATCAGATTTTAAGTAGCAAATTTCTCCAATCGCTAATGCTTCTCCTGCTGTCAAAGAAGCTATCTCACCAGAAAAAGCTAAATCACTAAGATCAGGAGTAAGATATGAACAATAAGGAACTGGAATTTGTGGAATAATTGTCCCAGATAAAGCTGCTAATTGCGCTTCTAATAAATTCAAAGCATTTTCAATTAAGGTATAATTACTCACATGACGGACAATATAATCAGTCATCCCAGTTACAAAAGTTTTATATAAAGTTGTCATTTTTAATACCCCACAAATTCAATAAAGATACCTGCTCTAGTGAATCTCCCCATAATCCCATAAGGAAGAAAACCATATCCAGTAACCGTTATTTCTCCAATCTCTCCATATGTCAACTTACGAGTAGTATGACCTGACCAATCTTCACTTATATAGACAGCCACATCTTCAGTAAAAGTATATTTAGAAATATGAGTATCCCCAAATACTGTTTTAGACAGTCCTACTATAGACCATTTCCCGTTTGTTTGTCTTAATTCAACTGCTTTCCCAAATTCAGCATAAAGGACATCCCGATTATTTGTAGCAATGGGTACACCTTTTAATACAGTATCTTCTCCTTGCAATTTTACGTCACAAGCCCATGTCCAAGTATCTCCAGAATTTTGATCACTTCTTTGAGAAAAATCAGAATCAATCACACCTATTGCATCTGTTTTACTCATTTCGATTCGTTGGTCAATGATTTTATTGATTGGTTTCATCCTGCCATCACCTTATAGCAATCTATAGTTAATACTGGAACTTCACCTCTTACGAGAGTTTTGCTCATTTCCATAATAACAAACTTTCTTCCATCTGGAACCACTACAATATCACCTCTTTCTAAAGCTAAATCATCAACCACAAGTAATCTTCTAGAATACTCCATGGTTTTTTCCCAACACAATTCTACAAAGGCAATGTAATCAGCCTGTTCGTAATTACCAATAAAATCATTCCTAATTTCTTTTTCATTTTCTTCCCAATAAGCTAATCCATCTTCTATTGCTATAGATTTAAGTTCTTTATAAGCATAATCAAAAGGAGTGCCAACTATTTCATACTGTGCTGAACCAAGAGACATCATTAGAATCAGAATTGTCAATAAAGCAATAGATTGTATGACTCTTCCCCAAGGAATTGTAACCCCAAAAAACATTCCTGCCCAAAAGTCCGGAATAAAGGACATCACTACATAAATTATAACCATAACTGTAGCTAATATAGGAACCCAAACTGAAATAGAAATTGAAATAACACCACCAAATTCACTGCTTTCAGAATAACTTTCTGTTCCAATAAAAGGAATTAAATTATCATTAATTCCTTTTAATGTATGCATCCAAGTATTTTCTGCCCTCTGTCTACGATCTTCAGACCACCAACATTCCAATCTTTCTGACCCAGTAAAAAAACCAGTTGTTATGTTAGCTGTTCCTAATACTTGAGTATCTCCGGTAATCTTTGACAAACTTGCACTAAGGAATGTAACTATAATTTTATTTATTCCATCCTGCACATTCTCAGGAATCTCATAATCATAAATATCAGTAAGTTCAAAGGTTCTATTCGGTGCCCTATTTAAACTTTTATTAAATACAGTTAATTTCCCATCCCCATCAAAAAAGGGAACCATTCCAACAGTTTCTAATAAAGAATTTATTCCTTGCCATGGACTAACCTGTGAGAGTTGATTTGTAAGATGCATAAACTGATAACCCAAGGCAGTAGGGATTCTAACTTCAGTTGGGTCAAGACCAATAAAATTAACACAAAGATCATATACTGCTACTCCTATGTCAGTACCAATAGTATATTCATTTGTAGTAATTAACCTACGGGATAATGCTTGGCTGCTCTCTCTAGAATAAACTGTTATCTTACTCTCTAGGCTTTTAGTCCTTCTAGAGTTTCTCCAACCCACTTGACCATGAATTTGTCCGGTAAAAGAAGCAACCCATTCCGATTCGTCAATTCCTTCATATCCTTCTATTAGTCTGATCGTTGCGTTATTTGAAAAATAATTCCTGTTTGCTCCTGTATCCGGATGAAATATTCCATCTGAATCAACCAATGTAAAAGAAATTTTAGTTGTATTCCAAGAAACATTCAAACAATATTCAGTTGCATCAAAAGGAGTTTGAGTGGCGGTTCCTCTCACTACAGCAGAAATATTATCCACAGCTGGATCATAAGCCAGTATTTTATATGTAGGCTTCTTATTATAAGTGCTTTGTACTGCTATCATTGAACTAGATAATGTTCTCATTTATTTTCTATTCCTATAAATCATGTTGATGGTGAAACACTTGGGCTTAAACTAGGTGATAAAGAAGGTGATAGACTCGGTGATAAACTTGGGCTTAGACTTGGTGAAAGTGAAGGTGAAACACTAGGCGACAACGACGGTGACTTAGAAGGACTTAAACTTGTGCTAGGTGATTCACTTGGAGATTTACTTGGACTTAAACTTGTGCTAGGTGAAACACTTGCACTTGGGCTTACACTTACACTAGGTGATGTGCTTGGACTTAAACTTACAGAAGGACTCTGACTTGGCGATTTACTTGGGCTTAAACTTGGCGAAGTCGAAGGTGAGTAAGAAGGATCAAATGCTGTATTTTCACTTACTATTCTTAATGTAAGTGTTACTTCATTCATTATATAGCCTTCTCGTATGGCAAAGTGATCAAAAGTAATTAAATCTGCTCCACCAACAGATAAATTTTCAATAATCACATTGTAAGACTTTGTGGTTCTATCTTTAGGCCACCAAGTAATAAAACCAACTCCTGGAGGATTTACAAAATATTCCCATAGCCTACGTAGGAAATATGCTGTCATTCTGCTTTTCTTTTGGTCACCTGACCATATTTCCACTATAGTATTGTCAGATGCAAAACCATCCCAAGAAGTCATTTTTGTTGCAGATAATGCCCTTTCCACTTTATATAAAGGTCTGGCAGTTAAAACATCAGTATCAAAATTTGTCCATTTATCTGGTCTATCATCATAAATTATAGGTGCAAAAAGATCATTAGGGTAATGAAGTTCTCTAAATGCATCTGTTCCATCATTTTCTGGAAGAAGAAGCATATCATAGTCATCACTCAAAACTGGAGTGATTTCCTCAACAACAAATTCAGTTTCCGAAGTTATAATAGCCATTCAAAACCTCTTATTAATCCCATTCTATAGAAGTTTCTGCACTTAATTGAAGTGTTCCTGTATATGCATTATTAGGACATTGATATTTAACAATAAATGAACCATTTTGCGTTGTAGGAGCAATGTTAGTAAGTAAAGACCCTTCAACAGGTTCTGCTAAACTGGCTGTGACCAGTTTAGAAGCTACACCTTCACCAGCAGAACCAATAAGATGACCAATAAAATTAGTCACTTCATTTCCTGCTATTCTATTTATTGGAACTGGATCAGTAATTTGAGAAGCAACATAATACGGTCTATAAAACTCAATCACACTAGGATTTTGATTTCCTATATCTTCTTTGCATTTTAAAATTACAACTCTTTTTCTTTTCGAGTCATAACAAGTGCGATATGCTACTACATCAGGCTCATTTTCTTGGACAGACGACATCATTTCAAAACGAGGAGGATCAAGACCATAATTCATTTTAATTATTATTCCATCCTCAGTAACAAACCATACATAAGTCTTGTTCTCATAACCAATGCTTGATGCACTACCAGGTAATCTCAATTGTGATGTTAGTGTTGGAGTACCATTCATATCCCAAACTTGAACATCTTGATCATTTATCCCTATTACCAAATTTCTTTCTGCACAATAAGTTAAAACATATAAATCTGTAGGTGCGGGATTCCACGTGTTAAAAAGAGGAGAATACCAACCTCCTATTTTCCAAGACCAACTTGTATGATCAATCTCTATTCCCTGTTCGTCAAGTAAAATACCATTATGGGTTGAAGCATAAATCTGACCAAAAGAACCATTTGCCCAAGGCAAAAGTCTGTATGACATATATAAATAGTAATAAGAATCTACTGGCTCTAACCTTTTAAAAGCACCTGTTTCCCCATCAAAAAAATAATTATAAAATATAGAATCTAATGGTGAAAGCCAATCATCAGGAAGAAGCCATAATCCAGTTATAAACTCATCGTTTCCTCTATCATAAACAAATCTGAGCATCCCATATTCTGCTCCTCCCCACATTCCCCAACTTCCATTATATGCAGGAAAAGGTTCTATACTTTTAATTAAACTTAAACTCATCCCCAACTCACCTTTATTTTCTCAGTCCCACCTGCTACAGTAGGTCCATAATAGTAATTCCAAGCATAACCATCTATATCAGTTTCAGATACTACCTTTTCTAAAGCACCAAGAGAATTTGGAAGTTCCCATGTTACTAATCTATCAGGACAAGGCAAATTATTTGAACTAAGTAATCTAACTTTAATATCACACCCTCTATAAGCTTGCAATACACCATATTCTGATATGACTGCACTAAAACTCGCAGGATACCTATCAGCTAAGTAAACTCTAACTTTTTGATCACTTTCTATTGTAATAAACAACCCATGGTTAAAATCATACGCATTTCCCCAACATACTGGGATTTGAAAAGTATCTTTTAAAACTCCAGTATCAATATTGACAATGTAAGCTGTGTCTCCTATACCAACAACTATAACATAATCCTTACTTAAATAATGTATTGGAAGGTAGGATGTTCCCAAAGGAACAAGATCCACAGTCCAAATTACTTCCCCACTATCAATATTTATGCAATTAAGTAGCTTGGGATACCCACTACTCCAACCAATCCACAACCTTTTGTTCAAGTCAATATAAGATTTATCAGAACCATAAGCACTAGGAAATAACCAATCTGGATTAATAATCTCCATAAAATGTGGCTGAAATGCAAATTCATCGGATAATAAAAATCTTTGATAAGTAGACCTACTTGGTATGTTGTCATACCAACCAATTCTTCCTTCATTCAAAGAAATAGCTTTGCAATCAGAAACTCTCCCTATAAAACAAGTTGTCCCATCCCTAAAAACTTTATAAAGATAAGTATTATTACAAATAATTAATGCATCTGGACTGTTAGCATATAACATAAACCAATCATAAGCAGGAGTTAGACCAGTTATTTTATTACTTGTATAAATAAGCTCTATCATGATGAAGGACTCACACTTGGGCTTAGACTAGGGGAAAGACTCGGACTGATACTAGGAGACATAGGCCCAGAAGTAGTTTCAACTAATACATCATCAATTTTAAAAATAGCTCCCAACCAATAATCTGACAAAACATCACCATACCCAAACTTGTTCACAGGTAATGTAGAAGGTGCTGTCTGAACACCAGATTCACTAATTATTGTAACTTCATTAACCTTTACTATAACTTTTCCATTTGATACATGAGGAAGATAATAAATCTTTATTTCATAAGAAACACCTTTATCAAAAGTATATACTTCATCAGAGAACCAATCATCCCATTCACCTACATAAAAAGTAAAAGCTGCTTTAGTAGGTTCACCCCATACTTGTTCTGCTTGTAACAATCCTAATACAGTATCATCATTATAAAAATTAAATACTGCACCATCAGTTTCTTCAATATTAATTTTAAAACAAGCATATACCTCAATCAAAGAATTCATTTTCACTTTGATATAATTATTGACAGCAGGAACTTCAGCACAATAACTACCTGACATACCAGTAGAAATTGTTACACCAGATACCTCATCCCACAAGTGCAAATTTCCAGCTTCAAAATCATCAAAGAAAATAGAACCCGGTACAGAAGGGGATAGACTTGGACTGAGACTTGGACTGAAAGAAGGACCAGGAACACTAGGTGATGCACTAGGAGACAAACTAGGACTTTTACTTGGTGATAGTGATGCTGAAGGTGAAAGTGAAGGGCTTCTTGAACTCACAAATTCAGGAACATATTTAACTTTAACCCTATCAGTTTTCCCTTCGTGTATTGGATCTGTTGGTGCAAGATAAACATTAGCAGTTAATGCAGAAGCATCCGTTTTGGTTCTTTGCCATCTTAAACTTCCGTAAGGTGCTCCTTCTAATTCAGTTAATGGATCATAAGAAACTAATTCCCAATAAACTGCCTGTCCTTCCATATCACCCTTAGCTGTAATTACTCCTCCTCCCCCAATTCTCGGAGCAAAATTAACAACAAGAATGTCGGCAGGCGTCGTCATTTATTACCTTCATATTTTTTTATTAATTCCGATTCATTTCCTTCTTCAATCACATGACCACTTACCATATCAATTACTTGTGATAATCCCCCATTCCCTTTTATTTTGTATTCCCAAGTATTAATTCCTTCTAACATTTCTAAAAAACCGTCTACTACTTCGTGAGGTCTACGCATCAAACCTTGTACCATTGGCGGAAACATCTTTTCATCCAACTTAATTGGTTTAACTCGTGGATTATTAACATCTGCTAAGGTTTCAGCTATTTGTGTAAGCCAACAATCAAACTTCTCTATCCCGCCAAACATACTGAATAACACACTTTGCATTGAAAAATTTAGATTTGTCATCTTAATGCCGCCTGTGTTAATAAATAATCTTTAAAATATTGATCCATTACACCAGTAATTGAAGATTTGATCTCTGAAACCAACATTGAAATGTTAAGATTAGTACCTCCTCCAGAAATTCCTCCTCTGATCCCTCTAGTGTTTTCAGCTATTTCAGCTAAATAACTTTCTGAATTAGCAAAGGCTTCTCGAATACTGACACTTATTTGTGCAATAGGAATAGAAGTTGGCCCTGCTATAATTCCTCTAACCGGCTCAGTAGAAGTAACTCCAGATTGAACACCAGCAGCAGAAAAAGACTTTTCCCCTTTCCCTGAAGTAAACATCATTCCAATTATACCAATAACTCCCATAATGGCACTAGCTACTTCCCCACCCACTTCACCAAATAAGTCCTCAAATCCTTTAGTCAAAGTTTCTTTTAGAAAATCAAGCCCAGGTTTCATTGCATCTTTAAAAATAGCTCTGAACATATTATTAGCTGCTTTCTTTAAATCTTTCCCCCCATCCATCATAGCATCTACTATAGAGGAAATACCATTTGTAATATCATTAACAAAACTATCTATTTGAGATTTATATTTTACATCAAATTCAACTGTTTTTTGGGCTTGGGGTAAAATTTCTTTAATCTTTTGTTGAGCTACACTTGCTTCTGCTCCTGTCCTTGCTTCTGCTAATTCCCTAACTGCTTGAGCTAAAGGCTCTGCCCAATCTGCATTGAGTAACCTTCCAGCCTCAATCATATAATTTGCAGACTTTTCTAAAGCTGGGTCAATTTCTAATTTTCCGTCAGCATTAATTTTTAATTTATCAATCTGTCTAGCCAATTCAACAAATTCCAATCGTATAGAAAGTAATTGTTTTGCCTGTTCAGTAAGAGGTCCTCCAGTTATTTTTTGAAATAGACTAGCAGATATATCAACTATAGATTTTCTAGCTGCAATAAGGTCTTTTGTTGCTTCAGTAAGAGCTTTAGTTTTTTCAATTCCTGCATCAAACATTTCCTTTTCTCTAATAGTTAAAGTTTTAGTATGTTCTGCAAGGGCTTTTCTTAATTCTATTTTAGCTTTGTCAGGAGACAATGCTCCTCGTTCAACTTCACTTTCTATATTAGCTTTTCTAAATGCATAAGCCTCTTTTTCATTTGCTATTTCTTGTTGAATAATTTTAACTCTGGCCTGATAAGACCTTTCCTCCATATCAAGAATAGCTTGGGCATATTGAGTACCAGAGAGAATCCCTTGGGCATACTTATTATCATTAGAAGCTTTCTCAAGTTCATTATTCTTTTCAATTGCATTAAGTTCATTCTTTAATAACTGAAGTTTTGCATCCCTCTCAGCCTTTATAGCAGGCCAATCGGAAAGTCTCTCAGGACCTTTTCCCTTTGCCCCTTTTCCTTCATCATCTGGTCGTTCTGAATATTTTTTACCTTCTAATGAATTTTTGATTGCTTCTTCTTGCTGTCTTCTAGAAAATGTAAGGTCTTCATAACCAAGAGCACTTGGGAGCCTGTATTCTCCTTTTTTAGTTTCATCAATAAAAAAACCTTTTTCTTTAGCTAATTTTCTAGCTTTTTCCAACTCTTGATTTCTTGCAGATTCCACTTCATGAAGTTTTTTTACCGTACCTGCGGCAGAGTCAACATTAACAGAATACTCACCCATCATAGTATTAGCTACAGCATCAGTCTGTTGTTTTTTCTCCTTTGTCTTGCCTAAAATTTCTATTGCAGTATCTAATTCTCTCACTTTGTTTATCTGTTGTTGAACTTCTTGTTCTCCTCTTTCAGTAGGAATAACTGCACCTTTGGATGCAAGTTCTACCATTTTACTTGGAGAATACCTTATTCTATCTTGAAATTCCTCTCTTACTTTTTCCGGTGAAAGTCTAGATGCTCCATATTGTACTGCTTTTTGTTTTTCAAGAACAGCATCAAGATTCTGACCTAATCCATATGCTGCCAAAGCAGCAGCACCGAGAACTGCTACAATAATACCAATAACAGGAATACAAGCTGTTAATCCCATTGCAGCAATAGAAGCATATCCTAAAGATACAGCAAAAGCATTTGCAGCAGCCGTTGCAGTTGCAAATGCAGCAGTTATAGAAGCTATAATAACACCAAGAATTACAGCCCCTTTATAAGCCATTATAACAGATAAAACAGCTAATACTAACAATTTATGCTCTGCAACCCAAGCAGCTACAGCCTGAGTAGCCTCTAAAACCCAAACAATAACATCTGATATTGACCTGACCATAGCACCAATAGCTTCACCATTTTCCCATAAATAAGAAAGCATAGCTTGTAAAGCAAGACCTATAGCAGAAATAGCAGGTTCCATTGCCAACCAAGCAGCCTGAATCCCACTAGATATTACTCCTTCCTGCTCCATCAAATAAGTATTAATGTCTTTTAAAACATCAACAATATACTGATAAGCTCCTCCCAATCCCTCACGACCAACCCTTCTAATCATTGTCCATAAATTAGTAGATTGAGCCTCAAGAGTATTTTCTATTTTTTCTTGGGCAGCAGCTAAACCTTCCCATTCTTCAGCTAACCATTGTAGCAAATCTCCTGCTTTTCTATGGTCATTTACAATATCTTTCCATGCCTTACCATACTTATCTTTTAAGAGTAAAGCTATCTGGTCAGTAGTACGAGCCTGACCATTTAACAATGAACGAATTTCCTGTGCAATCTGAATAGTAGAAATCTGTCCTTGAGTAGCTAACTTAATTTTGTCAACAACCATACCTAAAGCATTTACTTCATCATATCTTA